TCCTTGCGATTGAGTCGCGCCAATGCGTTCTTCAGACTTCGCACCTGGTGATGAGCGATACAAGCGCATCGTCAACGACCCGTAGGTCCATTGCGAATGGCGGTCTGTTCACAGCACGCCATTTCGCCGTCCTGCCATCCGTTAAACCGCTTGTCTATCTTCTCTGCGTTGTAGAACTTTTGTTCAACGTGATAGATGCGATAACCCACGATTGCTTCTGGCGGCAGTTTATTGTCCAGGCAAACCTGCCATATGCGCAAACCAGGATCATATAGTTTCACCGCCCCGGCCCGCCTATTGACTGAAAAGGCCACTGTAAAGACATGGGGACCACCAAACTTCAAGGCATCCTCAAGTTGTGCAGCGTAGTATGTCCCCTTGCGGAAGCCCTCGCGCAAAATCACCCTAGCGCATTCGGTCGTTGTACCGTGCCACCAGAGCCTCTTCATCTCATTTCCTTCCCACGAATGGCGGCTTTATACTCGTCTAGAGTTGCAGCCTTCATGCTTTGCACCGGGGCATTTATGGCCTCCGCCCAGTTCGTAACAGAATCCACACCGGCTGCAAACCACTTGCATTTCCCGTTCATACTCAATAAACTTATGGGAAGCGTCGTCGACAGGATTTTCATAGTCGTCGTTTAGAACAAACAATGGCTTCACCCCCTTCCCTGCTTCGATCATTACTGTTTCTCCTTCTCACGAATGGCGACCGTCCCCTTATCGTGGTGCCCGCAGCGCCTCCATCACTTCCGCCATCGTGATCTCGACGGTTTCCTTGCCGGAGACAATGCGGATACCACTCCAAACATCGGCATTGATCTCGCACCAGAAAGGCGCGTCGAGGTCGGGTGGCGTACATCCGGAAGCGATGGTATTCTGTTTCTCGTGTTTGGCAAGACATGCTTGGTACGCGGCTTCTTTCTTCTTGGTGACAACGCCCTTGAAAGTAGCGAGTACCTGTGAAGCGGCCAGCTTTGATGCAATACCGGCGACAACCGCCAGCAACGCTACTGCTCCTCGTCTGGTCATGGTTTCTCCTTCTTCAGCAACTCGATGGTCCTATCATTGTGACGTTCCAGCTTGTAGCGAAAGATGCTGAAGTATATCGCTACAATCGCCAGTGTGAGAATCAGGCCGCTCATCCCTTCACCGCCTTCCCGAGAATGGCGACCCGAATCTGATTCAATGCTTCCGCATCGCTTTCACCCTCGCCCTTTACACACTGGCCACTCTTGGTGAGCAACCAGAAGGTGTGGAACTTACCGTCTTGCCGATAGTCGTTATGAGTAGCAACAGACCAACCCAGGGCACGAAGATCGCCGGGAATATACTGCCCGGCCGCTTCGAGGGCGGCGGTGACGGCCCGCCCCGTTTCTTGTTTGATCGCAGTCACAAGGTCATCCAGGTTACTGCGTGGCCGACAAGCAAGACCGCAGCCAGTTGCAACATGGCGCATGGCTTCTAGTTTAGCCTCCTCCACTTCCCCGCAGCGCGCACAGTAACCGCCGGAGTTGGTGACGCGACGGTTCACGTGAATCCGCGAATTGCCTGGCTTATCACTCCTCCAAGTCCGTTGATTACCAACCCGACCAGGATGGAACTTGACACAGTCACCGCTGTACGGAGTACAGATGTGTGCCATGACACGCCTCTCACCTGCCCGCCTCTCCGTCCAATCCGTCCAATCGACCTTGTAATGGCCCTTGACGCCGCAGGGCGAGGGGGAGAGTTGGTTCTCCAGTTCAGTAACCCTCTCTGAAGCTAGAACATCGCCAATCGTCGGGAGCGATCTGGTAATGTTCTCGATTAGCGCATCTTTCTTAAACAGTGCGTCAGACGCTTGGTCTACAGCGATGGTGGCTTGCTCCAACTCCCTTTTCAGTTCTTCAACTTCCTGCTGGTGCTCATCGAGGTTCACCTTGATTGCCTGTCGCTGGAGTTTCAGGTCGGTTTCCAGCTTCTCATTCAACTCAAAGTATTCTCGCTGGGCGTCCTCTGATTTTTTGAGGACAGCTTCCAGGTCCGCGATGTGCTGTTTAAGTGGATCGTGTTGAGCCTTCTTCCATGTTAGGAAATTAGCACTGCTGTCCTTTGCGTCCCGCACTCTGGCCTCGGTCTGATACTGAAGGTCAGATTCCAGTTCCGTGATGCGCCCTGCCGCACGCGCAATATCCGCGCAAAGACTTGCAATGGTTTTAGGAGCCGACCCCACTTTTCTATCCCGCTCCGACTGGATGGCGGCGGTGATTTCACGCACTACACGGTCTCCAGTCGAACTGAAGTTGTCGTGATGGAATGGATCAACAATCTTTTCCGCTGTCTTCCTCGCCTTCTCACTTGCTTCTGGCATGACCGTTCCCTTCCGTCCTGCCTTGTTTCGCTCAAGGCATTCCTCGCAGACGACGCCGATTCTACAGTTGCACATCACTTCCCCTCTTTCAGCGCGGCCAGTTCGCGCTCAATACGAATCCGTTCCCGGCACCACTCACAGGAGTTGGCTGGTGCGTCTGGCCCATAGACTGCACAGAGGCAGTTTCCAAACATGGTCACGCCCCAGCGCCGCTCCTCCAGCAGCATGGCCTTCATTGTGGGGAGCGCCCGCGCTGCATAGTCCAGGCAGTCCGAACAGCCGCACCCTCCCGTAAGCGCCCCTGCCAGCCTCTCGACGATCTCGAGGTCAGTTAGCGTTGTGTCTCCTATCCTGCTTTTCCGAGCGGCGGTTCTCTTTGCGCCGGTCTTTTTTAGGACAAATGCAAAACGAGACCTTGGCGTAAAACCTTGGATTTCCCGTATACGAAAGGCAGTCAGGGCAATCGTACATATTAGGATCGCCTCGCCTTCGCTTCCAGCGGCAACACACGACTCTAGGCGGTCGGCAGCCGCTTGGGGTCATTATCTCACGCACCTGGACCACCTCCTTTCTGGCTGACAGGCTTCCTCTTGCCACGCTTCGGCTCAGGAACCTTTCTAATCGTGGTTGTCTGAACCACCTTCCATATGGGTGTTTTCTCGGGCCACAATTCGTCCCGTTGCCCCCAAGCGACGTTGACCGAGCGAAATCCCGGATCGATGATGGGGGTAATATTAATATCGCGCTTGTAACCGATAAAGTACCTTGTAACCTTCATTTCTTCCCCCTCTCCTTCACCCGTACTGCCGTCATGCCACCGCCAGATTCAATTCCGCCTTCTTCGCCCGCTTGCCGGTCTTGATTTCTTCGATCACTTGCCGCTGTGCCTCCGTCGTCGGCTCGTACCAGCCGCACAGGGCGCGACCGATGTACATGAGCCCGACAGCATCAGCGATATTATGGTCGTTTGTATCCACGCCGAACCGCTTGAAGACCTCCTTTATCATCACCGCCTTGTCGGCGTTGCCCTTCCCGGCCACGAACTTTTTTAGGCTGGCCGGCGCGACGATAACGAATGGGATGCCGCGTTCGTGCAGCGCCAGTTTGACGACTCCGCCTAATTCGCCAAGGGCTGCCATGCCCTGTATCTTGCCGAAAGCGTAGCCCTCGATGATTGCGAGGGTCGTTTCCTTGCATCCGGTGAGAACCTCGTCTCGGATATGTGCCAAGCGATCCATCCCGACGCGACCGGCGGCATCAATGCGCCGCCTGCCGTCAAACAGATCGGTAATAGCGGCGATCCCCAGTGCCACGCCGGTCCCAGTCAAACTCAGGTCCAGGCCGACCACTTCGGTGATGTTGTCGTAGTTCACGATTGCTTCCTTTCGATGGTCCACGCCGCCCCGTCCACGATCTCCGGCAAGTCCTCGCTCACCAGCGCGATAAGTTCCTCGTCCGACATCCCTTCGGTTACTTCGTCCGTGAACCAGAACCTGTTGGTTAAGGTGATTGTGACCATCTTCCTATTCCTCCCACACCGGCTCGGTGCTGTTCCAAAACACCCAGCCCTTTCAGTCCCATACATTCCTCTCTTCCTCTGGAGGCGGTTCTGGCACCGGTTCCTCCAGACCCTCTTTCTCCACGTCAATCACTGGTTCATCCTTCCCCGGCAGAGTTGCGTCCACGGTTTTCTTGTCTATCCGGTCCTCGATTTCAGTCTCGTCCGAGCGCTCGAAGAGTTTTAGATCAGCCTCGACTCCATACTGGTTTTCCACTTCGACTGCCAGTAGGGCCTTCCCCTCCAAGCCCTCGATTGCGGACATCCGCAGAACCGCCCGCGGCTGTCGTGTCAGCAGTTCTTCTGGGTAGCCGAACTTCTTCAGGAAATATCGGCAGAAATGTTCGGCCGCTGGTGTGAAGTAGAGCCGTGCGGAGAACTTGAAGCCTTTTTGCTCCCCTGTCGTTACTTGGAAGGTCATCGCTAGATACGGTTTCGGGCCAGGAAAATCGCGGTGGGCGCAGGCGAGAACTTTGAGCGCCCAGATGTAGTTGCCGGATTTAACTCTGTCCACGTTCCAATCAGGGTTGATTTCGTCTAGCATCTCTACCTCACCTTTTCTTTCCACACTTCCTGCATGATGGCGCGTTCCGCTTCTGAAATCGGTTGACCGTGGATGAACGCCCCAATGGATGCCGATGGGATTCTCTCCAGCCCCTCAACCAGCACGTCGAGTATCTGCGATACCAGACCTCGCTGGGCATCGGTCTTTGGCGGCAAATCCCAGGTGGCGTTCTTGGTACATTTGCGCACCATGTCACGGACGAACATTATGAGAGTTGTTTGGTTGCAGCCGCTCCTCTTCTTGATTTCTTCGGATTTCGTTTGGTTCGTAAGCGGTACCGCTGGCACGGCTGGCGTTGCGGCCGATGCCGGGGGTGTAGCCGGTGCCGATGCTGGAGCAGTTGCCTTCTCCACCTGCTCCTCTGGAGGCGCTTGGGGCTTCGTTCCCCCTTTCGGCCTCCCTCGTGGTTGAGGAGGCGGTTCTGGCGGCGTCTGTTGCTGCGATTGTTTAAACGATGGCCCTGGATCACCCAAGTATTCAGGTGGTAAATCCTCCACATCCACCGTGAAAATGTCACTGGCTGCCGTTGCGTTGAGCACCCCTGTGTTGCAGGCCCGTTTGACGGCAATCTTCAGGATCGTGTTGTGCAGTTCCCAGATGTTCTCGTTCGGAATCTTTCCAGCCTTTTGCTTCGTGATCGTTTCGTCATCATCCCGAAACGCTTTCCCGCATCCGCCTTTCTTTTTGAAGCAAACGAATCCGCCTTTGGCGTATCCCGGTCCCTTGGGGGCGTATTCGACTTTGCCCTGGATTATCGCTTCATTACCGCAAGACGGGCACTTCCGGGCTGCGTTCCGGTAAGCGTATTTCTCCTCCCGCGAGGAACACGATCCCATGCCAGCAGACACGTGCTGGCCGGTCGGGATGTGGTATACGTCCACGCGCACTTCGTAAAAGATGAAGTCCTTTTCGATCACCCGGAATGTCACCGTTGGCCGCACCCCAAGACGGAACAGCAACGCAAGTTTCTGCGCTCCAGCTTGGTATAGCGTCGGCTTCAGGGTGCCGGGAATCACGCCGTAGTGCTCATCCACCTGCATGTGGTCTTTCATCACCTGCTGGATGAGTTGGACCTGTTTCGTGATCTGTGCTGGGGTCAGCGCGCTGGATACGATGTCCTGTGGTCCACGGCCCATCTGCGTGGGTGCTTCGACTATCGCGTATTCAACCTTTGGAACTGAATTGTCCACTTGGAACTGCTGGTCGGGAGTGCTCATTTTTGCGTGGCTCCTTTCGCTAAGGGAAACGCGGGCACAAGCCTACCACCACGTTTTACAGAAATCAAGGTTTTTTTTCAAATCTTTTTGGGTCCCCTCTGCTACCATGGAACCCATGCCACTGGAGCGTTGGATGAGGCCCTCCGAATGGGGCCTCCTTTACGGGTTCAGTTCCGCCCAGGTTGCCGAGATGATCGAGGAGCGCGAACTCCCCGTGCTGGAAACGTCCCAGGGCACCCGCGTGCTGGATATCGGTTGGGATCTGGTGCTGGACGCTCGGCGCCACCGCCGCAACATTGATGATCTCCCCATCCTGCGCGGTATCGAGGTGGCCGAGTTGCTCGGCACGAACACAGCAAACCTCAGAGAGATGCGCAAGGTCCACACGATTCAGCACTTCACTGGCTCCAATGGGGACATCCGATTCTCAGTGAATCAGGTTCGCAGGTATCTATTGGCCGTCCACTGTGGGGAGATCAAGTACGTGAAATCAAGAAGACGGGCTGCTGCCAAAGATCGAATCCACGATTGGGCAGCGAAGAAATTGGCCCAGGAATTGGCATCCGTTGGTGCGCCCGCTTAGACTGGTTCTATCGGTTTCGGGGATGGCTCAGTGCTCGGTTGCTGCGGGTCCGCAGACCGCTGCGATAATCTTCCGGATGTCAGGGTAATGATGCCACCCAAGAGCGTGGTGAGCGCACCCGTGAGCACCGTCACCAGCATGTTCTGCGCGATCTCAAACTGGTCAGTTACCGGGGACCGATAGACACCCATCAGGCACCCAAGAACCACCAGGAAGATGAAGCACAGCAACTTCTTATCGAAGTGAGCGTCATTCTGGCCCATTGGGCCATTTTTCTTGTTGTTGTCGGGCACGATCTTCCTCCCAACATCCAAATTTGGATGTTCACTGCGGCATCTCCATCCGCTCTAGCGGCAGCGGCTCCAAGCCCAGCCGTTCCCGCGCCGATTGCCGTCTCGGTTTGACGTGCTTCAGTCCGAATGTTTCCTCAAGCGGTCCTCGTATCGCTGGCTGCTGCCGCATGAAGGTGGCACCCCGTTCGAACCATGGTTCGTGTTTCCGAACAGCACTCAACCCCATCAAACCCTCTTTCTTGATGCCTTGCCACTCGTGTCGCGCTGAAAGACCGCCAGGAATAAGCCACAACCCGGTTTCTTCCACGGCTTTCTCTACGTTCCCCTCCCAAAGTGCAACCGCAATTTTAGTGATCTGCCCCGGCACAGCTCCTGCGAAATTGAGCATATACGGTCCAATATGCCACAGTTTCAGGCCAGTGGCGCCCTGGACCTCGTAAACCAGCGCCGCCATGCCCATGAAATAGAAAAACCGGGCTGGATCTTGCCGAGCCTTCAGTATGATGCCAGCGTACTGCTCAACCAACCGAGCGACTTGGTGTTTGAATTGCAACCCGAAACGCGCACCAACACCGACCGCCCCTTTACCCTCGGTGAAGATTCCAATTGACCGCACAGGATCAATGAACGCCGATACACGCTTGACCTCTCTGATGGCCTCCCGCGATGCTTGTAATTCGTCCATCCCGGCATCCAGGAACTTCTGCCGGAATCCATGGTAGGCCGCTGCGCGTTCAAGGCCGTCAACGATATAGAAATATCCCAGGGCATTATCAAGCGCCTGGGTTGGCAGGCGGAATTTCGCCGGTCGAATGCTTATCTGCATCATGCCGAGTCGGCCCATTTCGTCATAGGCTTTGACGGGGTTTCGCAGAACCCTCCCCACGCCGATTGCGCTGTACTTGATTTTCAGTTCCGGAAATGTGTTCAATAGGAAACGGCACGCATGATACGTTTGGATGGCCAGCTTTCCACCCACCATCGACCGGCCCGTAATCCGCATAAACGAGTATGCGGAGCGTTCCCAATCCCTTTCCATCTCCCGGTATACGTCATAGCGGGTGTAATTCCGCAAGGTAGACTCTGCCAATTCCCGCCCTATCGGTAGATCCTCCGGCAATTGGCGGATCATCTTCGCAACTTCTTCTGCTATCGGTTTGCGGAAAATCACACGGGCAATCGAGTCCACATAGGCCGGTAGCACTCGGCGCACATCCATTTCAGGATTCTTCACGAATCCGCCGCGGTGCTCAACATACGGTGACCCTGGCTTGCCCATTCCCGGCGGTCGTAGGTAGACTGGCCTGCCAGCCTTGTCCCGGATGACATGCCCTTCGGCATCCATCTGGATTTTGTGTTCATAAGACTGGCGCCGCCGATTCCGCCAACTCCACCATGGAGCTAGGATGTCATCAAGCGGCTTGCGGAAATGGTAGTCCCACACCTGCTGAATTCCAGCCATCAGGTCATTGTTGGATGACGCAATTCGCTCCATGTGCGTCAGGTAGTTCTTGATGAATCCCGCCTTACCGCCTTCTCGTGTAGCCTTTTCGGGCAGCATCTCCCAAATCTCGTCAAGAACGCTGCGAATCACTGCTGCCCGTTGCGCAAGATCAGGGTCATACTTTCTCCTGAAGCGCACTGACCGCTCACCGATGGCTTCCAGCGGATTCTCGAACCGATCAAGGATGTCGCCGATTTCCAGGAATTTCTTCAACCCAAACCACCCGTGCCCACCAAGGCCAAGTCCTTCCAACGTCTTCCCTTCGTTGTATCGAACATCAACTGCCTTCCCTTCGCGCCGTAGTGTCTCGGCGTAACTGTTGGCACCTTCCTCGGCTCTTTTAACCGACTCAGCGTGCTGCTTGGCGTCTACTAAGGTCCCTTTTCTGCTGATAATTGTGAAAGACTCACTTGGCCCCTTTTCACCTTCCACCCACACCTCGTACCGCGGGTCAGCCTCCGCCAATAAGCGCATGAAAATGCCCTTAAAGGTGTACTCATCATCTATTCCGAATTCCAATTTTTCAGCAATCGGTCTGGTCTCGCGGACTGACCCCAGCGCCAAATTCTGGCTTCTAAATGACCCCTCCCACGTTGCGATGTCTCCAGAAAGCCTCTCGCTGGTTATATCCGTCAGTTTCGGCTCGAACACGGATTCCCCGGCTTCCAGTCTCTCCTTATAGAACCGTTCAGCACGACGAAGAGAACGGAATGTACACCCACTTCCATCTTCCAGCCTAACGACGTAGGCTTTCTCGCCCTTTGGCGCGGGAGTACCACCGCCTGCCGGTGGCAACATTTCCTCCTCTGCTCTCGCACGTGCCGCGCCCCCTTTGACCGTGGCCGCTGCTGCATCAAGCACTCGGCCCTGCTCCTCCATTTGTTCCTTTGACCGTTTGAGGAAGGTATCCAATACTTCCCCACGGTTTGCCCGTGGCCCCATCTTTCGCAGCATGTCCATCAGTCTGCGGGCATCTGTTACGTCCATCACGCGCAATTCGTTAAGTTCGCCTTGGCTCGGGCCTTCCAGGGATTTGGGCATCTCTAAGTCTTCTTGGAAGAGTGCCCCTTGCGGTTCAGTCTTTGCTGTTGGCTTTTCTTCAGGCAATGCTTCCAGCCCAAACAATTCCCGCTGCGGTGCCGCTTCCGTCCCTCGGAACAATGGCCCAGCTTCCGGTCTTCCCTTGGTCGATATCTTCCCGGCGAACTGGGCGGTTAGTTCCTCTCCCTGAATCTTGTCCTTGGTGGCCTGCTGCTCCCGCAGCACATCTTCCATGCCGGGGATCATCGCCATCAGTGGGCCGGGTTTCTCTTCACCACGCTTCCCCCGCTCAGACTGGTACAGTAACGCCTGAGATTCCATGTACGCCGGGTCCAACCGCGGAGCCTCACCCTTTACCACAGCACCCAGCGTTGCCATCTTGTTCTGGATGATTCCGAAGTTCCAGTGGTCGATATCGATATCGCCACGTAGGTAGAAAATTTCTGGATGGGACTGCGTGCTCAGACGCCACACCCGGCCGACTGCCTGCATGTTCTGCACGGCGCTGAACGGCGCGGTAATAATAATCATCGTGCGCGGGTTCTTCCCGGTGACATCATCGAGGTTGATCCCCGTTCCTCCGCTCTCAATTGTGGCGATCACCACCTTGACTTTGCCCGTCTGGAACCGCGCCATCTCGGTTTTATTGTCCTTGGGACGAGTTCTCGTTTGTCCCTTTGCGCCCAAGAATTCCTCTTCAGCCTCACCGTGGATCTCGGCGATGTCCTCTGCCTTGACAATACCTTCGTCAACCAACCGCTTCTTCAATGCAGCGGTCGTTCCAGGGGAGATGATGTCGTTCCCATGGCGGTCCTTGGCTGGTTCCCTGGTCTTGATCCTTTCGCCCGTGATGGGGTCCCGGAGTGTTTTGGGAATCATCACTTGGGATTCATTGGTCCGAGCCATGAAGAGGACAAATTTCTCGTTCGGATTCCCAGCCAGCCTCTTCCTCACGATGTTTATAACGTGGTCGATCTTGTCGTTTTCGAATTGCCGGCGCTGGTGCATCCGGATGATGGCGTCTTCCAAGCCGGTCCCCGCCACGCTGGTCTGTCCACGCAATGCGTATTCGATGTCTTCCGAAATCTCCCGAGCACGTTGGGACACCGGAACATCCAGGATGTTGACATTCACCCCGTCCATCGAGAGTTCACGCTTGAGCATCTTCCCGTCGCCGATCATGCGCGTGGTCAACGCATCCAAGCGTTTATTTACACCGCGAGCACCAACATTGGGGTCAACGTACCAGACCTCTTTGTCGATGTCTCCCCACTTCGAATGAACGGTGACGGTCTTCGACTTCAATCCGAGGGATTCGTATGCCTCTCGCGTGCTTCTTCCTTCCAGTATCCCGGCCCGTTCTAGGTACGTGATCTGCTGCGGCATGTCAATCGGAGTGGCGCTCATGAACATCACGGCATGAGCACGCCGCGCAAAGTCTGCAACAACCACTCCGCGGCTCGTCTGGGAAGTAGCCTTGTATTCGTTCTTGGCTCCGTGCGATTCGTCTATTATCAGCACCGTGTTGCTGTCCACCGGAGCGTGGTTAAAGCCCGGAGTGAACGTCGCAAAATACAGTTTCCCAGGTTCAAACCGCTTGGTGTATTCGCCTTTGGCATTGGGTTTGACGTAGCGCGCAGAAGGAAGCCCGAAGCGCTCCAGCCACTCGCCGAAAGTTCCACCCGGCTTCACGTCCTTTGCATACATGCTAAACACTTCTGGCATCGAGGCGATCAACACCGGATGGCCGTGGTCGATAGCGTATTTGGCGACCGCCAGGGCCACTAGGCTCTTGCCTGTACCCGTCCCATCGGCGAGCAGGTACCCACCGCCACGGTAACTCCCCGCAGGGAACATCGCCCGGATGGCTGACGCTGCACCCTGCCGCTGGAAATTCGTGAGGTGGGGAACCATTTCTTTCGGCACCATGGATTCATCGGATGGAGGGGGTTCGCCTACAATCTGGATCTTTTTCTGTAATCCCTTCTCGATGCCGGCGCCCGTAACTAGATCGGTACGCCTTGGGCTGCCAGGAGTTCCGACAGGGGCATATCCGCCAACCTCGCCTCCAGGCTGTTCTCGTCCACCACCGGCGGGCGCTCGACCTGGCGCGGCGGCGGCTCCAATTTGAGCCTTACCCTTGCGGGCGGCTTGCGCGGCCTCTTGATCTTGTTTTTCTTCACGGGTTGCCTCCTCGATGGCCCGGAATGAGCCTACGTCGGCCTCAGTTCGCGCCTTGGCCTCCGGGTGAGCCTTTACTACCTGCTCTGCCCTGGCGCGGGCTAGAGCAGGCATCCCACGCCACGCAGCATCCAAATACGGACGTGCCTTCTCCCCGTATTCGTCAATGAAGTGCTGTGACCACGATGCGAAGTCCCGGCGGCCGGCTTTGTACTGATCCATCCCTATGATGATGGCGCTTTTCAGAAGTTCCGGGTCTAAGCCCTCACCCTGGAGTAATTGCATGTTGGGGAATTGGAACCTTTGGCCAACGGCCTCCGTCAAGTCATAGTTGGCCTGGACATAATCAGCGCCGGTTATCCGAATGGTGTGAGGTTGCCCAATAATCCGCGCTTGGTCGATGTAGATAACCGACCGAGGATCATCCAGAAGATAAGGCGTGGCGTCCATGTCCTGTTGAATGACACGCAGAACATCTGGAACCGCTTGGTAAACCTCGTAGTAGCCCTCTCCTGGCTTGCGAATCCAGCCCGCTTTCATCAAACTCAGCGATGTGGTACCCATCTGGTGAGCCACACCATCGTGAGTTTTGCCTGGAGTCACTTCTGCGAAATTCCCAGAGGGGCTAATCCAAGAACGCGATGGTATTTGGTCGGTATCCAAAATCCGCCCAACCCTCAAACCTTTTTCAGCAGCGCGGGCAATCTCAGGTTCAGGCTTTCGTTCCCCCGGCACCGCTTCCAGTTGGAAACGCCGGGTGCCCGCCTCTGCCTGCATCGCTGGCCGAGCGCCAAACGCTTTCTTGAATATCGCCGCCGCTTCCGTCACTTCTTCTAGCGCAGGATGAACCGCCTTCGGCGCTTCCGGCGGCAGCGGTTCCAGTGGCCCTACCTTTGCCTCTGCCTTGCCGCGTTCTCCCTTCCCGCCGTGCATACGCTCCAATACCTGTTCGACTTCAGCATTGGGCTTTATCAGCAGCGCTTCTTTTGCGCCGGTGTAGATTTCCCGCATCCATGCTGCAATGCGGGCAAACACTGGCTGCAATTCGGCGGTAGGGGCCTTCCCTTCGTACCGATATCGTTCCGCCGCCCGTGTAAACACCTCCGCTCGTTCGGTGGGATCTTTTATATTTAAACTATCGAGCCAACGGTCAACTGCCGCTCGATCTTCAGCAGGCAAGTATTTGTAGGCTGCGTGGGTAATTTCATGGAGTGCGGTAGAACCATCTGCCGTGTTGAAGATGTGGATGATGGCCCGGCCATCCGCGATGAATTCCGCCATCCCACGGACGATTTTTGCATCCATCCCCTGGAACTCCGGGAATCTTTTGGCTGCTTCCTCAAAACTTGTTCCTGGTTCCAAGTCACCGCGAGCGATTCTGTCTTGCAGGAGTTTGTCCCAATAGGTCCCACCAAGGCGGACCTCTGAAGCAAGGCCGGCCACCCAGTCCTTAAAGGACATGCCAGCGGAGTCGGCAAAGATGTGAGCCACCGCAAGGCTGTCCCTGCCCTGCGGCGTAGCGAGTAATGCCCGTTCAAATTCTGCGACGGTTAAGGTTGGCGGAAGCGCTCTCTCTCCCGCGGGTCTACCGCCAATGTCACCTTCAGGTTTCTCACCAGCCGAGCGAACGCTACGTTCGATAATTTCGGCCGCAGCTTTGCGGATGGCATCGTGGGTGGCGTTTCTAATTTCAATGGCGTTGGCATTTTCATCGCCTTCAATCCTCCTAGCGGACTCTGCAAGGATGTTCACTATCGTACCGCTTTTGTCAAATTCCTTATCGTAAATTTCAATTTCCCGTGAGACTCTTTCGGTTTCGCTCTGGTTCCTCTCCCAGTCGTTCTTGTTCCCAAGCCCGGCAAGCACTTTTGCCCTTGCTTCGTCGGACACGGCAGCATAATGCGCCCGTAGTGCAACAAGCCGCTGCCGCTGATGCACTACTTCTTGGCTCATCGTCATGAGCAAGTTCTTCTCTTGCTCAGTGCTCGGAAACAGAAACCCCGTCTGTCCAACTCCCGCGCCTTTTTTCTTGGTCTTTCCAGCCTGTTTTGCCAAACGATAGAGGGTTTCAATTTCCTCAATGTTTACGTAAGCTCCAGGCCGCTTCTCACGTCTTACGATTTCCTCAAAGATGGCCCATTGCTCAACTGGGTCTGCGGTCAATCTTCCAATCGCCGCCGCCCGCTTGGGTTTTAACTTCGGATCATCATTCACCGCCATCTCAAAGAGCCGTTCATCTAACCGAGCCAAACCCAATGCCTGCTGAACGAGAGGTTTCTCCAGATTGAGGCCATGCCGTTCAAGTGTTGCCAGACGCTCTGCCTCAGTTCCGGTATGGAGCCGGAAATAGGTGGCTGCGTCAAAGACCGTTCCCTGGCCCTCTCCGATGTTAATGAGCGCCCCGTAGGCATAGGCATCCTCTATGGATACGGCCTCAATCCGCAGGACGTTGACTTCCTTGATCCCAAAGCGTTTCGCGGCGGCTAAACGGGTATGACCATTCACAACCGTGAACTTTTCAGTTTCTGGATTCCACCAGACTGCGATCACGCCCGCCGCTCCAGGGTCCCATGCTTTGATAGCATCAAGGGAATCTGTCGCCCCTGTCTTAGGGTTGGCACCCTTCTTGAACTGGAGTTTCCCGGGAATTACGTCTAAGCCACGAACATCCATCCGACCTGTATGACCCACAACTGGAGCACCGAGATAGCCCTCATCACGCCCCGGCACTGGCGGTTCTTCAAGCCGTAATTCTGCGGCAGCCGAAACTTCTGTGGGCGGAGGTGGCAATGCTTCCAAGTGAAGATCGGCAACTATACCTTGAACGTCTTCAGGCACTGGATTGGCAACCACGCCCAGAGTCACAGCGGGTTTTCGCGGGACAGGTACGATCCTGGTTATGGGCCGACCGCGAGCCTGTTCAGCGCGCTCACGCGCTCGATCAGCAACCGCTTGCCGCTCCTCTGCGTTCATCCGGCGCGGCGGACCCGGTTCTCTCCATCCTGGTCCACCGCGCCAATAGTCGCCTACGTCCTTTGCAATCCGCTCCAGTTCATCTGGCGTGTGCCGGCGCCTCTCTTCGGGCAATTCCTCCGGTGCTCTCCACGGCGGCCCACCAAGGTAGTAGTTGCGCACGTCATCGGCTATCCCATTGACCTCATCTGGAGTCAGCGGCCTTCCCGATTCTTGCGCCGGACGCCAGAACCAATTCATCACGTTGTCTGCGATCCGCTTTCTCTCTTCCGAAGACAGTCTCGGTCCAGCGGGCACAGTCGCTGCCGGTTGCGTAGCTTCAGCCCGGTCCAGGGAGTCAAGAACCAGTTGGTAGGCTTCCGGTTCGGCAGTCGGCGGTAGCCCCTCCAGAGCAAGCCTTCTGATTTCCTCTTGGACATCCACCGGGAGCGCACCCTCCCTGGTGATCCCCCCGCCGCGTTCGTAGTCCTCAATCTCCTTTCTGTGACGCTCGATGATCTCTTCTACCTGCTCATTGCCAGCCATCCAGTCTGGGCCGCCAAGTTGGTAGTTCTTCATGTCCTCAATGGCAGCATCCATCTGTTCAAGGGTCACTTCCAACTGAGCAACAGCCGCCTCCGCAGCCTTGCGTGCTTCCGGTCGTAGATTCTTGTCCTGCAACCGTGCTCGATTGCCGGCAAGAGCACGTTCAATGCGGGCACGTTCACGGGCAATGTATGCTTCTGACGCGCCTTCCAATGGTTGTTCCGCTGGCTTCGGAACCCCCGGCATCGCAAGTTCCGGAGGCATCGCAGGTGCCGGTTCCACCACGGCCTCTGCCGGTTTCCCGCGGGCATCCTGCACCTGCTTCTTCAGATCCTTAACCAGGACATCAAACGCATCAGCTTGCTTCTTTGCATCAGCCGGAATCTTCTCCGGTCGGGTTCCAATGTTGTCAGTCAGAATGCGGTCAGCACCGTCCAGATCACCCCGCGCAATCAGAGCCTCAACTGTCTCCCGCAACTTTTCCGCATGTGCTCTTGTTACCCCTGCGTCAGCAGTCGGTTGCCACTTTCCTTCCTTGGTGCGGCGGTCTGCCCGCCACACATCGAATTCAGCGTCATTCAACTTCGCGGCTTCGGGTGGTCTCAGTGAGCGAAGGAATCCGTCCTCAGCTTCAATCTGCGCTACCATCGTCTGGTCTGCTGGATCAAGATTCCCAATGTCGCGGTAAGTTTTGCCAGCAATGCCTGCAAGCCGAGCGCGTTCATCTGCGGGAACCGTGCGAACAACAACTCCAGGTTTCAGATTCCCTTGTTCGTCTCGGATTTCCTGGTTGCGCTGCGCCATCCTGGCAATGGTTTGCTCTCGCACCGTTCTTTGGGCTTCTGATTCGAGCGTGACCCCCAGCCAAGCGGCACGTTCTTCTTCAGGAAGGGCTTCAAGCGCCAAGCCCTTTTTCATCGTCTCCGGCGCTACCGCTGCACGTTGCTTGGCTTCAACGTAGTTGATGACCTCCAGTTTCTGCGCGTCGGGCACTTGGTCATACGACAGGCCGGAAACTTTCGCGTCTCCCTTTGCTACAGCGGCATTCACTTCCTTTAGGGTTTTTGGTGTGATCTGTTCACCGTATAGCGGCAGTTGTCGACCGTCGCTGAACTTTGCAACCCGAAAAAGCCGTTTGGCAGCATCGTCGTATTTCCCGATTGATCCGCTGAACCGCTTCCACCATTCGTTCTTGATCTGCACCTTGGAGAGATTCGGATTAGCAGCGGCGATGCTCAGGGCACCCATGAATCCCATGACGGCCATTGCAGTGGCGCCACCGAATTGGGAAACCGCTTCGACATATCGACCTTCCTGCCACAATTGCCCGCCAGCCTTGGCCTGATCGACGGTGAAGTACCCAGCCACCGCCGCGTTCGCTGCCTGGACGGCTCGGTACCCTGCCTTCGACCCCTTGCCTAACACCGCACCGAGAGCATGGAAGGCCCGCAAACCCTGCATGAATGGGCCTTCCCATTCAATCATGGTGTCCGCCGCTGCGCGGGTTAGCACCAATGGGTCAAGAATCCCCACTTCAGTACGCAGTACGTCGAAGATATCCCCAGTCAATTCAGGTTTTGCCTTCAGGTCGCGGTATTTCTGCTGGTATTCCTGCCTTTCCTGCGACGAGAGTTGAGGGCTGAGAGACCGCGCCTGGTAGTAGTTCAGGTTGATCTCGCGCTGTTCCGCCGGCGTGGGAACCAACCGATGAATGATTTCCTGCTGTGCGATATCCGTGATGGCGCCGGAGGCACGGAACATGCTCTCGACGCTTGCGTGCTGCGCCAGAGATGCCAAGGGTTCCGGCAGCACCCTTGCCAGCACCGATGCAGTCGTGGGCGGGATAAACGGCGCCACCAAACCTGCGGCAACAGAGGGTAAAACTTCCAGGGCCAATCGCTTGCCAATGGACGGTTTCTGCTCCACAGGCGCCAGCGCAGTGAGTCCGAACTTCTTGCGGAAGGGTTCAAGAACCGCTGGCGGTTCCTCCCGGCGCTGCTCCATACCCGCAGGCGTCTGCCACTGACGGGTCAGTTCTTTAACTGCGGGTTCAATTGTGGATCTGGGAACTGGGCCGTAGTCTTCCTGGAATGAAGGCAGCGGTTCAAGACTCAATTGGGTGACAGGGTATTGGGCACTGGCACGCTGATTCTGGTTGATCTCATCCCAAGTGAGAGGTTTAGCGGTTGTCCTGCGTGGTTGAGTTAACCTACTTGGTCGGATTGCACTCTGGTTGATCTCATCCCAAGTGAGAGGTTTAGCTTGTGATCCTTCAGGTTCAGGCAAGGGGTCCAAATAGAAATCGCCAAGAGCCATGTTGCCTCACCTGCTTATGGGTTCCACTTTCGCACCGCGGGCCTGATATTCTTGCGCCCTTTCCGGTTGCAGCATTACTTCCCTCGTCTTCCCCTCAAGGGTAATCCGATACAATCGCGCTCCTGGTGCGGTTGATCCCGCCGGAGGGGTCCATCCTTCCCTTTGCTGGGACGCGGTGCCACCTGGAGGTGTCTGGCTCAAGTCTGGAACCAACCCAAGTTCGCTTGGGCTTGGAGGTATTTGCTTGATGTCTACATCCTGTCCCCTCTGTTGCGCCTCGGCACCTCGCGCCCGCGCTTGGTCGTACTGAGACCTAGCCAAACTGAGTAGCGTGCCGTAAAATTCATCGTAATCGGCCAGTTCCTTCGCGTTTTTCACCTCGCCCTCATTCCAGGGCATCGTACCGATATCTGGAGTAGGTCGCCTCAAAACGGTGTCGTAGGTTCCCTTCCCCATTGTTCCAGAGGCGAACCCATACTTCCCCCATTCTGGTTGTACTCTGAACACCTGGGCAAGGTAACTGGAGAGAGTTCTCTGCTTGTCACCCTCAGTGAAGGTGCGAGTCGGTACCTTGAAGGCTTGCGGCCTGTCAATCTGTTCAAAGTGACGGGCAACGTTTGCTTCCGGGGCCGGCCCCGTGTTCCCGGCCTTTTTCCAGTTGTCATCTTCGATTATTCTGGCGGCTTTATAGAGGTAGGCGTATCCGTTCGCCTGATGACCGACATTCGCTATCTGCAAGGCATCAGCGTGCATCCGTTCCGCCGCTTTGCCAGCATCGCCGCCGAAACTCTGCCAGTACGCTTGGAAGACGTTCTCTGGTCTCATCCCGACGAGCATCTGGTCGAAAGCAGCCAATTTCTCCCCGCGAGCCGCCTTCTCCATGGCCACTCCACGCTGTTGCAGGTATTTACGGCCTTCCTGAGAGGTCGCAATCGTTAGAGCGTTCTTCTCTTCTTCTGCATCGAAAGCGCTGGGGGAAGGAATAGTCCTGCCAGTGCGCGCTGCGTATCCAGATGCCAGTGATCCTCTTTCGGCATCCAATATCCTCACCTGTGGGTCGGTTGCGGGTCTCCCTGATGCGATAGCCTGCCTCCGCATGGCGCCCACGGCGTCAAACTGTCGCAGATAACTTCGCGCCTCCCGGATTTGCTCGGCATTCATGGCAAGCATCTCGTTCTCGAATTTCCCTGCTTCGAGTTTCTGCGCGCCTAACGCGAGTTGCTGCTTGCCGACCTCAAGTTGCTGTTCACCACCCTTGGCCGCAGTCCCGAGGATGCGTGCCTTCGTGGCCGCCAGCGGATCAATGGCTGGCATCGGCATATCTTCCCCTGCTGGCATCATCGAGTACGCTATCTGAATTGCCGCAGAGGTGGGGTCCTTTGCCTTGAACGCGCCCGCCATCCCGCGCACGATCTTTGAGCCAATCCCTCCTTCTTTCTGCCCTGGTTTGCGCTCCGTGAGGCCAGCGTGCTTCCCATAAACTTGCAGCATCATGTTTTGGCTGTCCCGGAGATTCTGCTCGGCAGTCGCCAGGGCCGCAGCGGCCTTGTCCCGCGCCTCTGGATTTTCCATGGTGGTCGGGTCCATGGTTGCCAGTTTCGCATTCCGGTAGCTTTCCTCATTGACCCTGTGCCGCTGGGTAGCCGTGCCGACTTCAGCCATGGTCTGCTTTGCCATGGTTAATGCAGCCGCTGTCTTCCCGGCGATCAAGCCCCTCAGAATGCTGTCTGCGATGTTCGCGGCGCCCGCACCTTTCCCTGCGAAGCCCGCTCCAGGCATTCCCCATGCCTTCGGTGGTTCTTCGACTCGCGCTTGTGCCTGCCGTGCCTGCCATTCCGTGTTCTGAACGATAGGTGCAAGTTGAGCCTCTACCGGTGCGGCCCTGGGAATCGGTATCTCATCGAGTTGGAAATTGTCCGCCATGGTCAAACCCTCACTTCCAGTGCCCGTGATGCTTCACCAAGCCAGTGGTTGAAAATCGGCCGGAAGAAAACCTGCAACACCGGAACCCGCCGCAGGACCGCCGCGGTCTGCCGCCCAAACCGCCGATAAAGTGCCGTCCCGATTCGGTCTGGCCATGTCCGAATTTGGATGTGCGATACCCACGTCCGAATGATGAAGGTGCGCATATCGCTCACACCATAGAGCAGTTCGGCAATCCAGCACGGTTTGGGAATGAAGGCGGCACCCGTGCCCGCCAGCGATGAGAACATGGCCTTTTGGGCCGCTGTCGCCTGTGCTTGTTGCTGCGCAACGTCCCCCGTGATCTTGGCGGCGCCCCCGTAGGCACCCGCGGCCCCACCGTAAGCACCCCCCGCGCCTGACATGGCGGCCAGTGTCTGACTCAATTCACCCATCGACAGACCGATGCCTCCCTGGGCTAATTGTGCCAGTGCTGGAAAAGCAGATGTATAGGACTGCGTTGCCAGCCTTCCGATGTCCCCTGCTGAGGCGCTTACGTTCATCGCCTTCGCTAAACGTTGTTCTCCGCCCCGTGACATTTCCTCGATCTGCGCCCCGGCCCCTCTTTCCACTTGCCGACGCATCTCAGCGGCTGGTGCGATCTCTTTGAAAATGGCGTTCGTGTCACCGCTGGCCAGACCTGTATAGTGCTTAACGGCGGTTTGTAGGCCCGGCAAAGTGAGGTTGTAAAGTTCGGTGGAGCGCGCTTCTTGGCCCTTGGCAATCGGCAGGTACATCCCCGCGAGTTCATCAAATTTCTGCCCCTGAGCCGCTTGCTGTTGCGCCAGCGCCAGCGTTTGCCGCTGCGTTTCCTTTTCCCCGTGATCGCCCATTGTTCACCTCTCTCCGCCCCGCACCAACATTGTCACGACTGCATCGTCCAGCCCGCCCTTATTGTTACAGAAGAACTGCGGAATATCAGCCACTTTCTTGGCCCCCAGAGATTCCGCAAACTTCACCGCCCGATGGTTTGCTGCCAGCAACGGCCCGAATAGAACGGTCACCCCGAGTCCGTAGAACCACCAGCGGATGGCAAACCGGCTGGCTTCCCTGATCTCCGGCTTCCCCCACCACTTTCGGAAATAGAAGTACGCGCAGGATGCCTTCTTGTTCGTTTCCGCCGTCCATCTGACATCCCATAGCCACCCAATGCCCATCAGTTCGCCTGTGGCCTTGCTGAAGGCCAAGACCATGGGTTTCCCGTGCATCTCGGTCATGAATCCGCCGGCGGTTATCGCTCCTCCGCCCTCTGGGAATACCCAGGGCAAGAGACCCTCTGCCTTCGCCTGGAGGTATGCCTGAATCAAGAGGTCATCGTGCTGCCCCTCGATTCTTGGAATCAGAGCAGTGGTCTCCGACTGGTATGGCCAGTCTGTCTTCGTCTCCGGTTCAATTACTGCTGTTGCCATAGAGTTAATTACCCCCTAAGAAGTACATGGCCATCGAAGTATCGGTTGCTCCCCATACTACCAATAACGTCCCGCCGGACGACTGAAAAACTCTTGCTTCTATGTAGTCGTTTGCCGCAAGACTTAAAATGTCCGAGATTTGTATAGTAGGTTCAGCCGCCGGACTGGACTGGAATACTGCTGTAGTCCCGGAGGCCCCGTTTAGACGGAGTATTACCCTTCTATCCCCGGTTGGATTGGTTTCAAACGATATACTTGCCTTGACAAGATATTTCCCTGCGACTGGTGCTACGAACTTGGAGTTGCTTGTAGCAGGATCGTGCATTGTAGGCGGTACAGGCGTAAAGGTGTTTGTGTCAAAATTAAGTGTCGTATACGTGACATTGGGAATGGACTGGTTTGCAGAGTGATGCGCACGGGCAACCTGAGCTTGAGGGATATATCCCGCTGGGGCGAAGTCCGCTGCCTTTGAGCTACTATCTTTAATGAGCTTGCCGGTAGTTCCGTCAAATCCCGCAAAATCGGAATCAGTAGCCGAGCCAGGACCAATCACGTCGCCCGCACCAGTTGCTTTTATTCCAATGTCCACACGTGTCTGTCCCGGATTATCGGCCATTGTCAACACAATGTTGCCGTCTTCGGTGAAATTAACCTTCGAGCGCGTCCCAACCAATACTCCAGCCTTCTGCACGTCAATGTCCGCTGCGGGTTCCACCACCCATGTGTTCACCCCGGCAACCACCTGCACCATGTATCTCGCCAGAGTATCGGTCTCAAAAAACTCCGCCCCCACAGCCAAATTCTTCGCATCGTATCTTCCGCCAGCCAGCCGTTCGGCATTTGTGCCTTCAATCATCGGCCCGCGGAGATTAATGATTGACCACGCCGGATAACTGAACCTGTAGACCTGGCCATTATCGCTGGCATGGTAAAGCAACCCGCTGTCCCCCGGCCCCAAAGAAGAGGCCAGCGGCCGCCCAGAGAACAAGCCCTGCATGATCCCGGCAATGTAGACCCACCGCTTAACCGAACTGACCAACTGCAACTGATAAAGGACAGTGCGGTCAGTCTCCAGGTACAGGGTGCCTTCTGCTACGCCGGAGGCATCAGGGCGATTGGAATGCGGACCGTAAAGGGACGGTGCAGCCGAAGAAGACGAAGCCGCAGCGCCAGCCAGACTTGCGTTCAGAATACTGTGCCCCTGGAGGTCAAGATCATCGTTAAGAAGAACCGGGCCGGCCAATCCCCAAAGTTCATTGATCTGCTCCGCCAGTTTCCGCCAGAACTCATTGAGCATGGAAAGGCTAGGTTCTTGCAGGTCTTTCTGCCGAAACGGGTTAAAGATGATGCCGGGCACTATTGCGACAACGCCTCCAACGGAAATTGTGTGTATCCTTTTTGATCTGCCGCACAGACTGGCTTCATTTCGATAAAGCTGCCTGGATACAACTTGAAATTGGCGCTCGAAAGGGCCAAGAACCGCCACAGTTTGCCTTCGACCGGCGGAAGCCGCTTTCGGAATGCCGCTCGAAGGCCACCGCTAGATGGCAGGTCGAATGTGTACGTCGGCGTGCCGCTTCCCTCCAGGTAGACATAGAAAGTGATTGTGGCATTCGAGACGTATTCAAACCACCCCTGCTTTGCGAATTTCCAGCCCGGCATCCCAAAGTCGGTCCAATAGGTGTCAAAGGACAGGCGCCATTCAGTGTCCAGGGAAGCCTTCACGTAAAAGCCGTAGAAGTCCACCACCTGCGTCACCGATGCCGTCAGTCGCACTGATATGTTTCTGGCAAGCTGGCCCAGGCCCGAATTGATGTCGAGCTTCACCTGCTGCCGCGTGAGCGTGCTCACGATCCCCAGGGTTATAGTCAAGGTGTAAACCGGGGTTCCAGCCAATGCTCCAAATGCTGTGCTGTCCAATGGGATCGTGAAGGTATCCGGCCCATCCACGGTAACGGGCCATGATGTATTGGCCGTCGTCCAGCCTCCAGCAAAACCAGAAATTACCACTATAGCCCCGGTTGACAGGCCGTGATTAGCTCTTGTCATCTGGGCGGCCGTGGCATTCGTAGCGGCCGTGATGGCACCCACTTCTCCGTTGTTGAACAGGGCAACCACAGTCACGTCTTGCCCACGGGTGTTTAGATCGAGCGTCACTTGCTCGTAAAGTTTCTCCTTTTCCGGCTCACCCTGATCCCGGTATGGCGTTTGCAAATTCAGGCCAATCGGAAGTTGCACTGCGGCCCCACCGACCGCATAGCCTCCGTCGTCGTAGTCCATCGCTTGCCGATCTGCGACAATCATCCCGTTCGACATTCCCAGCAGCAGAGTGTTTGTGTCTTCCTCCAGGAACATCGAGGTTACGCAATTGGGTGTGTCGGAGTTCTGGTCGTTTCTACCGCGCTGGTAGATGAGGTGGGAAATCAATCGGTAGACGTAACCATCCGTCCCAACATAAGAGCAGTAAACCTCGTTGTTGTGGTACGCCATCCGAACGGACTGTTCTTGCGTTTGATCCATTGGGACGACTGGCCCAAGAGCCTTCCCGCGAAACACCCATTCCACCGGTTCGCTCACGTAGGTCGCATCCATCCCGCGGAATACGTAGATTCCCCCATGGGACTTGTACCAGATGTCCGCCTCAGTTTTTGTCCATCCATAGTACGTCAGCAACCCATGCCGGCATCCGGTTGAGGTGTAGTAAGGAACGGCATTGGCTGGCGAGGAGACATAGTACCAAGTGCTCTTGGTGGCCACCAGCAGAACCCCTCGATGTTCGATCACTGCCATAATCGGATCTGAGGGGTTCCCGATCTCCAGCGTGTTCTGCGGAGGGAATGATTCTGGCCGATTGCGTTTCGAGTAATAAAGGATGTGCGGATTGTCCAGGTCTCCGGCCACCCACATCCGACCGTAGGCCGATGCACACAGCGCCGCCGGCTTTCCGGTTCGTACCGAAGCAAAGATCATAGCCGTGGCTGCGTGTGCCTTCTGGAAATAGGCATAGATGCAGTCGACCCCGTACCACACTGCTGATTGGTTTCCCGGATTGGAGGTCAGGGTCAACTGTATGGAGGAAGCAACGCCGAGCACCTCGTAGTTCACGTTGTTGATCTTGATGGTTTTCCCGATCCAGGTGGTGCTGAATGTTTGCCCGCTCACCCAATCGACGGTTGCGGGAGCCACAGTGTTTACCACGCCGGTTAGCCGGGTCGATTCCACAATCACCGATTCGTAAGAATCTCCTGTGTCCACGTCCAGGTACTGGTTCGGATAGATACCGGTCATAACACCTGGGTCCGCACCAGGCACCACCGAAGCCATCGCGCCGGCCACCACTGCTCCGCCCAATACTCGGTTGACAGGAACCGGTATCAGCGAACTGATTGGCGGATCGTTGTCGATTTCCAGGAGTTTATTCAGCGCAATCGAGGCATCCGAAAGTCTGTCTTCATACACGTTCGTGCCAATCGGCACATCCGCGAGTTTGTACCAGTCGGATGAGAGCACTCCGCCACGGCGGTATGGACGTGCATGAGTTACCTGCGAATCAGGGCTGGGCACCCAACTGAGCAACACCGGCTGGCGCCGAGGATCAAGCCAACTATCTGTGGCCATCACCACCGAAGGTGAAGATTCCGCTCCGGTGTTGTTGTCGTAGTACGTGACCCGGTAGTCGTACTTCACGCCGCCGGTCGTATCTAGGCCGGTCCCACCGTGTTCATAGAATTCGCTCAGGTAAATCGTGCAGGGCACCGCCGCCGTAATGGCAATTCGCCAGCAGAGTACATTCCAAAATGTATGCCCAACTTCCCCTGCTAGACCGTGGGCCACAAAGTCCTTGAATTGAATTTCGACCATCGTTGATTCAGGATTGTCGATGGTCTTGATGTAGAAGTCCTCGGTGAAAGAACCGTCGCCCACATCCATGGAAATCTCGATCTTTGAAATGGCTCCTGCCGCACTGGCAGAGACAATGGCCCATGTTGGAGTGTCCGCTGACGCTCCAAAACCAGAAGCATCCAACGGCACCGTGAACGTATCTGGACCAGTCACCGTGACCGTCCAGACTCCATTGGCTGGCAACCACAAACCTGTATAGTTGCTGATTTCGATGGTGTTCCCGTCCACCAAGCCGTGTGCAACCGAAGTGAACCCAGCGGGATCAGCAGCAGCCTCTGCGGTAATCACTATCCCCGATGAGACAATGCCCTGCAAGTGGAAGTGAAGCCGATCATCCCCCCCGGCAGAAGCAATCGTTCCAGATGGAAATGGCGGGTAACGCATCTGGCCGAGATCAATCACTGGAGTAATCACTGCCCTGGTAATCGTCCCGGTGGTGCCAGCCGGGATACCTCCCATGACTTCTGTTTCGTCGATTGTCGATGTCGCCACATGCGTATAGTAGAAGTAGGCCGTGAAGGTCGAGGATGTGGTGGAAATAACGAGAATATCCTCTTGGGTTCCAAGGGTCGCATCGACCCTAATTAGTGCTCCCGGTTGAATTGCCACCATCGCACCAGCCGTGGGTGTCACCGTGGATATTTGTCCAGCCGATATCGCCGCTCCTGCGGGATTGAGTTGCGCCGCTGCCGGTATTTTCGCTACGATCGCTGGAGTGATGACTCCGGTAATCGCCAAGTCCCCAAGAAAGTCAAAGTCCTCAATGATCGTGGCCGCAGGAGAAGTTAACTGCGTGGTTACTGGGCGCGTTGGCGCAAAGATGCCCCATCGCTGCGTCGATGCCAGGGCACCGGTGTCCTTCAGCATCTGGTACCAATCAGCAAAGAAGATGTACGGTGCCGACGACATATCCGGTCTGAAATTCGCGGAAAATGTCGGGTTCCCGTAGATCCCCATTTCGTCCAAATCGTAGGTTGCTCCGGTTAGGGGACCTGCGGGGCCACCGGCCAAGTACAATGTGGTCGCGCTGACAACGTGCGCTACCTGATAATAGCCCCCCGTAATCCATATCAGCATCCCGACCCATGCGGTGCTGAATGTGTCCCCCGATACCCAAGTCACAATCTTTCCAGTAGCATCAACATTAACCACACCGGATTTGTGCCCGTTGATCGGGGTATAGGCTCCCGACGTGTCATCAATCTTTGTACTCCTGTAAAGGCGACGGCTCGTTGCAGCATACCGGTATTTGCTGGTCTGGTAAACCATCCGGTGCATGGACAACACAGGAAGCGGCGCTAGGCCGGCTGAATAGAGTGGAAGATTCTGATGGCTTGTGGTGTTCTTGGTGATGACCGAACGTCCAAATCTGGATGCTAGGGCGTTCTCTTCTCGTGATTCGATGTTCAGCAGATTCAGGTAAGTATCGGGCGGAGCTTGGTCTACAGCTACACGGGCCAGCAGGCCCTTGTTGTGGAACAGTATCGGTTGTGTCTTGAATTCGGCCAATCACTTCTCCTTGGGTTTCGGGAGCGGGGGGATGACCCGCTTTGTCTGCACATCAATCCAACCGCCTTCTGCTCCATGCGCTTTGAGAATCCTGTTCTCTATCTCCCCCTGCTCTTGGCGCAGCAGTTCAATCTTAGCCAAGACCAATGGGTCTGGTTTATCCGCGCAGGGTGCCAAGGGACCGAGAACCATAGCAAGCATCAATACGAGCGTGAGCTTCATCAAACCTCCTTACGGATTCAGCGTCATCAGGACACCGTAGTTAGCAGCACCAGCCACGTTGCTAACCAGCCAAATACCCCCTCCACCACTGGTCTTGTACCAGATAGCAACCTCATTTGTATCAAGAGTTGGGAACCCCGCAGACGCAAAGTAACGATGGATAATTCCACGATTTGCCGTCACAACAGTTCCGGACAACACTTGGATTGACCCGAAGTTCCCGATGCCGGTCGTACTAACGTTTGTTGCAGCGTCTATAATTGTGGTGGCACCGATGGCAAAACTGCCAGCCGAGACGCCTTGGCTTGGTGCGCTGATTCCACCAAGAGCCGTAAGCACAGCGTTGAAATACTTAGTGCCACTAAAATACTGTGAGCCAGCGGCAGAGACGATGCCAGCTACCCCCGTTCCTGCTACCGGGAGATATGCTGTACCAACTGTACCACTGGTGATGTCCGTGCCGGCATGGGCATGGCTAGGAATGTCACCAACCTGTATGGTTCCGTCCACATAGTAACTGCCATTTCCTACCAAGTAGTGACGAACAGGTGCGGCAGCGTTGATGCGAAATCCCGTAGAGGTGTTGATGTTTCCTGTGGCGCTGACACTGCCGGAATTGGAGATGTTCACCACATTGCCGATATTCCTGCTACCGTCAATGACTTGGGTTCCCGCAACGTAATACCCTCCGGCGGAATCGAAGTGATTAGCTCCTGTCAGGACTATCGCACTCCCGCCTGCCTCCGTCATAATGGAATTGCCGACAGCGGTAGCGCCCGTAAACTTGGTAATCGTGTTCGTGGTGCCACTACCGCTAATCCCTCCGCCTCCTCCGGGGCAAGTAACCGTGTTGCAGACTGTATACTCGGTCCCCCCTGAGTCCTTATAGTATAAATTCTTCACTCCCACCTCACCCACTTTGGGGTAGAGGTGAACGTAACCCGCGCCAGGGGAACCGGGAGCCGCCCCGTCAGCCAAAGTTAGGTAGGCACCAGCAACACGCCCCACGGCGGTCATATACCCGCTTGCAATCACGTTGACTACGTTCCCAATGCTTCTGGAACCGTCTATAACTTGGGTTGTCGCCACATAGTAGCCGCCTGCGCTGTCAAAGTGATTGGTGCCGGTAAGGACCATCGCCCCTGCGCCGTTATCAGTCAGAATGGAATCGCCGATTGCCGAAGCTCCGGTAAACTTGGGAACCGTTCCCGTAGTACCGCTGCCGGTGATCCCTCCAATTACGGCAGGGTACAGTGCATATTCATTAGCTGCCGAGTCCTTGTAATAGAGTTTCTTCGATCCTAACGGGTCAGTGCCATCTGCCTTAATGTAGACGTGGGTGTATCCAGTTCCGGGCGCACCGGGGGCTGTTGCGTTGGTCAGCGTAAGATATGAGCCGGCAGTGCGCCCCGTTGCCACCATATACCCCGAAGCGCTCATGTTGACCACATTCCCAATACTCTTGGAACTGTCTATGACTTGCACCCCCGCCACGTAATACCCGCCTGCGCTGTCAAAGTGATTGGTGCCGGTAAGGACCATCGCCCCTGCGCCGTTGTCCGTAAGAATAGAGTTTGCAATGACTGTGGCTGCGGTGAACTTGGGGATATATGTGGCAGTTCCAGTACCGCTAATCGTGCCCCCGCCTCCCCCAGCACAGGTCCCCGTATTGCAGATCACGTATTCGTTGCTGCCTGAGTCCTTGTAGTAAAGCAGTTTGGAGCCTACGGGGTCGGTTGCATCGGACTTGGCATACAGTCTGATGTATCCTCCGGCAGGGGTTCCAGGGGCACCTACGTTCGCCACTTGGAGATATGAGAAGTTCCCATAGCCGGTGGTTGAAACGTTTCCGCTCCCGTCAATAATCGTGGTCCCGCCAATCGCATAACTACCGGCATTTACTCCTTGGCTTCCTCCAGCACCGACAATCAGTCCTGGGACGGTTACAATAGCAGTGGTAGCGTTCAATTCCAGGTAGTTGGTGGGAGATTCCTGGATAGTCGCATGTTGCCACTTAATCCTGCCGTAGTTGCCTATCCCGTCGATTTGAATGGCGTATGAATTCGTGGGGGGGTTCCCGTTGGCGTTCAAGTTCTCAATCCATATTCCTCGACCATTCGTAATTGTCCCCCCGGCAGGCGGAGCATTGACTGCCAAGCCGTACCAATCAGTTACCGTGACTCCCGCGCCCAGCGTAGGGATGTTCGACTGAAGCCCGACAGCCTTGTCTACAGTGTAAACCCCTGGCTGAAAATAAAGCTCTGCTACTACTCCTTTCATTTGCCCAGTAATGTGCTGAGTATTCCCCGTAGCAACCTCAGCAGCCCCGCCGATAGCAAAGAAGTCCCATGCGGCATCGGCAATAGTCCGCTTATTGCGAACAGTGGCATGGATGCCTCGTACCTCGTTATCGGTATTTATCCACGTTTTGTCACAGATAATTCCAACGTACCCGGTAGCAACGGTATCGTATAAAGCGCTTCCGCAAAAAGCGGAATAACCGGAAACCATCAGGTCGGTCTCAACTTTATAGGTCCCGCTTCCAAGCACCCTGGCACGCTCTACACCATTGGTAATGATTGCCAAGTCCTTGTTGTTTGTGGTCCCCAGGGTAGCGAAAGTTGAACCGAAGGCATTCCCCCCGTTGAGGAAAACGGTGCTACTTACACCACCCATGAGATCAAACAGCGGGATGTCCGCCAATGTAACGGTGCCACTGATGCCTCCACCAGTGAGTTCCACCGTGTATCGCCCATCATTGGCGTAGAAGAACCACTGACCATTAGAGGCAGCGGTGAAAGGGTTCGCCTTGCTGGTGCCGACATCATCGGAGTAAATCGCCGCGAGTGTATGAGAACTGGCTAAATAGACAGCCACGGTGCAGGAGGGATACGAACGTTGGAATTTTTGTGTGCCACTGCCAAGGGTCCCTGGAACAGTGACAGAAACTCCGCCAGTTTCGCAGAAACTTTGGAATCTGCTCCGCGCCTCAATGAGTTGAGGAAGCAGAAGCAGCAACGCAAACATCCAGAACAATCGCCTCATGATGTGAACCTCCCTATACCCTGATGCAGTTCCGTAGACTCGCCCAATTGCCGTAGGCCCGTCCCGATGATGAATTTCAGCGAAGCGATGATCCCCACCCGGAACATCCGGCTACAATACTTCGCTCGCATCGGGTCTTTCTGTTCCCCGTCCTTTTTGAACACGTGTGACAGAACCTCGTATTTCAGGATATGGCAGAAGGGTTCGGGGACCAGCAGGACGGTGTTCAGCGCCAGCGCGGTCGGATAGGATAACGAAGCCCATATGCCGGCCGACACGGTGTTTGCTGGAAGCGGATGGAACCCAATCTTCTTCACATCCATCCGGTCACGGAACCAATGGTCCGGCGGGTCGCTGGGCGTATCATACATCCACTGCGGGTTGTCCATGTCCAGTAGCGATTGGCTCTCTTCATCAACCCCCTGACCCCGCGCTTCAATCCGCTTCACGTCAATCACGTTGGCTGGTTGATCGTAGATAAATGCCGCCGGCCCGATAGTCAACGGAAGGATGTAGACCACCGGCTCAACTGCGGCCAGAAATTCATTCTGTGAATCCTGAAGATATCCGAGCAACTCATCTTGGGTAAACAGAGGGTGGGTGATCTGCCCCTTGGGGAATGTCGGCGCCCGCACAGTTACCCCAGCGGCATGGGCATAAAGGAAGGTCGCCGTGATCGTGGTTCCCGACAGATTCGTCACTGTGACCACCTCTTCATTAGCCCCATCGACATCCACCACCAACTGCGCTCCAATGTAGATAGAATCAGCCGAATCCAATGCCACTGAAACTACGCCGGCTCCAGCCACTGCCCCAACCAGCATGGTGGACACGATTGGCTGCAACAGAATGTAGGAGCAATCTTCAAGGACCTCTCGGGCATTCATTAGCGAGCCTCCACCGGTTTTACTTCCGCCTTGGGTCCAAATGCGGACGTGAATCGCAACTTGTCTTTCCGGTACGAGAACCGGCCCAAGTCTACCATCGCATCCAGGAATGAATCCAGGTCGTCAAGGCTCTGGTAAAACTCCAGGCCACTCTCCTTGACCCGCAGTAGGTGAACCCCCATGCGTTGCAAGGCATGACTGTATTCCACCTGGAAAGGCAACGGTTCAAAACCTGTGTACGGGCGCCCTGTCGTGACCGGCAGAGCGATTCCCGTGAGAGCCACATCAATCGCGTTATTCAGCCGCGGATAAATCCCGAACTTCGTTAGACCCACTGGGAACCAAGCCTTCAGGTCATCCCCTATTTCGTTCTGCCAGCCGGGGATCATCCGGTCCAGTTTCCATGGGCTGCTTTTGGGCACTACGGAGGTGCTTTCCACGCGAATCAGAGCAATCAGAGAAGAGGGAACGGTGAACAACATGGTGTCGGCAGCCAGAGGGAAGGCTGGCGCAACCCGCAACTCCGGTTCACCAGTGATAATCGTGGCCCACCGTGCAGCCTCTACCACCGCTGGACGTACCTCATCCACTAGATTCCAGAAAATAGGGGCGGCGGGGTCTTCCTCAAGGGCTTGAAGAACTTCATCGGTTAGGTCTGAAACGGTCATTTCTCTCCCGAAAACGGGTCACATGCCCCGCCATGTTCAACCACAGCCCATACGAAATCCCCTCCACACTTCTCGCCTACCCAGTTGCTCCACCAGATACCGTGCAGTACCTCATGCTCGATGACTTCGGGCAAACCAGTCGGCACGTAAATGACCGGAGGAATCGTGCGACTCCCGAAATAGCCGTGGACACATGGCCGATTGTTCACAAACGACTGAGGATACCACTGGCGCATTCCAACTACTTCGCGAGAATCCATCACGCCATCCGCGAAGAAGGCCGGCCCGGAACTGCGCGGGCAATCGTTCGGCATTTCCTTGACGACGAACATGCCCTCCAATTTCGCCGCTGGCCGAAGTTTCTGCGTGTCGGCCAATGCTGTGTTGACGTATTTCCGCACGTCGTCCAGGGCGAATCCGCCGCTCACGTACATCACCGCAGTCGTTCCGAACCAGACCTGCCGAGCATCGGGATAGTCCGCCAGAATCCAATCGGGTATCTCCGGCATCGGAGGGGGTTGTGGGGCGACAATCGGCAGCGGCTCAGGAACGACAATCGGCGGTGGCTCCGGCACGACCACTGGCGGTGGTACTGGCGGTATCACGACCACTGGTGGATTGCCGCCGCATCCTGCAAGGAACAAAAGCACGAAGATTGTCAATACGCGAAGCATGAAACCCTTATATGTTCTCAATCACGGCGACCTGCGCCGTGGTCTGGTCTAAAACCCCAATCGCGCCAGTAGTACGTCCCGCTGCGCTGGAGTTAGCAGTTGCCACACGTCGCGCCGGAACTGCGTGTACGCCTGTTTCTGCTGCGCAGCCAGCGTCCGCACCCGTCGGGATAACGTCCCGATACGGGCAAGGTCAGGATCGGCGGCATCCAGCAGAATGTTGAGTTCAGCCAGTGCTCCGTCCGACTGCGTTTGTGCCGAAGCAATGGCGGAGTCACGGGTTTGGGCCAACGTCGCCACTGACTGTGCCTGCACGCTGGTCAGCGTCACGCCTGTCAGGAAAGACGTGTAGACCGGCGGTGCATCCTGCGCGACCGCAATGCCTACCGCCAAGGCACTGACGATAAGAACTTTCAAGAGCCTATTCATGCCGTCCTCCTTGTTACAATTTCTCCACCTTGATCCACAAACTGTACTCGCCAGCGCCGATGCCTCCGCTTAACGTCGTTGCATATTGGATATTGGTGGATGCTTTGGCAACGATAGTAGGGCACCCCTGCGTGTACGCGCCAACCGTGTTGATCGCTACGTTCGCGCTGGCGATACTCTGCGCTGTGCTGCTGTCGTCAGGAGTGGTGAACGAGAGTTGCACAGCCAGGTTCACCGCATCCCCGGCCTTCTTGGTGAGCGCAAGGTAACAGACGCGGTACTGGCCCGTGGTTGCAGGGTTCGCGTAAATCGTGGTTGCGCCGATTGCAGAGGTCTGCGCGGTCAGGTCCACCGTGCCGTAGATTGCGGGGATGCCGTTGGAGACGGTGGCGATGGCCTTATAGGTTCCGATGCCCCCTCCCAGCGAGACGGCACCCCCTAAATAGGAAATTGAACTCACGTACAACGGGGTAAGTACAGTAGTATATCCCGCATACGGAGCGCCGCCAATGCCGAGAAAACCCGTTGCCGAATCAATCCATACCTTCTGCGTCCCATCCACCCAAATCCCGCCGGTAGTGGTGTCCGTCGCATTGCACGCCACGGTCAGCGAACCGTCTGCGGTGACAAAATTGTAAGTGGTGGTGCTGTTATCCGCAATCGTGGGCGATGCACCGACTTGGTATAACGGCGTGGTGGTTCCGGCTTTCGACGCGCAGATGTTCCGGCCCGTGGTCACGCCAGAAGTGCCAGTAGGAATGGCACTCAACGGCACAGTAGCATTCGCTCCGCAAGTCTGTGCGGCGCTGGCTGCTCCGTATTGCGTCTCGCCATTCGCAGTCACGAAGGTCGTTACGAAGACGTGCGTACCTGCCGTACATGAACCGCCAGCGGTAGGAGCATTCGAGGTTGGCGCTCCCGGCGTGGCCTCGGAGATGAACCTCAAGTGCCCGTAGTCGATACGAGAATTGCCGTTGTAGACATGATGTTTCTCGGCTGGCGCCGCCGTCCCGATGCCGACCTTGCCATCAACGATCAAGTCACCGCCAGCGACCGGCTTCAAGCTCACATCGTCCAGCGTCACGCCGCCGGCAACGGTTGAGGTACAAGAAATGACGAAGCTCCCTGGCGCAGCGGCAGACAAGAAGTCAGTGGTCTGTGCGCCTGCGGTCAGGTTCAATGGCGTTGCTTCCGCTGCGAACGTCGTAGTAATTGAGCAGGCCACGTCGCCGGACAAGCCGGATATTAGGTAGGGGAAGCGATAGAAGCGATTAGCGGCCCCGGCTGCAAGCATATTTACTGCGGTCTGAGTCAACGTCCCCACGCCGGTATTGTGGGTATACTTGGCATTGCCTGCGGTATCGTTGAAGTCTCCGGTGGTATCCCACTTGGCGTGGGTGGTGAACGCCGTCTCGTTCAGCGATTCGCCGCCAAGCGTGGACGGCGAGGAGATGCGAACCGTACCGGCGTCGAAGACGTTGATAAGCGGTAACGGGTTGTTCGTCGAGACCGTACCGTCCGTCCACTTGCCGAGGCCGCTGTAGGTATCCGTGCGCCGGTATAAGGTCCAGGAATCACTGGTATAACTTTGGTATCCATGACCCCCATAGCTGTCGAGCCAATTGCTTCCTGTTGGCGATCCGGCGGAGTTAGAGTGGTCGAACTGAAGATAGTTCCCGTCGAGGACTTGATAGTTAGCGATGCTTCCAACTCCATCAATGATATATCCAAGTTGGTAGTACGGACTTGCGGACCCCGCTTCCAGAGTAAGCAGGGCTGGAGAACCGCCAATGAGTCCCCCTGTCGCTAACGCCGCGCCATTCTCGTTGATAATCGCCCCTTGCAACCCCGCCGCAGGCTCGACGTGCAGACGAGCTAAAGCCGCCCCTGATGGTCGAACCGCCACCTGGCCATCCGACTGCACGCTAACGCCCGCCGCCGCACCCATTGCGGTAATATCCACGCGACCGGTTTGCGTAGCGTGCGTAGCATTCGGGAAGCTGGCCTGAAACCTCCCCGCCTCCTCGATATTCCCGCTGGCGTCTTCGGCGTACAGGACAAGGCCGGTACCGATGCCGTTGCCGGCGGTGCCGGTGGTACTCCGCGTCAATTTCAGAACGTCAAGGATGGTGTTTGTACTGGAAGGATTCGCGGTGATTTGCAGTTGCTTATTCGTGCTGTCCCAGTAAAAGTTGCTATTAGCTTCCGAAAGTAAGCCACCCGCACCGAAGAACGGAACAGACCCCGCAGTCATGGCGGGAAGCGTCAACGTCCCAGTCGTGTTCGTGAGCGGTGTGGTTGTCGCATCTCCGACTTGGCCGGTGTCTTCAAAGTTGGTAAGCGTGGTAATTCCGATTGACCCACCAACGCAGGCGATTCCGCGACATGTCCCGCCCCAAGCAATCCGGCGCAGATTGTAGAACAGCGCCCCAGTAACGGCTGCCCAGGAAACTGTTTCCTTCACGCTGCCGTCCGCAAGCAAGTCCGCACCACCAGTTACATCGTCAGTTTCAACGCTCGCCGTGGTGTGCGCCGTACAAAGCGCGTCCAGGCAGGCCACCACCTTATAACCCCAGGTCGTAGCCCCACCACCCGGCGTCGGGGTCACTGTAGGCGCTCCTGGGGCCGCCAATGGGGTAATCACAACGTTCCCGGTCTGGGTATGCGTCCCACGGAAATCCGAGTTCTTGATGACAGTCAGGGGGGTCGTCCCGCCACGAATCACTATCGGGCCGTTATAGACCGGCGTAGGTTCTTGGGCCAGCGCCCCCATGCCAACAAGAAGTGCGAGAATCAGTAACCGTTTCATCAGTTCCCCCCCGAGTACAGTAGTTGGACTGCCGGAGCCGCACCCGCGCCACCCTCCGTCCAGGCCGAAATCGTCCCCTTCACATATTTGACCCTCTTGCCGACGACCGAGAATAGAACAGCCTTAGTCGCCGCCGCTGAACAGTCCTGGGCGTCGGCCAATGGTGCGGTGTCGAAGGTTGTTCCGTCCAGGGAACCGTAAATGGAATAGGTGCAAGCCGTCAGAGTCTTCGCCGTGATAGTTACGTTGATCTGGAAGGAATGATTCAGTGGTGCCAGCCAAGCAGCATTCAAGACCGCTGTGCTGCCTAAACCGTTTTGTGCCACGAAGGAATTGGCAACAACAGCGGGAATGTTGCGAGTAATCAATCCGGTTTCCGTCCCAGCGGGCAGGGTTGACACTGCGTTAATCGGGACTTCTTGCGAACCCACTCCCAGCGTCGTGTCCAATGCAGCCACAATTGCGTGCGTCTTCAAACGGTTGACCAGCCTCTCATCATGGGTAGCATTCGGTGCCACAACCCCAACCGGGGCCTGCTGCGAACCCGCAGCAGCAGCTAGATCTTGCCCAGAAATCGCAGCCAAGGCATGAATCCAGTTCGCCACGTTTTCAGCCTTCGCACCCGTTGCCGTGCTCACTGCGGTAGAGGGCACATCAGTCCCGCCCATGCTGGATACATCCGCCTTTAGATTGGGCTTCGCTGTAGAAACCACGGTAAGTGGAACCAACTTTGATCCTGCCCCGGCGGCACTGTCGATAGCCCCAACCGCAGAGTATGTCTTGATCCACTGCGCGGTATTTTCTCCGGCTGCGGCGACGGTCCCGATGGTGGTGGACGGGACTGCTGTTCCGCCGATTTTCGCCAAGTCAACCAGCACCGCCCCACCAAAACTGGAATCAAAACCTGACCACGGCTTGTAGCCATAGGCCAGCGCCCGCACTGTGCCTGTTCCAGTTTTGGAATTGAGCGTGATCCTCACCCATGGATGGTACTTGTACCCCGTGATCTGAGTTTCGGTCGTAACCGTCAGAGGCAGCGCACCCACCGCAATATCAGCCGCTGGCCAGACCGTCCATGCGGCCGGTACCCCGGCGTTATCGGCTGAATAGTCCAGTTGCATCGACACTGCTGTAAACCCGGTGCTCATGTAGGCCATGTGCCAGGTCGTGCAGGCGATCCTCCGGTTATCGAAAGCAACGGAACTCCCTGCCGCCGTGACAGTCAGGGTGATCGAGCAGTCGGCGTTAATGACGTTCTGCGCCTGCCCATGCAGGGCAAACAGCAGAACAAAGAGAATCAGCAGTTTCTTCATGGTACCCCCTAGTTGTAGTCCCACCCGACATCAATCACCAGGCCATCCGTGTCCGTCTGGACCCATTTGTCTTGCAAGGGAATGTTGTTCAGGTCGTTGCCTGAAAACCATTCCTGCTTGCCTCCGAAGGAAAGTTCTTGAGCGTAACCGGTTGCTCGGCCAGCGTGGGCGACCCCGGTGCCCATGTTTACATCCCCGACAAACAGTTTCCCTGCCCCCATGCCGGGATCGTTCGTTATCACAAGCGACCGCACGCATGGCCCGGCTCCGGAATACTCAACCGGCTGCGCAGCCGGTGCCAAGGGGTTATACGCCTTGATGAGCGTCCAGAGGCAGTAGTTTGTGTATTTCGACGTGAGTACAAGTTGGGCTGATGGCATGGTTTACCTCTTCCTCCCGAACTCCTTCACAAATGTGCCCTTGTCCGCGTCCCATGTCTGCACTGGATTGGGCACAGGCACGCCGGTTGGCTTGGTGTTTGTTGCCATGTCTTCCCCCGGTCGCGTGAATCGCTCTTGCCTTGGGAACTCTTGGTCTTTTTTCATAGTCTCCTCCAACATCCAAATTTGGACGTGAGGCGCCCAGCATCCCGAGCGCCCCCGAGATGTTCGGGATCACCTCCCTCTACCTGCTGCTACAACGCTGGCCGCCCTTGCGCTCTTTCTTGCGCTTCAAGATTTCTTCGCGGACTTCCTGCCGTTCCTCTACCTTGCTTTCCTTTTTCACGGCCTGTCTCCTTTCTGCCCTATCGGGCGAAGTCATACTCTCTTGCTTTTTGGATCATCCCAATGAGCTTGATCGACGTTGAAACAGTGGCTCTGGATGCCGAATTTTGCCTCAGCCTTGCGGAGTTGGTAGATGTTCTCAAACGTTATCGGCACACCCGGACGGTCAGCGACGTTGGTGGTTGTGAAGGGGAACACTGCCTTCCGGTGAAGTACCGGCCCCCTGCCGTGGTCACACTGGCGGCAAACGACCTTCCCCTTGTGTTCACCTTCCATGATGACTCGCCCCACCCCGTCAAATTCGTGCCCGTTCGCGCACTCCATCGTCACCCTCCTGACACGTCAGTCATCTGCGCGTACATCCCCGCCCCCGCTGTCGCACCACGGTTCCAATCCCATTGCCCGTCTTTCTGGAAGTAGTCGTTGTCCTTCAGTTCCAGCTTCATCATCTCGGCGGCAAACATCCCCATGAACATCTTCGCTGTCACCGGGTCGTAATACTTGCTCTTGAGTCCGCCGTGCAGCAATGCGAACGGGATGGCCCCGTAGACAAGGATGTCGGAACGGATGAATGGATACGGAACATCGGAATTGGCCGACAGGTCCGGCGGCTGCACATAAGCCCGGTAAGGGAAGGTCTGCTGCGAAACCGGGATCGGCCACAACTCCCATTGAGTGATACCGTCAACAGAAGCTGGATAGCAGGCCGCCACCTCTGCCCAACCGATTCTCGACCGCCAGGGATCTCGCGCATCCAGATACGCCTGTGGGACATTCACTTCCATGGGCCGGTTCTGCCGCAGGTTTATCATCTGCGTCAGCAACTTCACCTTGGCTCCAAAATTCACGATTGACTGGAAAATCTGGTAGCCCGTCGAAGTGTAAGAGGTCCCACCCCACACCGCCTCCAGCGTCAAGTGCGTTGCATCAGCTACATTAGTAATGGTTGCGATTGGACTCTGCGTGTAGCCAGAGCGGAATTGCCGTCCGATGAAACTGGCATCCCATGCCGTCCCTGTCCCGGTCACCGTGTTGTAGCCGACCGTCACCGCAACTGTGCCCGTGGTGTAGATCGCTGGAACGGTTAATTGCCCCCTGAGCAGCATCCCATACCAGTTCCGCGAGTCAACGATCCTTCGGTAGACGTTGTTCAACCAACGTCTCGCCAGCAGGTTGTCCACCTCTGGATTCCACCGCTGAATCTCGCCAGCCATCTGAGCAAAGGTCGATTGCGCGACTACGTTCCCGGCCACTCCCGGCGTGCAGACAATGCTCCAGGCATCATTTACGATATAGGTTTGTCCGGGGTCCCAATCAAGTGTCAGGCCGGTGGTCCCAAGCAGCACTCCCACCGCGCTTGACACGCCGGTTGTCCAGGCCGATCCGGTGATCGTCTTCCACTTGAATTTGGCGGTACCGTCCCCCAGCCCGCCCGTGGTTACCTGCAAGAGCACTGTGGTGGCGTAGGCTCCAGTAAAGGTCAACACCGGTGCTGGCCCTGTGCCGTTGTAGGCCGTCAGCACCGTGGTCGGGCTGGTAGCACGCGGCTGGATTAGGATTCCGCCCATTTTTCACCCTAACAAGCAGAGAGGCAGGACAGGCCCATCGACCTGCGCCTGCCTCAATTCCCTGCCTTCATCTCCCCGGCGGTTTAGTAACCAATGAACATCACCCGCACCGTGCAGTTGGTGAGGGCGATGGCCCCAGATTCCTTGCCCACACCGGCCACCAGCGCTTGAGCTACTGCGGTACCGGCGATGGTCGGCGTCGTAGCATCGACTGACGAGGCCGTCTGCCCGCCAGCGGTACAATTTCCTGTAACTGACGATGCAGTAAGCACAGGAGCAATCAACGTGCCCGGCGTTGACGCGCCTCCAGTCGGGAAGAACGCCATCAACTTGAGATTGGTGGAGTCCCAAAACCAATTTAAGAGCGCAGCAGTAGCGCTGCCTCCGAGAATCTGTGCCCCGAGAATCTTTCCCAGACCCACATCCCCGGCAGCAATTGGCACCCCGCTAGAAACGTAGGTGATCGCTGAAAGGTCTACGATCACGCCGATTTTATTGCCGATAGACCACTCGCCATCTGCGACTTTGGTGATAGTCACTGCCATTGCCGTTTTCCTCCTCTATCTCGATCCTGCGCCCGCAGCAGGAGGGATTAGTAGCCAATGAACATTACCCGCAGCCTGCAAGCGCTGAGGGCAATGGCTCCAGGTTCTTTGCTCACTCCGGCCACCAGAACTTGAGCCGCTGCGGTACCCGTAATAGCCGGTGTGACAGCATTGACCGCTGAAGCCGTTGCTATGCCAGCGGTACAAGCTCCCGAAACCGCCGATGCAGTGGCAACAGGGGGAATCAGTGTTACTGGCACTGTTGCACCCCCGGTAGGGAAGGTGGCCATCAGTTTGAGGTTGGTGGTGTCCCAGAACCAGTTCAGGACAGCGGACTCAGCGCTGCCTCCAAGGATTTGAGCGCCGAGGATCTTGCCCAAACCCACGTCTCCAGCGGCGATTGGCACCCCGCCAGCAACGTAGGTGATTGATGAAAGATCCACGATCACGGCAATCTTGTTGCCGAGCGACCACTCTCCATCCGCGACTTTATTGATGGTTACAGCCATTGTCGTTTTTCTCCTCTCTTCTCCGCCAAAGGCGAGTCACCCCGCCCCTGGCGAAAAAGAAGATTTTACGCGCCCTCCGCGTCCACCCAAACATCTGACACACCAGCCGCAACTGCGGTGATGGCCCGGAGATCGTGCCCTGGGAATTTCGGTGCCGTGCCAGTGGCTACCCGGTCCACGACCTGATCGCCCGTATCGCCGAAGAGTTCATCGCCTGCCGCAGTGGCAGCGACGGCGAAAACACCCGCGACAAAGCCATGCGTTACGATCACCACCCAATTCCCCGTCATGTTTGCGGGGGTCGCATCAGCTCGTAGCAAAACGCCAGCGAGGGAAGATGCCTCGGCTGTGAGTGAATTCGAGAGTGTGGTGGTTACAATCGTCCGGGCAGCATCCTGCCAGTAGACAACGCCGACCTTGTAGGATGCCGGCGGGGTGCCTGGATTGAGCCGCACGTAGCGGCATTTCAGAATTCGGCCAGCCGAGTCAGCAGCGTAGAATGCCGCTCCCGGCTGGTTCTTCGCGCCATTCCCGTAAGGGTTGGCCGCGCTCTTGGTCGTGCTGTAAGCGTCATTGACGGTGGCGATGTTGCCGGTGCTGATCTCGGGTTCGAGGAGGTACGGGATGTTGTTGTTCGTCACTGCTACTGCCATTGTGTTGTCCTCTCTTTTGGTTGTGTCCCGGCCCCAAGGGGAAAGGCTAGTTAGGCCCACCCCTTGGAATCAGGTCACCCCGTTTACGCACCCTCGGCTTCAACCCAGACATCGGGCGTGGCACTGGTGGTCAGCGCCCGGATGTCATGACCAGGGAATTTCGGCGCCGTGCCGCTGGTCACCTTGCCGTTAAGTATCTGATCACCAGCCGTCCCGTATACTTCATCGCCTGCGGTAGGGCTGGCCGCGACAACGAGAGCAGCAAGGAACCCGCGAACCAGGATCACCACCCAGTTGCCGGTCATCAGTGCCGGTGTGGCCTCTGCCCGCAGCAGGATGCCGGCAAAGGCGCTTGCCTCGGCCGTCACAGCGTTGGACAGCGTGGTGGTCACGATGGTGAACGTGTTGTCCTTCCAGTAAACCGGCCCCACGATGTAGGCCCCCGGTGGCGTGCCTGGGTAAAGCCGCACGTAGCGGTACTTGGCAACCCGGCCAGCCGAATCGGCTGCGTAAAACGCTGCGCCAGGTGCATTCTTTGCGCCGTTCCCGTAGGGGTTTGCGGCGCTGATTGTGGTGCTGTAGGCATCGTTGACGGTCGCAACGTTGCCGGTTGAAATCTCGGGAATCAGGAGGTATGGCAGATTGTTGTTAGTGACAGCGACTGACATTGTGTTTCCTCTCTTGTTTTCTGTTGGGCCGTCTCACCGCCTGGAAGACTGGGCGGGTTCCCCACGAATGGAGCGAAAACTGGAGAACCCAAAAGTCCCCATTGGTCTTCGCACATTCTGACTGATCTCACAAAGCCGCCATTTTTCGTTCCCTCGCCCTTCAACCGCCTTGTGATGGTATGCCGATCAACGCCGAGTTTCCTCGCTGCCTCGATTCTCGTCACCCCGACATCGAGAAGTTCCTCTATCTGCCCACGAACAACTCGGCATCGGGGTCCAAGCATCAGGCATGTTCTCCCGTCCAACAGGAAGCTAGGAACAATCCAAAAGCGGTTTTCATCAACACCGTAGATGATGAGAAAATCGCATTCTGAACTGTAATTCTTCTTTCTGCGGATAGGAATGTGCGTCCGGCCTATCTGTGCCCATCCAAATGTCAGATGGTAGATTGGCTTTCTCGGCCAATTCTTCCTGGTGTGGAGACGAGCCGTCTTGACCTGTATTCTGACTCCAGTGGAAAGAGCCAAATCAACACCATGATCGTCCACTGCCGGAATGTACGGCCTGTGACCGCGGAGCAAGAGTTCCGCCATCACTCTATATACCCCGGCTTGACCCAGTGTTAAGCAAGCTGCCATTTGGCTAACTCCCTTAGAATCAGATACATGTCAACCAGTTATTCCACTTATCTGCGCCATCAGCCGAGGCGCGGTTACGACGATGTTGCCAAGGAACAGGTACTGCCCGGCCACATCAATCGAGAATTGATTTTCCTTCCCTTGCTGTTACCTCTCGCTTACGCGAGCGCGGCGGTCATTTCTGCCGCCGTCTGCATGTCTCCATGCAGAACAGACTGTATCATCCGGGACTTGCCCGGTTCTGCGTGCAGTCGTTGAAGGGAATCGCTCTTCGGTTTCTCTTCGTCCAAGGCCCTCTTGATCTCCCGCTCAACTTCCGAATACGGATAGTTGGCCGGGAGAGAAAGCCGACGATTGATGAATTGCCGAATCAATTTTGCCCGTTCCGCGTAGGCTACGAAATAATCACCTATGGCATCCAGGAACCGCTTGGCACGCTTCATTCCCTGAATGTGGAATTCACCGATGGCCTTGATCGAAATGCCTCGTGGCGGTCTCATCTGGAAGTAGTAGGGAATTCCAAGCATAGCCAGTGATTGACGAATCTCTGCAAGCAAAGATTCGTTCGTGTTCACCATGTAAATCGCTGGCATGTAGTTCTCCCCATTCCTCAGATTAGTCAGGCCGAGAGAACCATCGCATTCCACGATGGCTGCAAGTTTGGCTTTCGCTTCCACCTCTCCAAGCCGTGCTACTCTCGACGGTCCAACCAATTCCAGATGATCTCCAACGGGTATGTCCTTTGCTGTGCCGTTGGAATTGACTGCCCGGACAGCCCGGTGAATTCTGAAATCTTCTTCTGTGTAGGATGCCCCATACGCTACTGAATCTCTGCGTTCCCAAAACATCTTCAGAAGGTCAGTAACGCGGGATTTGGCTGACAGATACGGGGCGATGAGTTCGATAAGCGGCTTCGCCCTCTTTGTCCCATGCAGCCTAATTTCCGACACCCGACCGCCCATTCCTGTCGGCAGACCATCAGTTCTGTTGTACTTGAAACCCAGAACCGACAGTGTAGAGCAAACTTCCTCGATGATCCGCATATTCGAGTTGCTGACTCTCGCAACCACGGAATAGCAATCATGAGACCGACCATAGCGGTTCAGGTAGAAGCATCCCTCGCAATCAAAGATTCCTGCGAGACGAGCAATTTGAACGATTCTTCCTTGCTGATTGACAGGATTATCCGTCGCCTTTTTACCTTGTAAGTAGCTCGGCATGACCTGTTGTCCCAGCATATAGCAGAATTTTCCTTCCTAGTTTACCGTCATTCCTTCGCTGACGGTGCTTGAAAGGGGACCGAAAGTTGATCCTGTGAACCCGAACTGGAATTGCGGCATCGTGCTCAGGTACAGGTTCACGTACTTCATGTTCAGGAACCAGAGTTTGCCCGCTGGGCAATGCTGGTCAACCACTACCTGAGCGGAATTGTACCTGAACGATTGAAAGCCGATTTTGCCCACATCGCTGGACTCTTCGTTGAACCGCTGTTGCGGTTGCAGTTTGTTCCACCAGATGTCCCACACGGCCTGGGTGGTGGTGAGCAGATCCGCGTGTTCTCCGCCGAACCACGTGCTTCCGAAGGCCGTCTGCACTTCCTTCAGGGACAGCGTGGCCACCACCTTGTAGTAGGCGTTGATGCCGGTGTTCGCCGTGGCGGAAAGATCCGTCCGGGTGATTTGGCCGTAAACTGGAAAATTACTTCCATCGTCTAGGGCTCCGGAAAATCCATCCAATGCGATGGCCGAAGAAGCGGTGCCCTGGCCGTCCAGGTACATATCGGTTGCCAGCAACTTCGCCATCTTCCCGCCGGCGTTCGCCATCTTCGAGTCAATGATCGTCATTGCGGCTTCGGGACCGCGGTTCAGCGCACAGTCCAGGCCGTAGATGGAAACGTTGACGTAATACGGCTTCATCAAGAAATTGAGGGCCGTATCGGACTCGACATACGAGCAATCGAAGGTGCCGCCGCGAGTGAAGGGACCGCCCTTCAGTTCGGCGTGCATGATGGGAACCTTGAGAGAATCCCCGCCTTCGAACCGCTCGGTGTTGCGCGTCCTGATGCGCGTCAGCAGAGCGGACGTGCGGTAGATCGTGTCAATCAAGCGTGGCACGATATGGCTATTGGTTTTTGAAGTTAAATCACCCCAAGTGAGTGCCATTTGGTATGTTGGCCCTCCCACCGGGAAGGCCATCCTCCTTTTGCCCCGACAAAGGGGCAGGGATTTTGAGGGTTAGAATCATCCGCCGCCGGCTGCGTTCACTCCGACTTCCGGCTCTGCGGGCCTCTTAATCGCTGCTCCCCAATCGGCTGGGGCTGAATGGCCTTCCGATGGGCAGTGGTGAACTGTCCAAAAGGGCTTCTCAGGAAACGCATGAGTTTACAACCTCTACGTTAACTCCTGAAGGCGGGTTCCCCACCCGGTTTCTTCCACGCACCCCATGCGGGGCACGACTTCAGAACTTGCCCTCAGCACGGAGCGATTCGGCAGCCGCCATCGCTGCGCGGCCATCGCCGATCTCCACGCCCGCCGGCAATTGTACGTCTTTGCCGAGAACGTGCCTCTGCATTGGACCAAGTTCTGATGGGGCTGGCGGAACGCCACTCCCCGGTACGCCTGCGGTTGCGGCGAATTCTTTGCGGGCCTTTTCGGCACCCTCAGTGCGGGCGTCGTCCAGGTCCTTCTGGCGCTTTTTCTCGGTGGCTTCAGCGCGCCGTGGTGCCATGTATTCGTTGTAGGCTACGTAGGGGTCCCCATACATGGGGTTCTTCGTCTCCTCCAACTTTTTCTGCATCCACTCCGCAAATTTGCTGCGGTCCAAGCGTTCACCAAATTCCTGCCGATGCTCCAACTGGCAATCCAACACGGCTGAGGCGAAATTCATTGAGTTCGGAAGAGTCACCGCGAAGAACTGGTCCGTGGTGCTTTTCACGATATCGTCCATCTGCTTCTGCGTGATGTAGCCAGCCTGCTCTGCCTTGAGCGCCTTCACGCGCTCGTCCACTACGGCTTGCGCCGCTGCTTTCACTGCTGCTTCGTCCATGTCCGTTTCCCTCCCGTTATTTCGTGCTGCTTCTGCCGCTTCGAGTTGCGCCGTCAGTTCCTGGTTCGCTGTTTCCAGGGCCTTGTGTTCAGTAAGGAGTTGGTCGTGTTTGCTCTTATTGCGTTTCAGCCAATCCCTGGGTTCTGCGATTGCCTTTTCGATCTCCGCCTTGCGGGCTTCAATCGCGGCCTGCTCTTTCTCCTTCTGCTCTTTCCACTCGTTGAACTTGCGGTCAAATTCGTTCTGGCGCAGGTAGCCATCGCGGAGTGGTTGGTGCTTCTCGAAGCGTGGGCGCAGAGCCTCCTGATCCTCTGCGGGAAGGGTCTTCAGCATCTCTTCAATTGCTTCCGGTAATGCCACACAAGTCTCCTTCGCCTGCGGCTACGCTGGAACGTTTGCCCCTGGGGGCGGTCCTTCCCGCATCGCTGCCCCACCGACTCCCGGCGGTGGACCAGCAGCAGGCTGAGGACCCATTCCTGGCGCTCCTTGCGATTTGACTTCAGACATCCCCAAATCGAGAACCGTAGATATCCGGGTCCCGAACGGGGCAAATACCGGGGCCATGGACGCCATCCGTTGCACGATCGTCTTGACCGCATCCGCCATCGCGTCAATTGATCCCGTGGGGTTGACCCCGCCGGCAGGTGGGGGCGCACCTAACCTGTCGGAAAGATTCGCGGTCACCCCGGCAAAAGGGGCGGCCCCCAACTGTGACGAGACTTCGGACGGGAGCATTGGAGGAGCATCAAGTGGTTGCGGCGGCATGGTCAGATTCCTCTACTTCTGCGGTTTCGGTTCGCCGGTCTTTTGGTTCGGGCTGAACGGCTTCTCCGACAGCGGAATAAACGTGCCGATGCCGACGAATTCGCCCTTGCTTACTTTCGGGGCGTTCGTTGGGGTTTCGTGATTCTCATAGCCTGCCATCGTCGTATCTCCTTTACCGGCTGCTTGGCCGGTTTGATTGTCGTTTCGAACTGCGACCAGTGGTTCCCCACTTCGGTTTCGGTCTTCCAGCCATGCGCATCGAAGCAGCGATAGCTTGGGGTTGCGGATGCCCAGCGTGCATCATCTCCCTGATGTTCTTGCTGACCGTCGCGTCTGACTTGCCCTTCAGTAGCGGCATTGTCGGCCCCTAAAATGCAAATTGGCCCCGAAGGGTTTTACCCCCTCGGAGCCAAGTTGCCCATTTGTTCGTCCCACCTGGAATGGGAACCCGTGGCCTTTGATCCGCTCTAAGGAAACAACAGGGCGGTATGCGTTGTCAAGCGATTCTTTTTACTCCCCCCACGCTTCAGGGGTTATTGCGGGTCGGCTCTGGACGATCAGGTCTTTGGGATCTTCCAATTTCTCCACACCATGCACCGCGCCGCACTGGTTGCATCTGAGGATTATCTGCTTGCGGTTCAGGTCCTTCACCGCACAAACCTTGCCCCGGCATCGGTTCCGGTCGCATCTGTCGCCAGCCTGGATCATTTGTATGTGGTCTTCTCGGTGGCGATCACACCCGCTATTCCGCCTGCCTTGAAGGCAACCTCAACCACCCCGCATGACTTTCCCTCAATAAATCGGGCGTAGGCATGGAACACTTCTTTCGTTACTGGAATCCAACGGCCATCCGGGCTAACGATTCTATACGGTGCGGACTGAAAAATTGGTTGTGCTGCGCTCATCCGCCCCCCGGTCGCTGGGCTTTTGCGACCAGCGCCAATTTCTTGGCCATTTCCGCTTCCAGATTCTTTTCGATCATCCCCACGTCCACGCCCATTTCCAGTTCGTCGTACATCGTGCTCCGGTCGATGTCGCCCTGGCGCCGCAGCGCAAGCACCGTCATTGCTCGTTGCGCCTTGTCCAGATTCAGTAGCGTGCCTGGCCGAATGAAGAACGCGAAGTTCTTGGCATGGTCTTCAACTGTTGACCCGTGCGGTACCATGCTGTTCGGCGATTGGTCTGAATCCTCCACCGTGATTCCCTTATCCCCCAGCATGAAGAACCGGCGCTTTTTGTCGTAAAACTGGAAAATGTTGTAGATGTCCATTTTCCCAAGATCCCGCAGGAAAACTTCTGTCCACCGGCCCTTGAGCCGCACCGGGGTCTGCTGTGCGTTCTGAAGTTCCGCAAGAGTCTCAGCACCGGGCACCTGTTTTTTTCGCGCCGCTGAAGCCGCCGTTGCTCCGCTTGATGTGCGGTCCATCTCGGCCGCCGCACGATCATAGGTCATCATCACGTAGCCGGGGATGTTGGGTGTCGGCTGGTAAAACGGAGCAGCCGCTGCGTTTGGATTGTAGGCAATCCGTAGCCCTGGCATTGAATTGTCCAGCGAATTCCACAATCCTTCCGCGATTGCGTTCCGTGGCGCCAGCATAACCGGATTCAGCGCCTTCTTTACCATGTCCAGAATGCCGGCCAAGATGTTGTTCACAATGTCTTGCAGGGACATCAAAGGTCGAAGGTCACTCAAGCCCGAAAACGTCCAGGGCACCGGGTTCATCCGCAGGCAACCGAATGGGTACATCCCGTGAGCGTAGGGATTTGGGCAATCATCCATGGGCATTGCCTTCGCACCCTCTCCAGCCATGATAATCAGTCGGCCCCGCGGATAAAGCCGTTCTCCAGGTTTCACAAAATATGACCACCCGCCGCGGCCCATTTTCACGATAGCGTTGGAGGCGTTTTCTGTAAAATCACGGAGCCAATACTCCCGGTACAGACACATCGGGAAAGAGGATGGCTTCATGTTGGCCGTGCCACCGGTATACCGGTACTGCATCTGCGGCGACAGCATGTCAAACATCATCTTCGATCCAGGGAAGTTCCCCTTATCTCCCGTGACCTGGAATCGTGAGTATTTGGCATCCGCCTCAATCCCTGCGCTGGTAAGCGGGAATTTGTTCTTCACCCAATTAACCGCCACCACCGACCGGTAGATCACCGCCTGCGCATCCTGAATGTGAAACCGGGCTTTGAGCGGCAACACGTCGCTTGGGCCGCAGGGGATCAAATCGAAATCCCCCTGACCATTCCTGGCAAACCTGTCCCACGTCAACTTCCCGTAGCCGGTGCCCAGTAACGCATAGATAATGATGAAGGCCAACTTCAGGTCGGCGTCGTTCTCCAACCACCAGCTTTTTGTGGCCGCGTTCAGAATGTCCGCATGTCGCTGGAATTCCTTGTTGTACGTCAGCACCTCGAACATCGGTCGGATGTCCGTCAGCAGCGACACCAGTTCCCAAAAGATCGGCCAGATACGGTTGTTCACTGGCTTGGATTTGTACGTTGGCCGGCCCACCGGCCATTGGTCCCCGACGATGTAGTTGATGTACTTCTGGACCTCGCGGACTTCCTCGGATTGCCGGTTGTCGTAGCTGGCTTCCTCAAAAGCCGCTTCTGTATAGGCGCGGATGCTGCGGAGGTATTCGGTTCCCTCTTCGCCAGAGGGCCAGTAGGGTTGGCCGGTACTCGGATGCAATTCGTATTTCGGCTTCAGTTCAGGATAAGCGGAAGCGGCAGCAGCCATGGACTAAACCTCACGTCCAAATTTGGACGTAAACTCAGCGCTTGTCAAGCGTGTTCGCCCCCGCGACTAAAACCAGCCCGATTCAAGACCCCCAGTAACCGTCTCAGCCAGCATCCTGCCCAGGTCCATCTCGCGGAATTCAGCAATCTGCTGCAACCGTTCCAGGACACTGGTTTCCAGCACCACGAACACACCCCCACCGCCGCCGCTCTCCGCCATTTTCCCTTGCCGCAGGTTCTCCACCTGTTTTTCCAGGTCCTCCTTGTCTTTTTCAAGATTGCGGGCCGTATCCCTGAAGGAGAAGATCATCCCCGCCAGTTCGCCAGCCGTCTTGAATTCCTCGCCCAGTTTCTCCACGATCTGTGCCCGGTCTTCAGCCGAGATCAGTAGAGTCTGCGGGTCGCAGAGCGCCTGCAATACAGCCACGATGGTCGGATTTTTCTTCGGGCCAAACCGCTGGGTCAGGGCGCTGTCCACAACGCCAGGAAGCGCAATGCGGATCTCCACCAAGCCAGCTTGAGGAATCGGGGCAAGCGGAACGGGCGGTCGAGAGAGTTTCGGCGCGTTCCTTCTCATCAGGGCTTCGGTGTCCTTAAACTCGTGCCCAGAACCGCAGAAATAACCAATGACTCTCCCAGGGTCTGAGCAAAGAGGGGTTTCCACGCCGGTGAGCAAACAATCAGGGCAGGCGATATTGTGTTTTAGCATTATTGAAACTTCCTCCTTCGCTGGACGCTGCCTGCCGGGGCGCCAGCGGTTAGATTATAACCTCTTCCACAGTTCGTTGTCATCTCCTTCAGGCATCGGTGCATTCGCCAAGTACAGGCTCATGTCCGATGGCATTTTTTGATCGTGGAAGACCGTCTGGCTCGGTGGTCGATTGGTACAAGGCGCACAGGATTCGGTGTTGTAGAAATCTCGCCCTCTGTCCTTTTCTGGTTCGCTGCTTTTTCCGTAGTCCGTGTATTCGTCTGAATCGTGCGCACAGAAATAGCCAATTAGGAAACTCATCACACGATCATCCCAGTTGTCCTGGCCCTCGATCTTCACCGAGTCATCAGTGCTGGCGAAATCGAACATTTCCTCGACCAACTCCTCGCTGCGGATTATCACTAGGCCCTCTCTGACCGCACGGGTTCCCTTAGCAATGATGTCCGCTCGGCTCTTGGTGTTCGTGGCCCAACCAAGGTAGTTCGTCCGCTGGTTTTTCACTTTGTCGTAATGCTTCCACCGGAAAATGTTCTCGTATTCAACCACCCGCGAGAGGTGCCCGATCATCAGTCCACCACACTTCGCGTTGGTTTCCGGCGCTATTTCAGCATTGTTGTAGAGCATCCCCAGGGCGGCCAAAACTTCAGCGAATTCCTCTGGGCTGATCCACCCGTGCCATTCGGCTACCTGCACATCTGGAGCCGGTCCCTTCCCCTTGCGAAGCACCTGCGCATCCGAGAAATTACCTCCGATGATTCCTTCGGCCACGTCACCTGACACATAGTAGATTTCCTTCGGCTCGGGCATCTCCCAAACGTATAACCGACCACCTTCCACTGTCTGCGGAGGAATATGTGCAGCCTTGGCAGATTCGTACAGGATGGCTCGCGGCTTTTTCTTTTCCAGGCGAATCTCACCAAACCAGATTGGATCGCAACACGTTTCTTCCCTGATCCGCTGAAGTTTTTTCTTGTCAAACGCACACAAGCCAGTGCCCACGAATGATTCTGAAGGACTCGTGGCCGGGAATTCCTGGTAGTACATCGAATCATCGCCATTTGCCGCAACAAAGTCCTGGATTGTCTTCCGGCGCCACTTGAAATGCTCCAGGGGGATTTCGACTTTCCGCTGCCTCAAAACCTTGTCGCGGATGGCCTTTTCTTCAGCCGTCAGCACGAAATTCTCACCTGCGTCAATTGGGATCGAATACTTCCTCACCCGGAATGACTCAATAAAAACAGGGGTCCAGTTAGTTTCCCGCCGCACCGATTTTTTCCAGAATCGCGGCCAGAATCCATGCCGACCACGCGACGTGGATTCCATGAAGTACAAACCCTGGTTGCTCTCCATCGTCGGGAAAAGATACTCGGCCAGCTTCTTGGGATCAGGCCAGAGGCTCAATTCTGAATTGTGTGTAACGGCTCCAGGAAGCAAAAATTCGTGGTTTGGGGAATCGACCTCAATGTCATAGACCGTATCACCGAGGACCTCTTCTATTTTTCGCAGACGCACGTAAATCTCTGATCTGTTCAAGGAATAATACCAGTGCTTACCATGATGTCTCTGGACCTTTCTAGATGGCTTGATCCCAAAGAGTAGGCGAAGCGAATCATTTGTTTTCATCGCAAAATGGGTCAACCAAGCATTCTTGCAGTTTCTCCCGTATCGAATTCCAGCTTTCCTGAGATACAGCGAACCGTAACCGATCCCCAATGACGCTACGGCGTCTCGCAGGCGGATCGACAACTGTGGACAGATGGAGCAAAATATGCACTCTCTATTTTTGAGCGGGAAGTGGCCGTCTCCGAGCATCAGACCTTCGATAATCCCCAGCAAAAAGTCGCGGCCCGTCTCCCATGCCCAATCGGGGATGATCTTTTCTCCATGATGCCCGAAATTGTCAGCAAGCCACGTAGCCAACGCAGCATTATAGAAACGATGCACCCTGGTCCTTGTTTTTCGGGACTTTCCCACTTTCCCTTCAGCGACTCCGATTGCCCTTGAAAAGCGACTAGCCAACCCATTCTCTTTTTTGTCGAGACTGATTATGACTTTTGCCTTTTCGATGCTTCCCTCGGCCAGATAAAGGCCAATGGCAAATCCCCATTCTCTGGTTTTCTGTGGACTGATCGGGAGCGGGATCGAGCCTCCTCCATGTTTTCGACGGAATGACTCGGGCAAACGTGCCACAGGCAACTCTCGTGTGTCAGAAATTTTCTTTACTGGAATCACTAGACAATCTTTCAGCGACACCTTGCCCAGTTCTACCCACCGGATATTCCTTATTGCAGGTCCCCGCTTTCCGGCAATTTGCTTCTTGACGAGTTCCCCACAGAGAATGCGGTGGTTCGGTGTGCCGATGATCGGAAATGCAGAATTGCACCAAGGCGTGACACTGACATTAGCATCTGATTCCCTGAAAGACACGAAAGACACCGGGACAGGTCCGCAACGGGATTCAACCCTGTCACCAACCTTTATTTCTGAGATCGGGGTTATCTTCCCATCCTGTCGCAACACATAGTTTTCTTTAGTCAGGCACAGGTGCGTTGACATGAGCGCCTTACCCACAGAAATTCCTGACATTTTATTAGCTGAGGCAACCATGATCTGTGAGCGCAAACCCGGATGCAGCAAACGTTCCTTCGGGTCCTTGCGGTCAAACACCAATTGGGTGCCCTTCACGTCATACCGCGATTCAGGCCGCATCCACCAGGGCAATTTCTCGTAGGCGAGCCGGCTCATCTCAAAAAGGTACGCTGTCTGGTCAGGGTCCTGCGCAACGATCAGCGAATCCCAATTATGGGTGAAGATGGTTTTATGGAAGATCAGCGATTGACATTCTGTCGAGAGGCCGAGTCGCCTTGCCTTGAGCGTAATTATCCGAACCGGCAGGTGTGCTCTCTGCGCTAGAAGCACCGGTTCATAAAAGATTTCCTGGCTGTCCCACAGTGGATAGAGCGTCTGAAGATTCCCGTCCACGGTGCGGATGATGTGATAATTTTCGACGTAGTACCGCCAGTCAGCGCAACGGGTGGTTTCTTCCTCGATGAATTTCAGTTCGTGCGTGCCGAGGCTCGAATAGGCCCGAGCGATGTCATTCCCTGCCTGATCGTAGATCATGTCCAGGATTTCGAGGATTTCGTTCAGGTAGGGGTCTTTACGGCTTATCGCCATCGACATCCCCTTCGGGTTCAGCCTCGATGTAGCCGCCCAAATCAACTGGGGCGGCCAGCGCAGGCACGGTCTCAGCTTCTCGGCGTTTTTCCACGATCTGCCGCACCCGGTCTTCAAACGTCATGCCGTTTACCAGTGTTTGGTTCCCGGTGTTGACGTTCACCTGAGTGGTCGGGGCGATCTTTACCTGCGGTCGGAGCGATGCGGATTTCTGTGTCAGCACGTCAACAGCGCGCATCCGGGTGGTGTGGTCAGGAACCTCTTTGACCCTTCCCTTCGTTCCCATGACGATCTGCGTGGCAACCAGGGCCTCTGTAAGAGCCTTCTGTTGCAAGGGAATCGTGTCGAGCAGCAATTGCGCCTCCGCCGTCTCTACCTCATGAATGCTGCACAGTTGCTTGCGAATTTCGACCGCCTTGATGGAGGTTCTGACCGTATCGACGGACACATGATCCTGTGCGGCGATGTCCTCAATGGTCATCCCGCTTCGTGCCCGAGCATAGCGAAATCGGTGGACAGGCGAGGCAAGGACGTTGGGCGGCATATTCGCTGATATTGTGGTTCGAGAACCGGCAGGGAGTCAAGAGGTAGGTTTTACATCCGAATGTGGACGTTCGTTAGGTTGGTCGGGGCGCCCGGATTTGAACCGGGGATTACCGGCGCCCAAGGCAAGCGCGCTACCAGGCTGCGCTACGCCCCGAAGTAGTGGAGCGACCCGATGGCCGGTTCTAACCCGGCTGCACTTTCATCGGTAATCGCCACCCCTGGCTATTAGGCCGTTTCACCAGGGGCCGTCCGCCGAATCCCCGTGCTGGCTTGCGCCCGCGTGTCCTTCCACGCCGCATCGGGCCGCTCCGCTCCAAGCTAAGAGTCACGTCACCTAGAATCCCGCCGGGCTGCAACCGGCGTGCCACGAATCTTAGCCTGGAGCGCAAGGGCCGTTCGGAGGCCGGCTGTTCATTTCTGAGCGGAGGAGCCTTAAAAACGCAGCGGTGTGTTTCTGGTTCGAGGTTTCCTCGAATACCATGCACCGCTGCGGCCCGCCTTATTCTACTCCTATTCGACGAACTCCCCACAACCGGCCCCGATTCTTTACCCTGGCGGCTCCTGCGAAAGCGTCCGCATCTTGTCCACCGGGATCTCCGCCGGCGCCTCCGCAAGAACGATCCCTTGCTTCCCCAGTTCCCTTGCTGCTTCGTTCTGCGCCGCCATTTGTTCGCTGTACCCGTAGGCCGCTGAGTCCACTTCCTTCGCTGGCCCTTCTCCCCTGATGTTCATGATCTTGACCCAGTTCCCAATCACCACAGTAAGGGCCTCCACCCGCGCCGTCACTGCCGGCCCAAGAACCGCAATCGTGCGGACGGCCGTAATCGCTCCTTGGTAATCAGGGCTTACCGCCAATCTCTCCATCGCCCCACGGAAGTCGCTGATGTCCTTCTGGAGCGCAGCGCAGGCCGCCGTGAGGTTCATCACTGCTTGGCGGACAAGGTAGAAGAGAAAGGCCAGGGCCAGAACCATGCCGCCAGCCAGCAGGCCAATCAACACCAAAACAAGGGCGTATAATGCGTCCTTCATCAGTTCACCTTGCTTTCCCCTTCGATCTGCGGGATCTTCTCGTCAGCTTCCTGGACGATGATCGAAACGTTGACTACATCTCCGGGACCACCCAAGGCCACAGTGAAACTGCCGAGACCAAACACCACCGTCCGCGGCTGCTGCTGGTTTGGCCCCGTGGTGAGGATGTTGTCGTTGACCTCCATCACCTGCGCCAAGATCATCTCCGGCAGGATGCCCTTGGCGAGAATGACCTTCTGGCCGGGCTTGAAAATTCTTCCGAGCGGGTCACGAATCACTTGGCACCATCCTTCACTTCGGCAACCCACGGCACATCACGGCCATTGGCTGGATGCAGGGCCTTATCCCTGGTTATTTCGTATCCGTACTTGCAGGTGTCGCAGTAGTGGGTGGCTTTCTTGAACTTCCCATTCGCATCGATCTCCAACACGCGGCGCATGATATGCAAGCACATGCTGCAAACCAGGGAGTCGAGAAGAACCAATGGACTTTCGTTCGGGTATGGCATTTGTCAGTTCCTTTCTGCTGCGGCGATTGTCAGCATACTTGTAAAACATCGAACCTGTCAATCTCAGATTTCGTCCAGACGGAAACGCTTGTTCAGACTGGGATTATCAGGATGTTCTTCGTTGATGAAGACCATCATGTCGTCCGGGGTGTCAGGATCGGGGCAGACATCGGCACCATGGAAAGTGAGATTCTGGATCGGGCGTTTAGGATTGACGAATAATTGCCGTTCATCGTGGTTGCGCATCATTTCCTCGAATTTGATCCAGCAAGAGGAACTGAGAAAAATCTGCGAAGGGCATTCCTTGCCTACCGAGCACTCAAAGAATGCTTTCTGGAGGGCACGAAGCGTAAGCGGCGCCTGTGTCTTGATGGCAGCGGTAGCAGCCGGGTTGCCTGGATTCTGAGCAAGCACCTTCAGTGCCGCGCCCGGAATGGCAATCACCGCAGCACCAAGGGCAAGGCTCTTGAAGAATTCGCGCCTGTTCATCGGCTCTTTCCCTCCAACAGTTGCGGGCGTAGCGATTCGGGAATCGCCACCCCTTCCCCTACAGCATGCTGGACCACTTCCTCAAAGGACATTCGCTCAGGAAGGTATGGATTGCACCGACCGGCAGAGATTTCTTTGAAGGCTACCTCCAAGAGACGATAACCTTGCACTTCTCCCTCAACCTTGTCTGCCCGCCTTCTAGCTTCATCTATGCGCTTCCTGGCCTCAGCCGCTGCGTCTGCCCATGTGCTGAGATTGCACTTCCGCAGCGATTCTGCATATCCCGCCGCCGGAAATCCGCAATGGGAATGTCTCAGGATGAATTGATTCCGGTAGCTCGGGTTGTCCTCATGCGCTGGGTGTGCGGCCTTGCAGATGTCGCAGAACCACTCGTTCTTCTCCAGGATCATCACGCACCAGGGATAGTTTCTGTTCATCACCCTGAAGCCAGACACCGGCCCAGAATCAAGCGAGAGATTTGGCTGTGCTGGCAGTTCTTTGGTTCTCTTGGCGTCTTCGGCCAACCACTTTCCTCGTATCCCGTGGTGCATCTTGCAGGTGGTGACTTCGGAACCCTCCGATTTGCAGCGGCAATCTGCGAGAAGAAAAGAATCCAGGCGGGCCTTGGCTATCGGGCGCCAGTCGAATTTCCTTGGGATGATCCAGGGCAACGCGGCCAGCGCAGAAAACGTCTGGCCGTCCTTCCTCAACCCGATGGCACGACCGTAGACGGCAGAGGCTTCCAACTTCGGCGTCTTGCGAATCGTGACGAACAAGGCGTAGTTGACTCTCTTCCAGTGGAACTTGCGCTTGCCCTTCGGCATGTCCAAATTTGGATGTTGGCGCTTCACTTGAACAGTCTCTCCTTGCTCACGTCCAGAAACTTCTTGTTGGAGGCACCCGGTCGAATGCGCGTAGGCCCACAGATAAAATAGTTTCTCCAGTCATCGAACAGCAGTTTGCGGTCTCCGGGTCCAAAGCGGGCTTGTAGCAGCGTGAAGTCGTCTGGATGCAGAATGATTTCACTCGGCCAACCCTGTTCATCCAGCCATTGGTGAAAATCGTGAAGGGTGCATTCGATCATGGTTCACTCCAAGAAAAGGATGCCCCGCGCCCGCAGCATCCCGCCGCTAGGGTATTCAATCAATCCCAGTGTCCGCAGTCGACCGCGGGGATTATTGTAAGCACCACCCAGGGAGTACCCCGCCTCTGCCGCGCATTCCTCGTTCGAGATACTGTGAGGATACCGCTCCAAGATCACGCGCAGGATTTTCTGCTCAGGGCCGCGAAGCCGGGCCATGATGGCAGCGTGCAGACCCTCAGTGGTAGCCGGTGTATCAGGCTTGTTGGCAAGGGCACGGCCAGCCTCAGTCAGTAGCACGCAATTCCCGGCGTATTCAACCAGTCCCCTGGTTCGCAATCGACCGCGAGGATTATTCCAGGCACCCCCGCCAATCCTGTATCCCGCCAAGAATGCCACGGCAGGTTGCTCTGGCTGATTCACTCCAATACTTTCCATCCAAGCAATAGCGTCCAGAATGCGTTGCTCCGGGCCGGTCAGATTCCCGTCATCCTCAACGACCACTTTGTTCCTGCGCGGCAGGATGGGGGGCGTGGGTCTGAAAGCGGGTGCCTTGAATCTCTGGTTCGGCCGACTCATTACCTCAGTGAACGGCACAGCCTTGATTTCTCCCAGGCACGCCTCATTCAAAATCTCACAGGCTTTATCGAAACTCCCCCGGATGCCAGCCAGCAATTGCGCCGTATCCTTTATCTTGTCCTGGAGTTTCTTGGTCTCTCCGCGAAACTGCCGGGCCGCATTGTCCGCGCCTTCCTGGCGGGCACGCTCCAGCGCTTCGGGATCGACCGGCTTGATGCCAGCGGTTAACTTCCGAATCTCCGCATCCTTGGCCGCAAGTTTCTTCCGCAGTTCCTTCGGATCGTCGGCCTTGGAACGCTCAATGGTAGCCGCCATCTTCGAACGGAGGGCATCGAGATCAACCGGGGCTAGCACCTTCGGTTCGGTTTGGCGCTCCCCGGCCTTCGGTGTTGCCGAAGAATTGAAAGTCTCGCGGTCGAGGATTTTCACCCGCCGAAGTCCGATTGGAGACCCTTCAGGGAAGTCCGGTGCCCAAAGCCATGCCTCACCGGTTTTCAATCCAGACAGTTGTGAAAGAACTTGGTCGCTCTCCCCGTGGTATTTGATCCATTCCCGAATGGCCGCAACATCCTGCGGCCCAAGAATCCGGTGGACTATTAGAACCTCTGCCTGCGTCGTGATGTTTTTCGACAACGAGGCTGGCCGCTGCGTGATGGCTGAACCACCAAGGCCAGATGATCGACCGAGTTTCCAGATCCGCGTGACTCGCCCAAGCATTTCTTCTTCGCCCTTGAACGGTTGCTGAGGTGCCACTTCATGGGCTTCCTCCAAGAAGAGGTGCAGAGGTTCGGTATTCCGGTGGTAGAGGCGGTCAGCGAAGTCCGACACAAACCGACCGCGCTCCCGGCCAGAGAAGTGCTTAATGGAGAGAACTGCGGAGATGCGATGATCCACCACCACATCAGCTACAAGCGCCCCTGCGGTGGACTCCAGTGGGAGATCAGCGTGCCGGCCACCAAAGATGTAGACGCCCAGTCCAGGTCCCTTTCCATCCTTGGAAGCCTTCAGGCCGTACCATGTATCGGTCGGGTCTATCGAGACGAATGGTATCTTCGCCTTGAAAAATTGTTCGGCCAGACGGACGCAGGTGGTGCTCTTCCCACTGCCGCGCTTGCCGACAATGAGAATGGTCTGCGTTGCCAGATCAATCGGCAGGTTCAGTCCTTCCGCGATGTGCAGAGCAACACTCATTCCTGTTTCTTCTCTGGGGGCAGGGCCTCGAAAACGCAATCCTTGTAGGGATCAAACATCCAGCGATGCCCTTCTATCTCAATCCCAAGGTCATCGCAGATGTCCGTCCAAAAACGCTGGCCTTCCTTTTCCAGTTCAGTGTAGCGGGCCGCCACAAAGGTGTTGGTTTCCTTAGCCAATCTTTTAAGTGCAAGCGCCTGCGCCATGACGTTCTTCATCCTGGAGGCCATGCTTAGGGAGATGTAGAACTTCCCGTCTTTGACGATGTACCCCTCTCGGGTTTTCTGCCCGATCAGATGCCTGTCATCCTTCTTCGCCTTTTTGGTCATATTCCTCCTTCTTCGCTGGTTCTTCCAACCCTTCAAGTACCGGATGGCCGTTCACCGTGATTTTTCTGTTCAACATCAATTCGTCATAGCCGATGTCCAGTGCCCGCGGTTCTAAAGATTGTTGCTGCCGGAGGCCACACTTCAGATGCTGGCGTAGCGCTTCATATTCGTGCGGGGGGACTATCCAGCCAGCCGCAATAATCTCTGCTGGATCAATTTCTAATGTCTCCCCGCGTGCGTATCGGCCAGTGCTCAGGTGATGCAGGGTAATGGGTCTCGGTTCCTCTTTCAGCAAGCGCTCAAGAACCGGCTTCCCGAAAGGTGCCATCTTGCACAATCTACCCGTCAGTACACGTATCTGCTCTTTCAGGTAGTTTTCGTGCTCTTTCTGTAGGTGGAGTAACTGCGCGGTTTCGGCCAACTTCCGGTGATTCCGCAGATACCCCACCGTAAACCAGCCGAGAACCATAAACATAACTGCATGGAGAACGATAAGGACAATCATCCGACCTCCTCCCAATGCCCCCGCAGGAAAATCTGAATCCCAAGGCCCGGCGCATAGTCCGGCATCTTTGATTCGAATGCTACCCGCGCATCCTGGTAATTCTCCACCGGAAGCATCCTGGCCCGCTTCGCCAGCCACACCAGCGCGATTGTCGGCGCCCGCGACAACCCCTCGTTGCAGTGAACCAGCACACGCCCCTTCTGGATGCGCTCCGAGATGAAGTCCAGGGCCTTGTTGAACAACTCCGCCTTGAACAGCGGCACCGGCGGGTCAATCATGTTGAGCCATAGATCAACCGGTCGTTCTGCCCACAGGTATTGAGGATCGTCTTTGGCGACTCGGTGCCCGACGACGCGGGCGTGGCAGGGGTCTTTGCAGGCGTGAACGATGCCGGCCCAATCTTCGTTCCGCCGGTAGGTCAGGGGGCAATGTTCAATGCCCGCAACGTACAGATTTGGATGTACCTCAGTCAGCATCGGAAACCTCCACTCCACGGGCTTTGAGTGCAGCCAAACAGATCGCCCGCGCTGGCGTGTCCGCCTCAGCATGGGAATAGCACTTGCATGATTCATCCCCACAGTGGAGGCATCCCTTGGTGTTATGGAAGCAGCAATGCCAAGGGCCAGCCCAATCGGGACTGTGGGTGAAATGCCCTGGAGGGCCGTTGTGGTTCACCGTGGGGCTGAATCCACGTTCCAGCATCTTCTCGATCACCAGCCAAGCACCTTCGACAAAACCCTGGAAATCGAACACATCAATGGAAAGGCGTGGAAGAACGCGCCCCATAACTTTTTCGGTTATTAGACGGTTGAGAACTTCATCGGTTGGCATGGGGTTCACCTCCGTAGGAAAACAAGCGTAGCCGCGTTTTACGTGAAATGCAAGGGAAAAAGTAAAACATTATCGCCGCGTCAGGAACCACGTAATCCCAAAGGCCAGCAGTCCCAGCAGCACCACAAATCGCCAGCCGGTGATAAACCACAGCACGGTTCTCCGCCAACTGCGCGACGGGCGATTGCACGCAAAAAGGTCAGGATTCAATCCTGAGCAACGCCATTCTACTGCCGCCTTCCGATACTGGAGATCAATCTCCGCCATCGTAGGGTATCCCTTCGGCATTGAGACAACATTATTTTTCATGGCCAACTCCTTCCACTTCAACCAGGATGTTCCGGCGGCAGAGACTCGTCTGCTTCGCGTGCTCCTGTTTTCCCCACCAGAGCACGACGCAGGGTTTCAAACTCGTTACCAATCTGATTCCCCAAACGGAGAAATCCTTTCTGGTAGTTCTCCTTGACCGCATCTGCCCAGCCAGCCGCATAACCACGGTCGTATTCCCGCTTGCGCACTTCACGGATAAAGTAGTCAAGCCAACTGGGGCGGAAGCCGTTCCGCAACATGATCCAAACGCAGTGCAGGAACCGCATCACCAGATTCAGCGGAATCGGATAGGCCACCCAGGCCATTTTGTCCCAGCATAACCACGCCATGCCGTACCACTTTAAAAACGCCGTGCCTTCAGGAACGATGATCTTAAGTTTCATCTTTCTTCATCCTCCAGGTCTGAATCTTCCGCAACCCGCTTCCATTCCTCGGCCGATAACCGTATCCCCGTTCCCCCGCACAATGCTTCCAGGGAGCGCGCAATCCGCCCTTGCCGATCTTCTGAAATGAAATCCCGCTCCTTGAGTTCAATCCAGCGGGATTCCGCCCCTGTTGGCTCTTTGCCCATTATCCGACTTCCTCGACGCCGAGGGCTTCCAGCGCCGCAAGGCAGATTATTTCAGGCGTTACATACAAAAATGCCCAGGGCCAACGTCGGTCTGCCGCACGGTGTAGATGCTCAAAGAATCGAAGGTCGTCAAAGGGGTGTTCAAAGTCGCCATGGATTCCATCGCTTTTAGCCGTAGCAATGGTCCACATATCCCGCAATTTCTCCACCACCTGCCATACGGCTGCGATGTCCCCTTGATAATCAGGAACAGCCTCAAGGATACCGTATTCATTGCGGAAGAAAAGGCCACGTTCTGTAAAGAGGTCACGATCACGTTCTCCTTCCGTGAAGTCACCCCATTCTTCAAGCCAAGGCACCAACTTTCCGTCTTCCGGCGAGATGTAGCACGGCCAGTCCTTACGGAAATCGGTGATGCCTATGATCTTCTCGGCCACCAGCGCATTCCGCTCTGCCGGTGTCGCCTTCGTCCACCATTCCTGAAGTTTCATAGTTTCCCTTCCAGCATCTTCCCCAGGGCCGAGATCCACACGCTAACGTTCTGGTTCTTCCCGTCTTTCTTGGCTGCCGCCCTGGCAGCCGACAGGTTCCCATGTCGGCGCAGATATTCCGCGCATTCCTTCCAGCGTTCCCGACGCCGCTCAGGGGTCATCAGTTTGTCGTTGCGTCTTGCCGGCATGATCTCTCTACTTCGACTCAGGTGGTTTCTCTGTCGGTTTGGCCTCCGGGGGCGGCGGCACAATCCGACCGGTGCTTGTGTCCACCCTGCTACCTTTCGGTGCCTTGTGCGCGGCCAGCACGTCCTTTTCATGCTGCTTAATATCGGCATCTAGCAGTTCGATCTCTTTCTCAAGCAACTGGAAGCGTTGCTGCATCTGCTGGAAGCGCACTTGAAGAAGTTCCTGCTCCTGCCGCGCTGTGAGGATTTTCAAGTCCAGGTTTTTGCCTTTGAGGGTCTCCACCTCGCTCAGAACCATCGAGTCGGCGCTGGCCTTCGCTTTCTCAGCACCCGGCTTCACCTGCCCCGCCAAGCCCACCGCGCACGCCATCACCAAAACCAGAATTCCTCGCCATCTCAGTTTCATCCTTGTCGGCCTCCTTTATAGCCGCTGCCTATCGTACCTGCCTGTTTTACGTTTTACAAGTAAATTCTGCGGATTTTTTTATGCCCGCCCCTCAGCCATGCCCCGCACCTTCCCCATCAACTCCCAGCGGCGCTTGGCTGGCAACTTGCTCGCCTCCCACAAGATCATCCGGGATGTTCCGTCGGTGGGCCAGGGAACCAGCAGCCACCTCGCCGGGATGCCAAGCGCCTTTGCCACAGACATGATGTTCTCAACATTCGGAGAACGGCGCGCTCTTCCCCATCTATAGATATACGTCCGGCGGTATCTGCCCATGCGGGTGCCCAATTGTGCTCTGTTCATTCCAGCGATATTTCGCCAGTATCGCAACGCTTCAAGAAAATCCACTGCCTCGTCGGGGCTTGCAGGTTGCACTTTACTCACTGCGGCCAGAGGATCAGCACCCAACGGAACAATCACACCGGCAAACCAGCACCGCCGACAACGCTTGGCCGCAGCCACGTACTGCACCAGCTTGCACCGTGGGCACCTGACCGTGATCCTTTCCTCCATGCCCCCTCCAACATCCAAATTTGGACATTCACCCCAGCACCGGATTCACCAGCGTACACCCCGCCGGCAAATTCCTCCTCCGCTCCTCAAACGGCATCTGCTCGGAAATCAAGCACTCTGTCACATACGACGCCCGCCCCCGCTCTCGGTCTAGCATCCGAATCGTCATTAAGTGCCACCGCTCCCCGTAAACCTTGCACCGCGTCCCCCCAGCCTCCCCCACCGCGGTAATCACCTCCAGGTGTTCGCAGATATACCGTCCGCCCTTGCTCAAACAGCACAACCCGCACTGGCTGCATTCGCCCCATGGCACCATCTTCCCTCCTGGCAATCAGATCAGACTCCCCTGCTCTGGCTCCAAAGCAGGTGCTCGAAGCGGCAACATCTCCTGCGCCAAACGCTTCACTGCAAGTTCGGCAAATTCCTCAACAATCTCGATCCCGGTCGCTTGTATCCCACGCTGCTTTGCGACCACAAGCGTCGTCCCCGTACCCATGAATGGATCAATCACCGACTTAACGGTTGGGAAGGCTGCGAAGAACTCTGCTGGCAACCGTTCATGGAAACTGGCCGGATGACCAACCCGCATAGATAATCTACTTGCCGCGAACTTCGCGTGTGGCACCCACCAGATCTTCGGCCCGTTCTCTTCAGCCCAAGTATTGATGCAGAGGATTTCCGCTCGTGGCGGCATTGCGATTAGGCTTTTGCTGTCGTCCACGGAAGGATGCCGCAGGACAAGTCTTAGCCGCTTCCATGGGAGGGCACATTCATTCCATGTTGCGCGGATCAATCCTGAGTCCTCGTCATTCAGCGAAAATGGAAATAACCACGCCTGGATCGGCGCCGGAACCGCTCCGTACACACCTCGCAGGAACCCGTAATAATTATTCCATGTCGGCCAATCATCGCATGGATATCCCTTCCTGAGATTGTACGGCGGGCTCGTTAGGCAGGCATCATGCTGCTCAAGCAAGAAAAGAATTTTACGGCAGTCTCCCAGGTATATCCTGATCCCCCTCCCGTCATCGTAGTACGCCTTCGGCAATCCGTTCATCTGCACCCCATGTACGCCTCTATGAAGGCTTGCGCGACCGGCGCGCAGAGAATCCCTTGTTCCAGGGAACCTTGCCCCTGTTGGCCTCACTGAGTTTTTCCTTGTGTTCTTGTGACAGCCGCCTGCCCTTGGTGGCGATGCTTAACCGCTTCTTGTTTTCTTCGGACATCGGCCTGCCGGGTTTGCCCTTCCTTATCCGAGAAAGATGTTCTGCTATTCCAGCATCCGCAGCCGTTCGGATGCGATGACAGTTTGCACAGATGAGATCGCACTTGTCGGCTTCCAGCATCAGTGCTGGAAGCGCCCCTCCTATATGACTACCAACGTGGAATCGCTTTTGAGTCCGGTCCTTATGGTCGAAGTCATAACAGCACTGCGGAAACGTTCCTCCGCAATCTGTACACCTGCCGCCCTTGTACGCCACAAGTGCGGCTTTTTTCTGCTGATTTGAGAGTGCCTGCCTTGATGGACTTCTCATCTATTTATTTATCTCCCATGGATTTCAAGATAACATCTGATGAAAGCCTCGGCAACCGGTGCCGTGAGCGCGTTGCCGTAACCGCGCAGGCGTCCCACTCTGTTCACGGTTCCCTTGATGAGGGGCGGTTCCGTTATTCTCACGAAGTTACCCGCATCAAAACCCATTCGGAGCCGATCTTGAACTTCTTGACCAAGGGATCGCCATACCGCTTCAACCTGGTAAGGTGGGTATTGCACAAGCCTTTCCGCGCCACTGGCTTTGAGCAGTGTGAACATGGCTTCGGCAGTAACGGTGTCCCCATGTAGTTGGGCGAGTGCGTAAGACGATGGCACGAGGCGCACAAAGTCTGCAAATTGTCGGTCGCGTTGTTCAGGGGGTTTCCGTCGCGATGGTGAACATGGATCTTGTCGGACTTCCGGCATATCTCGCACTCCGCCTTGGCCTTGCGGTGCGATTTGATCCGACTGTGGCTCACGCTCATTACTACTTCGCGGATTTGCCCCACGGCCATACAGTTTCGATTGCAGTATTTCCGCCGCCGGAAGTTCAGGTTTGACTCCAAGACTCCGTTGTATCGCTGGCGCTGCATTTGCTTTCCGCACAGTGCGCAGAATCTTACAGGGTCCGGCTTCGCTGGGATTGGCATTCACTTCCTCCTTGACGGCTTCTTTTCTACCCTTGTAGCCGCCAAGTCCCATTCTACCGGAAGACCCTGCAAATAGCGAGATAAACTTGGGTTCAACTGCCCGGTATTTCTGGTCTCGGCAGTGGAGCCATTCGGCGTTGGCCCAGAAGCCGTTAGTTGGACCGCCTGTTCGTTCAGGGGCCGTGCGTTCTTCTCCATTGTTTTCTGGCTGGCTCGCCCGTCCCGAAAATCTCGCCCTGCTGGCGTGGCCCAGGAAGCCCTCGCCGCCTGGCTCGGCAGCATCAGATCGCCCTTGCTGCCGTGCTGATTCGGCCCGCCCTTCTGGCCGTCCGTGCTTCGCGGCGTGGCCCAACTCGCCAGTTTCGCCTGTCCCGGAAGCAACGGTTCGTTCCTCCGATTCCCGCCGCGACTCAAATGCCCTCCGGTTCCGTCCGCAACTGAGGGGCTGCACCATGCGGCCATCTTCGCCGCATTGCTCAGGTCGTGGGGGAAATAGTGATGGTCCGCTTCCGTGTTCCCGCGCTCCCGTTCGTCGTGACTCTGCGGCGTCGGCCATGCCGCCATTTGCGCTACTGCCTGCAAATCCCCGCCCCCGCTTTCTGTTCGTCCCAATTCCTGTTTTCTCTCCGCGCTTTCCGGCCCTCCGGTTGGGGTCTTCGGCGTCGGCCACGAAGTACAATCGCTGCCTGATGTGCGGCGCGCCGAAGCCCGCAGCCGGTAGATCAAACGGTGGGACTGCGTAACCTTCTCCTTCCAAATCAGCCTGAACAAGGTCGAGCCAAGTTTCGCCGTCACCTCCCGCAACCTGCTCGCCATAGACCACTGGAGGTCGGCAGACGCGGATGAGATGGAACCACGCCGGCCATAAGTGCCGCTCGTCAGCAAACCCTTTTCTTTTGCCGCTCGCGCTGAAAGGCTGGCAAGGGCAGGAGCCAGTCCAGCAGGGTCTATCATCGGCCCAACCGGCACAACGCAGGGCGTAGGACCAAGTTCCGATTCCGGCGAAGAAATGACATTGGGTAAATCCAGCAAGCTCCTCTGGCCGAACATCCCAAATGTCTCGTTCATCGACTTCACCATGGGCAATTACTCCCTCCTTTATCAGTTCCCGCAGCCATGCAGCCGCGAAACCGTCATTTTCGTTGTAGTATGCCTTTTCCATCCGCCCCCTATCCTATCACCACCCTCTTCCTGTTTTACATCTATAAAATTTGAATTTATTTTTTGCCAGTCGGCCCTCGAATGGACACTTTACATCCTGCACACTCGGCAACGCTCGTATTCCTCATACTGTGCTTCTCCACGCACCTTTCGACCGCTTGCAAATGCCACGCGCAGTTCTACAAGCGGCGCCGGCCAATTATCCCTTCCAGGGCCGCGGAAAGTGCAGCCCAATCTTTGCTCCTGTGCCTCTGCTTTCGCGTAAATCTCAGGATGCAATTGCCACAAGCGCTTCCACTCGATCAGCCGCTGGTCGTAGCACCGAGCACAGTCCGTCCGCCGTGGGATGCAAACGCCCCGCACCTTTAGATATTCCCGCACCTCCTTTATCCCCCACCCCCACCGCCGTAACGGGAAGTCAGTTAAAACTTCCGTCGAATACAGCCCCTTCCTCTCCTCCTCATCCGCCCGGAGTCCTACGTAAAGCGTTGCCGGTTGATGCACCCGTAAAAACGCAAGGCAAGGTGTTATCTTTAGCAACCTCGTGCACCACCTCTGCCGCCAGTTTGGTAAAGCCTTGAATTCCTCTATCCAAAAATCAAGATCGTGGTTCTTCAGTCGGATTAACTCCTTCCCCAGTATCCCCTCAAGTCTCTTCCAGTGTCCCTCCATCTCTGGTAATTCATCCCCTGTCGGCGTGCAGATGTATTCGTATCCCCGTCCCTCTACCTCTGCTAACCTCAGCGCCATCGCCGTCGAATCCTTCCCCCCTGATAATGCCACTATATGCTCCATCTCCTGCCTATCCTATCACTTTTCGTTTTACAACTAAAAAACTTTTTGAATTTTTTGTGCGCTGGCCCTCCAATGAGTCCCTCCCGCGCGCGGCGATTACCACCGCTACCCCTTTACCCCTTACCGGGCCGGTGGCGAGTGCAGGCAGGGGGCAAAGGCAGGCAAGGCGGCAGGCTGGCGGGGCTGGCACGGGGCGGCGGCAGGGGTCGAAGGCAGGCGGAAGCGGGGACGCAGAAAGGGCGCGAGGCTCTGCCGGGGGCGGATCGAGGCCCTTGTACCCGCCTCCACCGCTGCACCTGGAAGGGCAGAGGCGGCGCCCATGCTCACCACCGAAGGCAGGCGGGGGCGGCTCTGCCGGCGACTGGAGGCGCCTGGTCTTCAACGCCGACACGCACCAGGGGCGACACCACCAGGCCGACGACCAGCGGCGCCCAACATCCAAATTTGGACGTGGACGCTTTCCGTACATTAGCAGTTCGACCCGTGATTCTCGCCATTCGACCCCGATTTGCAGCCGTTCAATGGAAAAGGCTTGGAGGCTGGAAAGGGCGGGTGTAGGCTGAGAGCATGAACGCGGCTCACCAGGCACGGCAACCAAAAGTAACCACTTCTGGAAGAGCCGAAAACACCAGCACAGCAGAAGAAAGCAAAGGGCTTAAGGGCCACGGGCGAACGGTAGTTTTGAAAGGAGCGCAACCAATGAAATACCAGATTTACGCCTTCGACTGCGAAGGCACCTTGAACCACGCAGGATCAGCGGAGGCGACCGGTGCCACGGTCGAGGAGGCACGCCGGATCGAGCACGAATGGAGGAAGTGGCGTCGGCAATACCTCAAGGACAACCCCGGCGATTATCCCTTACGCCGACACCACAGGCGAACGGTTCAGTACGCCATGAACCCCGTAGGCCAGCCCGACACGGTTGTCTCTGTGGCCTTGTAGCGCCCCGCTCCGCCGTCCGACTCGGGGGATTCGGGCGGCGCATGGGAGGCGTTCAGCCGCCCGTGCCGGCGCAACCCGCTGGCAGGAGGAGGAGGATGAGACAATGACGAGAGGACAAGCCAAGGCAGCCGACCGAGCGGATGCTATAGCAGCTCGTGCAGAGAAGGCCGCTATAGAGCGGCGACAGGATATCCGGCGAGGCAGGATCATCCCAGCCCCGCGCAAGCGCAACGCGTAGCGCCCCGCGCACCACGGCCAGACCTGGAGGTTCTGACCGTGAGCGGGAGGTACTGGCAATGCGGGTACGCAGCAAGTACGCGATATGGGATACTGACAGACTCGTGCCGGCATGGACTCGGCGACCCAACGATGCCCGTGCGGTACCGCTAAGAGCGACTATGCTGGAAGAGCGCAACCTGGGCCTGCGCTGGTTTATTCCAGCGCACAAATTGGCGGCCACCAGCTTGCTTTTAGGCCCGCAACTGCGTTAATTAACGCACCAGAAAGGATCACATGCTCTATAAACAATGGATAGGCGAACCCGACAAGGGCTTTGACAGCCTCACTCGGGCAGAAGAGGCCGAATACGACCGGCTCCGCACCACGGCACGCCCCGAAGACAACCCCGGCAATCTTGCCAGTCGTGCCCATGATGCGTTTCCCGGCCGGTGGGTCTACTGCGGCGGCTCTCACATCGCGGTATATCTGGGCGCCACTGAGGACCAGGCCGGGGAGTGTGCCTTCCGGCTCCTGCTCATCTTCTAAGGATAGCGGCCTGAGTCCCGACGCGGGCGGTTGCGACCGCTGGCACCGCGATTCAACGCGGGGAGGAGAAACATTATGACACACCAGTGCCCTTCGTTTTTGACGTGTGACAATCCCAATGAACACATCCAGATCCTGGCGACAGAGGGCCGCATACTCGGGGAAACCGAGTGGCAATGTCCTCTCTGCGACCACCGCCAACCGTGGCGCGGCTCCGCGTACCACCTGATCGAGGTACATGGTTGCACGCCCAGCGAGGTGGCCAAGTACACGTAGCGCCCCGCGCCAGCCCGGCAGGCTGGCGGGCCAGACACGAAACGAGGAAACGCTAATGGACACTCAAAAAATAGGGCGAACGAAACGAGCGAAACTAATCAGCCGCGCTATCGCAGCCGGGTACTCGCGCTACACTCTGATCGAGCTATCGAGTGACGAGGAGGAGCGCCACGACAACGAGGGCGGGCTGACCATCGACGGACGCGATATATATTTGCTCGGGCAGACCGATGCTAGGCGTACCTGGGGATATATGCATCGTCGTAGCGGGCAGTACCTAGTCGGCGTCATCGACCACAGCGATGAGGGCCGGGCGGTACTCGCAGCGTTGCGGGCCGCGTTCCCTGCGGCCATTGACGACAGCTACTGCCATACACAGGGATTCGATCTGCGCAGGTAATCGCAGCCATTGCCTCCGGCCCACTGTCGCAGCAGCGGGCCAGAGGGGAGCGGGCGACCCGCGAATCACCAAGGGGCGAACGCGATAGGGTCGCCCCTCCCGCTGACTGCTCCCGGATGGAGTAGTGAGCGGGAGGTACTACAAAGTGAAGCACACCCATGCGCAGGTACTTGGGACAATCGCTTTACTGAAGCACTGTCAGGGATTGCGTGCCAGCGGTAAATCTGTCGGCTATACCGACGATCCCGCATGGCTTGTTAATATGGCTGTCAATCGGCGGGCAGGCTGGCCGGATGATCCTACATGCTCACGCGGCTCTTGTATGCCCGTGAACGGCAAGTACCCGCGTAAATCTGCTGGTGATTATGGCTACCGTCACCTGTGCCAGCTCGCTGAGAGAGTCAATAGCCGTGTCATAGTCAGGGAAAACGAGCTTGGTAACTGGCGCGGCTTGTTGATGAAGCGGATTCCAGGGAGGTTTACGGGCCGGGAGGATTTCTAGCGCCGCACATCACGCTGTCCAACTCAGAGGATTCCAGGTGGCGCTATGGAGGGATAAAGGGGGTTTATGGCAGGTAAAGGGGGTTTACGGCAGTCACGCGTTAATTCTACTGGACTTACGGGGAGCAAATCTTCACCAAGGGCAAAGGGACCAGGACAGGCTACTTGGGCGGCAGGTAGGCGGGTAGTGGCTCGCGCCGGGCTCCAGGTCGAGCCGGGCAGGAGGTACTATCAAGTGAGCATAAAACTTAGCCCGAAACACGGTGTTAACCCAGCTATCCCAGTGTGCTTCTTTTGCAATGAGGCCAAGAACGAGATCATCTTGGCCGGCCAACTGCAAGGCGATCAAGAAGCTCCCCACGCAGCGGTATGGGACAAGCGCCCATGCGACAAGTGCAAGGAACTGATGCAGCAAGGGGTTATCTTTATCAGCGTCCGGGAGGGGGAGCAGGGCGCCAACCCCTACCGTACCGGGGGGTGGGTGGTGGTGAAAGAAGAGGCTGTGCGGCGGATCGTGCAGCCGACGGAATTACTGGCGGACATCCTCAAGAGCCGCGTGGCCTTTGTCCCCGACGAGGCATGGAACAAGATCGGCCTACCGCGGGCAGCGTAGCGCCCCGCCCCCAGGCCCTTGTTTGGCTTGGGCGGGAGGTACCACCGATGCAGGTTGAATTGAAGCTCGTGATGTCCATTGAACTGGTAGACGAGTTTTTCGGCATTCGTGAACCCGAGGCCGACGATCCCCTGGAACTGCGGATGAAAGAATCTGCTGGTGAGGCGGTCAGAGAGGCGATCCAGCACGGGGAGAATCGCGGCTTTAATCACGACATGGAGGACACCACATCTCTTAGCTTGGTGTCGCTGGAGGTGGTAAAGGGCCGGTGTCCGTGGACCGCGCAGTTTCCCGAGGCCATCGCAACAGACGGCAGCATGGCCGTAGAAAGGGGGGTGCCTATGGAATGAATCGCGGCCGGGGAGACCAGCCCCGGCCTGCGGCTCTGCACAGAGGGCAGCAGGCGGGGGTTGGAATCAAGACATGCAGCGTTATATCCTGTCGGGGGCCGAGACCAGCGGGCACGTCCCAGAACACCCGGAACGTACCGCACGTAAACGCGCCGGTTGTGGGATTATGGACTTTGATGTTTTATTCCAGGTATGGCCGAACCGGGCGTCAATGGCGCGCTCGATCCGTATGCAGGAGCGGGGAGTGGACTTTGCACGGGGCTGGAAGGCTTGTGTACCGCTGGGAACCACCGAGGGCTACTGAAGAAAACCCCAATTCCTGCAATCCACACAAAAACAAGGGCATAGAAGGCACCAGGACGCAACGCCTGAGGGCTTTCGATACCCTACTACATCCAAATACAGATGTTGAGCGGGTTCAGACGACCGGCGCGGTGGTGGGCAGGTCCGGGGGGAGCTTGGCGGCACGGTGTAGCCGCCGTGCTGTAGCCTGCGAGATATCCAGGGCGGCAGAGATGGCCACAAAGGACTCACCGAGGGCACGGCGGGCCGCTACAGCCTCAGCGTTGACCGCTGTACGTGGTCGGCCCATGTGCTTCCCACTGGCGCGGGCGCGTGACTGGCCAGCTTTGATCGTCTCAGAGCGTTCACTGTTCTCATATTCGGCAAACCAAGCTTGAATTGCCCACAGCAGTTTACCCATGGTGGATGAGATCGGGCCGGTTGCGCTTTTGACAGGTACGACCGTAACACCGAGATCCGCGAGCTCGTAAACAGTCGAAATCACCTCCCGCATGTCGCGCCCCAACCGGCTCACCTTCCACACCAGGAGCCTGTCAAAACGCCGGGCAGCGGCATCCCGCTTCATGCGCTCGAATAGCGGTCGGGCGGCGGCACCCACCTTTCCCGATTTGCCTTGCTCCACGTAAACGCACTGGCCAGCGAGCGTGGCGACCACCTCAGGGCGGACATGGTACACGATACGGCCAGCGCCTTTGTCCTCAGTGTAGACGGCGGCAGCGAGCCCGGCGCGGATAGCTGACCAGTCACGGGCGGAGCCGTCCTTTTCAGCCACTTCAAGCAGATCCTCAAACTGGTTTTCTGCTGTCTGGCGAACGCTGGACACGCGAAAGTATAGGGCATCCATAAAATTCAATCCTCCACAATAAAACCGGGCTTCTGCCGGTAAAGTTCCTGCTCTGGAGGGGCAGCGGCATATTTTCTATGCCCGCGACCGCCGGCCTTGCCTTCGCAGGACCAGCAGCGCAATTCCATGCGCTTACCACATGCGGGGCAAGGCGGCCCGAGTGCTGCCGGCCGCCGCTTCGGTCTCGTCCAGCCTTTCCGGCGCATGTCGAAACTATAAGGCGACTTTTGGCAGGTGTCAAATGGGCTTTAATGCACAGATTTGCCATTCGACCCCGGATTCTCGCCGTTCACCTGCTATTTTTGACCGTTCGATGGAAAGTGTTAGGCGAATAAAAAGGACAGGCGTAAGGTGGACGCATGGAAACTCAATTCATCCACGGTAGCGATTGGGAAGAATTCGCCAAGGCTTTCCCGGCTGCGGTTGCGTGGCTCGTACAACGCAACCTGGCGGGTGAATATAAGGACCTACTTGGGATGGAAAAGGCCGGATTGCTCACGTTCTGGCAGCGGCACCGGCTGGTGGAATTGGAACGGTGGGCATCACGGCGCGGGGGCAAAAGATGACCTTGGCACAAGCAACCCGGCAAGCCGGACGGCTTAAACCGTCCCACAACCGGCGGGAACCACGCCGAGAAAAACGGAGAATGAAGAGATGAACGAAACGACAATCAAAGTAGCCGCAGACGTAGCGCCGGTATTAGCGGCGCTTGCCAAGTGGATCAACCAGCGGATTAGCCTTGACCCTGCCAACTACGACAGCGATGGCACAGCATACCGGAGTGAGTACCGCTCAATTCTGAAACAGCGGGAGCGGGCGCGGGCAGCCTGGAGCCAAGCTAACGCATACCTTCACAACGCACAGGCTCTCACCGAGGCTTTCGAGGCGTTTTCCGGGCGCCTGCAATGGAACGGCAAGAGCCTGAAGTACACCACCGGCCAGTATTACCCGACCGAGTTTGCTCTTGCCGCTGCGGTCGTCCTGGAGCGGTACGTTGATTTGGTACGCCCGAAGAAGGCCCCGGAGCCAGAAGCACGGTTTACCTGCATGGCCGCGATCAAACAAGTGAACTGGGAAGCCGGCGGCCATTGGTTCGACCGCTCCAACATGAAATCTTTCCGTTCGCGCATTCTGCCGAAGGTCTACAACGGGCCGGGCGGCGTGTTCTTTGTCAGTTCCGAAGATAGCGGATTCGACGCGGCTGGGCGGCGTTTCACTGTTCGCCAGTTCGATCCCAAAAACGCCAGCATCGACACCTTCGGCCCGTTCAATAAGTTGAGCCGAGGTGCCGCTATTGCTCTGGCACACCGAGCGGCAGCCGGGGAGATTACCAAGAAGGAGGCGGACGCGCTTTAGCTTCGACCGAGGGCGTGCCTGAGCGGCGCGCCTTCGGATGGGAGCTAAATCAATGCTGACAATCTCACGGCATGGAAACGGGTTCAAGATAAAGGTCAGTGCGCCGGGTATGGGCTGGCGTAGCTATTCGGTGTATGTTGCGGATCTGCGGGACGTTCACAATGCTGTTTCTCACTATTACCAGGAGGGCGGCACTGTGGCGAATCACCAATTGCACCCGATACCGAGCGTTTGCCCGTTCTGCCGACGCTCCGAAGAACAGGAGCGGCAGGAAGAAACGAAGGCCAAGAAAAAGACCCGCAGAGCGACGAGTAAAGGAGCGTGAACAGTGGCAGCACTTTACAAGCACGGCACGGAAACCGCACGCTGGAAGAACCGCAACAGTGGCACCCTCTACAGCCTGCGGGATACCGGCGAGGTCCTGCTCAACGGGAATTATTCCTCAGCTACCTGGAAGATGTGCCGCCAGCCGAACGTGATCCGGCAGGGAATCGAGGCCGACAAGCTGCGGCTCATTTGGGAGCGGGTCAACCGCTAAAAGGATGAAGCGATGAAACACACACCTGGACCGTGGACTATTCTGGACCGTGGCAAACTTAGCACTCCGCAGATTATGGCGGGTGAAACAGCCACCGCACGGATAGTAGATAGGGGCCAAGGCAAATCGGCAGAGAACGAGGCCAACGCCAGCCTAATCGCCGCCGCGCCGGAACTGCTGGAGGCGTGCCAGCGGGTAGCGGATGTGCCGTTTGAGCCGGACAAATGGCGGCAGCAAGTTCAATCCGCTGTAGCCAAGGCGAAAGGGGAATTGCCGTGACTGTCTTCGAGTATTGCAAAAGATGCACTGCTACAACACTACACCGGCTATACGAGGGCGTGATGGTTTGCCAGGTATGTCACACCCACTGGCCGCAAAGAGCGACAAAAGAGGCCGAATACCAGCAGTACGGTGCGGGCCGTCCCTGGGCCAACCGCGTAGACGCTGTGCTGCTGAAGGCGAAAGGAGAATTGCCATGAGCAAGACGAGGAAGCAACCGCCGGTTCGGTCGCCAATTGTCGGCTACTGCCATCTCTGTGAGCGTAATGTTCGGCTTCTGTACGATAACGACGGCCCCGGCTGGTATTGCTCTGTTTGCGGAGCTTGGACAGCCAAGCCGGAAGAGAGGTTGAAATGACCAACGTTACTAACCATCCCACCGCCCGCGAACGGCAGTTGAGCAAAGTGAACGAGCTGGGGCGCATCAATCGAAGGCTGCGGGATGCTTTGCTGGTAATTCTAGGGCAAGCAACCGCATTCAGAGAATTGAACCGTATCCAGCTACCTGCTGCCGCAATTGAAGCAGCCCAGCAAACCGGGGCCTTAATCGAGGCAACTGCGATGGCCGCAATCAAGTCCGCAACGGAGACAGGGATGCCCCATGTTCACGTCCGCATACAGGGCAGCGACGACGCGGACACTTGCGCTCAGTGTGGCCTGGACCTGCGCGACTCCATCCACCTGCGGGTTAACGATCCCCGCCGGAAGTCTGCAGAGGAACCATGAGCGACAACTTTCTCGAAGACATCAAGGCTGGCAACCGGGTGTGGATGGAACAATGGCGCAACCGTCGGCACATTGAAACTGTTCGTCGGATCACCGCCACTCAAATTGTTTTGGGTAGCGGAGGGCAGTCCGACCGCTACTACCGGCAGAACGGTTACAAGATAGGACGCTTCGGAAACTCACCGTCCATCGTGGGGATCGCCACTCCAGCCGAGCGCGCCGAATGGGACGCCAAGCAAGCCACCGAGCACCAGGCCGAACAGGCACGGCAAGCTGACCAGGCCCACCGGCAACAGGAATGTGAACGGCTCTCCAGACTCTTTCCTGAGGATGCTTGGGTGCATGAGGGTGTGAAAGGAACCTGGGAACTCAGTATGACCAGCTTGACCACTGCCGAAGTCGAAGCGCTCGCGGTAAAGTTGGCCGGCGAGAAGAAAGGGGCCTGACATGAAGCGAACACTTTGGGCCTTGGCTTGGCGGGCTGCCCGCGCTATGGCCAGCGGGCAGGCTATCGGTGGCGGGGAATTGACTGTGCTCCTGGCCTACCAAGCGGAACACACGCTGCGGTTGGCCGTGGCAACCTTGAGGCAACGCCGACTGGCGAGGGGGTAAGACATGCTTGTTGTTGGCAAGGATTACAATTCACGGGGCCGTCTACGCTACGCGGTGGAAAACCTCAGCACTGGGAAAAGGGCTGGCCCCAATCCCGTTAGCAAGCGGGGTGCCGAGATTGTCTTGAGAGTGCTTCAATCCCTGCCGCTCGACTGGACTTACCCGGTGACGCCGGAAATTGGGGCGCGGAATCAGGAAGCGATCCGAGATCCAAAGTTGCGGCGCTGGTTGATGAATCACCTTGAGGGATTTTGAGCAACATGGAAATGACTCCACGCTTTTACGCTTTGCTTGCCAAGCAACGTCGGCTTAGTAACCGAGCTTGGCGCGAGAAGGACGACACAAAGCGACGGAAGATTTTTGCTGAAGCGGCAGATGTGGGCCGAGCGGCGTGCGAACTCGGCGGACGGCTCTACCAAGCCGGCAAATACAAGACGGAGGGATTATGACGATTTTGCTTGTTGACGATGATGCCGCAATCCGTGGGCTTTTGACGAAGCGGCTCAACTCGAAGGGCTACGGAGTTTTAACCGCCTGTGATGGCATGGAGGGAGTTGCTGTCTGGTCCCGCCACTGGATTGATCTGATTCTTTCTGACTACCAGATGCCGAATATGGACGGCGTGAAAATGGCCGCCGAGATCCGCCAGCGCAAGCCTGCCCAGTGGATCATCCTGATGACCGGGAATCCCGCTGAGGCGCAAAGGGATTTGGAAGCGCGGGGTATTTCGGATGTGCGGATTCTGAGCAAGCCGTTCGACTACAAAGACCTGGAAGAGGCCATGAAGTAACCCAACATCCGCATTTGGACGTGAAAGGAAAGGTTATGAAGATTCCAAGCCCCGGCAGCATCCGAGGATTCGGCACCAGTCTACGCCAGATTCGCCGCACCATTGAACGGTACCGCGGGCTTCCCAACGCCCGAAACCGCCGCCTTGGGCGGGAACACGCCAAGGAAACCGCCAAGATCGCAAAGGACCGGCACCGGCATGAGGCGGAGTTCCTGGCCCGCAAGATCGCGCTGCGGGTGGTGCCCCAGCAAAAGGCCCCCAGGTCGCCGCTACGGACTCTCTTGGCTGCGGCAAGGAAGAAGATATTCGGCAGGTGAGGCGTCGGGCTGTCCTGATGCCCTTGGAGGACGCGCAAATGGCTATTCTGAGGACCGTCGAGGAACACAACGCGGAGGAATCCGCATATGAGCTTGAACAGCGCAATCGCAAGAAGAACCGCGAACGCCCCGGCAACTTTCGACAGGTTGCCAACCGGGAGCGGGAGGAAGGGCGCCAGCAAATCCAGCAAGAGTTGTCCGAATTGCGGGAGGCCGAGACTGGCCGGCAGGTCATCATTGCGTGTGGCCGGCATTTTTTCGCGGTGCGGGTCTGACGATGCGCGTCATTATCCACTTGTACTCGAACCCCGTCGGTCGACGCTGGCGGGGTTGGGCCATCATTGAAGAGATCATGCTGTACGTCTGCTGGTTTCTGTTTCTGTGGTTCGCCATCCACTACGGATGGCGGAAATAAAAGGAGGGTGTGATGTACTGGAAGGTTTTGACCCACGATTACCGTCCGCCTATCCAGGGCGGAGAACCATTGTTCAACGGCACGCTGCCATATCGATTGCCTGTGGTCAGGCTCGATGTGGGACCTGCCGAGTGCGCCGCCGGGTGGAATTTCACCGACAATCTCGCAACGGCGCTCCGCATCGGCGGGTTGTGGCCGGATGGATGGCCGTCAACCGCATTCGAGGTTGAGCCGTCTGCTGACATGATCCAGCGGGATGATAAGCACCGGGCTTCATCTCTAAGACTGGTGCGGGCGGCAACAGCGGAGGAAGTCTCTATCGCAGTCCTCGAACTGTCTGCCGCGTTCGGCACACACGCCGAAACCATGTGCCGCGAACAGATGGCATGGCGGGGTGCGTTGGCACGCCCGCAACGTGATCCAGTATTGGTTCTAGCTGGGCTGAAAACGGCGCTCAATGTTCGCAGCCTTGACTGGACGGTGAAGAAATTTGGGGCCGCTTGGAACGCTCGGGCCGCTTGGGACGCTCAGGACGCTCAGGCCGCTCGGAACGCTCGGGCCGCTTGGGCCGCTCGGAACGCTCGGGCCGCTTGGGACGCTCAGGCCGCTTGGGCCGCTCAGGCCGCTCGGGCCGCTCAGGCCGCTCGGGCCGCTTGGGACGCTCAGGACGCTTGGGCCGCTCAGGCCGCTCGGGCCGCTTGGGCCGCTCGGGACGCTCGGGACGCTTGGGACGCTCGGGACGCTTGGGCCGCGCTAACGGTCTACTACGCCAGTCTGATGCAATGGATACAGCATCCTCCTGATCTACTGACGGTCGGAATCCGCGATGCTTACGCCGCTGGCTTGGTTATTGCGCTCCCAACTGGGCCGCAGGAATTGGGCTACGCAATGTTAGAAAAGTGAAAGGAGGTTGTCATGACATCGAAAAACAAGAAAGCCTCTATGCGCCGGTTGACCTTGGCGGAGATCCGCCTGATCGGTCGCGGAGGTATGCCCAAGGGCCGACATTTTCTGCATGCAGGCCACATCGTAGAGGCGCTGGTCAGGGATCTTCTGGAGGCCCGGAAGCAGGTCATCAGTTTCGAATCGGCCGAGCGGCAGTCACGCACCCTGGAAATTACCATGCTGCTGAAAGATGAGAAGCAAAAACTCGCAGCGATGGTCCAGGCGTATCAAGAAAGCCTGAACCGGGAAACTGCCCACAGAGCAGCGAGACTTGAAATCATCGCAGAAGAGATAGTCGAATTTCAGGGCCAATGCTCTGAGCGCCTGTCTTTCCACCGCGAGATCATGCGGCAGATGGCTCTGGTTCTGGCCCTGATGCCGTAAGGAGCGCCATGCCCGAGTTCTACAACATGCCCGAGCGGTGCCCGTCCTGCGGTGTCTCGGATGATTGGTTCACAGCATCCACCGAGGACGGTACGGCCACGTGTACCAACTGCGGCGAGACGGTCGAGGCGCTACGTCCAAATTTGGATGTTGCACAGCCATCGCCGCTAGAATTGGAGGAATTAGATGAGTGAAAAGTCACCTGCCTTACAGCTATTAACTCTAGTCTGGCAACACAAGCAAGAGGCCACCGGTCATTCTTGGCTGCGCCTGAACCAAGCGATGCAGTCAGCGCTCAACCTCGCAGTTGAAGCGGGCATGAGGTTCGGTCCCGATGATCTGAAGGACACCAACCTCGGCCAGTTCCGGCCCGGCTACTGGTTCCACGGCGAGATGTTCTATCGCCGCGCCGTCGCCTACCGCAATGCGTCTGCCTGGAAGGCTTGCGAAAACGCATGGGGCCGGAAGGCGTTCATCATTAAGGGCGCGAAACTGCCACGCACCTGCGAGTTCGGCGGTGGTCGGATGGACGGCGACCTGCCGCGTTTAGTCATCGGCGCAGAGTTCAAGTGGAAGGGAGAACAAGTCTCGGTTACGAGTTTCAATGATGAAAAACAGGTTGTCGTCGCCTGTTCCTCCATGCACACGCCATCTGACGATTGCAAGACTTGCCATCGTTGTCTGTGGAACGGCGAGACGAAACTTCTGCACCGCTACGCCATCACGCACGCCGATATTCGGGCGGTCAATACCATCAAAGCCGCAAAAGAGACGGGGCAGATATGAACGAACTGCTCACAGCCAAGACCGATATCACAGCGATGGCTCTCGCGCAGGGACACACCCCTGGCCGGTTCAAGCGCTCCGCCATGCGGTACACCGTCTGCTGCAAGCGATGCCGCGCGTGGGCACACATCACTATGCTGGACGGCTCTGGTGTCCGCAGCATCGAGAAGTCGTCGTCCTTCCTGGCCCGCTGCCTGGAAGAGAAAGGAGAAGTCTAATGCGAAAGATCAAGGGACTAGACCGCACAATCCGTTCTTTGGAAAAATTATCGCCGGCGATTGAGCGGTTCAACTATTTCGCCAAGCGTCGGCAGTTACAGAGAGAGATTCGCAGTTTGCTTCCCCGCAAAGCCCGAAAGCAGAAAGGTGAACTTTGAAAATCATCCTCTGGCCCAATCCAATCCTTACCGCTCGCTGCCTGCCAGTCGCAGAAGCGGCGTTTGGTAAACCCTGGCTGATTCGGTTGGCCGAAGACATGATCGCCACGATGCAAGAACGCCACGGTGTCGGCTTGGCCGGCCCGCAAGTGGGTGTTGCTCGGTGCGTCTTCGTCATGGAGCGGCGGGTCGGGGCGCCCTTGGCAGTCTGCAATCCACGCTTGGAAGTGAAGGAGCACGATACTGCCCTGATGGAAGAGGGTTGCCTGTCCCTGCCGGGTATCCGCGCACAGGTTCAGCGCCCCCGGTGGGTGCGCATGTTCTACCTGGACGTTTACGGAGTCGCCCACGAATCCGTCCTGCTCGACCTGGACGCCCGGACAGCGGCCCATGAGCTAGACCATCTCGATGGGCGTATGTTCTTTGTCCATCTCAGCCGACAGATGCGGAGAGAGGTCCTGCGGAAGTGGGATGACGTGAGATGGAAGGTGAAGGATTGAAGGCACCATCCACCAGCGTGCCGCACCCGCATGTCTGCCCTCGGTGCAGAAAACCATGGACCCATGATCTGCCGCGGTGCATGGCGGTAAGCAACTGGGTGATCTGCCCTGACTGCGCACGGCTCTACTCGCGGGGATCTCGACAGCTACGAAAGGTGGTTGCGGCTTGACACTCATCACCGATGGAAAGCGGTTCTACTGCGTGTGCTCCTATGACGAACGCACGGTGCCCAAGTCCGCCGGATTTCGGTGGTCGGCTGGCCTTCTTGGAGAACGCCGCGGCTGGTACACCGAATCCATCGAAACCGCTTCCCGGCTGATTCAGTACGCCGACGATGAAACCCGCGCAGTGCTCCAGGGCGCGGCCGACGCCCGAGAGCAATCCATGGCCGCCAGCCGAGCCACCGATGCCGATATTGAGATCCCGGCACCGAACGGCATCAATTACTTCGGGTTCCAGAAAGCCGCTATCAAATACGCTTTGGAGAAATTTGGCTTTGATTTCAGTTCTCTCAAGACCCATAATGGGGTTAGGGAGGAAGTCAATGCCAACAGGGGTATACCGGAGAACGAAAGAGCAACTGGAAGCAGCCCGCCAGAATCTAGCCTTGGGACACGGCCCTGCTGCCAGACGCAAGGCCAGACAGGCCCTCAGAACCATAGCTGCAAACCCGGAATGGCGAATGAGGGTTTCCGAAGCTACACGCAAGGCGATGCACCGGCCGGAGGTGCGAGAGAAACATCTTCGAGCTTTAGCCAAAAATCCAAGCTACTTCAGCGGGGGCAACGGGCAACCTCCGACACCGATGTCTCAAGCAATGTCGAGAATGCTCCAACCTCTTGGTTGCATCCAGGAATACATCATCAGAACGAAGGGCCACGGGACGGAACACCAACCGCCACGCAGTTACAAGGCGGACTTTGCCCATCCGTCCCTCAGAATCGTGATCGAGTTAGACGGGGCGTCCCACAGGTGCCGGTGGCAAGCGGAGAAAGATCAGAAAAAAACCGAAGTGCTCGAAGCTTTGGGTTGGAAAGTCATTCGCTTCAAGCACTGAAAGGAGGTGCAAGCCCATCTCACGCCAAAACAGGAGTCCTGTTCGGCGATGAGATGGGCTGACCGGCTTGGGTAAAACTTGGGAGGCGCTTGGCGTGCTTGCTGTGACTCAGGAATGGCCTGCTATCGTGATTACGCCGGCCAGTTTGAAGTTGAACTGGGCTCGGGAAGCCCGAAGGCTCATCCCTGATTGCACTCCAGTTCCCCTCTCCACCCGGAAACAATCGGAACTCTGGCCGCTGCCACCGAAGGCCCTCATTATCTGTAACTACGATATATTGCACGCATGGTTACCAGCTATCAAACAGGTTGCTCCGCAGACAATCATCATTGACGAAATCCACATGGCTAAGTCCTCGAAGGCGGCCAGGTCGAAAGCCGTCAAGGGACTCTGCGAAGGGAATGGCAAGCGGATCATGGCTCTTAGTGGCACACCTTTTCTAAACAGACCGCAAGAGTTGGCCTTCCCGCTGGAGATTCTTGGAGTGATTGAGCAGTTCGGCGGCACCTGGAAATTCCTGCGACGATTCTGCAACGCGCACCAAAAGGTCGTGAACCGACGCGGCAAAATGGTTTGGGACTTTTCCGGCGCAAGCAATCTTCCTGAGTTGCAAGAACTGCTGAGAAAAGTTTGCATGATCCGCCGACTGAAGCAAGATGTCCTCCGTGAACTACCGCCCATCCTGCATCAGGTAATTGAAATCCCACCAACAGCAGAGATGGCACGGTTCATAGCCGCTGAGGAAGAAGGTTACCAGCGCCATGAAGAGGCCATAGAAGAACTGCGCGTTGCCGTCGAACTGGCGAAAGCATCCGAGGACCCTGAGGATTACCGGAAGGCCATAGCGAAACTCACCAAGGGAGTGAACGCCGCCTTTACCGAGATCGCCAAGTTGCGCCATGATACCGCTGTCTGCAAGGTGCCTCTGGTTACCGAGCATGTGCGCAATGCCTTGGAGGAGGGGGGGAAGGTGGTGCTTTGGTGTCACCATCACGATGTAGGAAATGCGCTGATAGCCGAGTTCCCCGGCGTGGCAGTCCTGCATCGCGGCGGCCTCAGCGAGACACAGAAGGACGAGGCGATCCACCGCTTTCAGAATGATCCCGAGATTAAACTATTCGTCGGCTCCATCCAGGCATCAGGCATAGGAATCACCTTAACGGCCAGCAGCCACGAAATCTTCGCCGAGCTTGACTATGTGCCGACCAATATCTCGCAGGCTATCGCTCGGTGTCACCGGATTGGCACTGTCAACCCGGTGCTGGTTCAATACCTAGTGCTGGACGGTTCGCTCGACGCAAAGATGGCGTGGACGCTGGTGGAAAAACAAAAGGTCTTCGACGCCGCCCTGGACGACAAGATCGAATCCACCGTACCAATCACCCCTGCAAAGGAACAGGCAGCTACAAGGAATGTCTCCCGTGCCACGGTGGAGAAAGAGGCCGAGACGATCACCGCCGCGCAGATCCAAGCCGTCCATTCCGCGCTGCGGACCCTGGCCGGCGTGTGCGACGGTGCCCGGCTACTCGACGGGCACGGATTTAACCGCATGGACGCGAGGATCGGACATTCCCTGGCGGCGGCGCCCACTCTTTCGGCAAAAGCTGCGGCCCTCGGCCGAAAGCTGCTCAAGAAATACGGCCGCCAGCTTGGTGAGGACGTTATCAAGGCAATGAACGGAGGTTAACCATGGAGTGCCCTATCTGCGCTGTCCGGTTCGCCGCCTTCTGCGTTATCTGTCGGCGCTGCCTTGAGCACTGCCCCTGGCATTGCCGACTGCGGAGGGCGCTGCGCCTCTGGCGGCATCGCCGGTTTATGCAGCAACTTCGCGGCAATCTCCCACGGCGGCCGGCACCCATGATCGCGGAGGAGCGGTATGATGAGAAAGGCGTGATCCGCACGTACCTCGTTCTTGACGAGCGGGCCAGGGACATCGGAGAGGGTTGGTAGGAGGATAGCATGAAGGATTTGCGTCTTGAATTGCGGTTTAAGAACGCGCTCCTTTGGAATCTGATCCAGGAGCATTTCCCCTGTCCAGAGGACGCCTGCCGGGCAAGATGGACCGGCGTAGGGACAGCGGCAGGCATCATCGGGGTTTGTTACGGCGTGCTCATGGGCCTGTTGAGCTTAAGGATCTCCCCGTTCGACAGGTCCAAAAAGACGAGCGAGGGCTACTACCAATACAGAAGGAGCGCGAAAAAGGTGGCCACCTTCTTCAATACCTTGCCTGAAACAATTTTCCCGCAGTCCCTATATCAGCTTCGGCTCCCAAAGGTAGCAATCAAAGAGGTCGAGTCCGAGCGCATTTTATCTTTCCAGGAAGCACGGGCGATGAAACTATTGCCAGTTTACGAAATGGAGGGAGGGGAGAACGAAAGGCTGAAGGCGACCCTCGATAGTGTGGTGTCGAGTCTCGACTCACGACAGCAACGAGTCATACGGGAACGATTTGGATTAGAAGGAGAAGAAAAAACTCTCAAAGAAATCGGCGCTGAGATGGGGGTGTCAAAAGAACGAATCAAACAGATCGAAGCCAGAGCAATGTGCAACCTCCGCCATCCACAGAGAAGCAAACAACTGGAGGAATTCGCTTAAACATCCAAATTTGGATGTGCCGAAGGGCAAGCGCAGATTAGTGCGTTGCCCTGTATTTTTCCTCTTGACATTGTATTGCGTTCAGCCGTACACTGCTTACATGAAACATGCAGCCGGTTTTCGATTGACGCCAGAGGCACTTCGACTGTTGAAGTTGCTGGCGTCGAAACTCGGGATAAGCCAAGCCGCCGCCCTGGAAATAGGGATTCGTGATCTGGCAAAAAAGCGCAAGGTCGAGTGAGATGCGGCTGGCATTCAAATACCGGCTCTACCCGACCAAAGCGCAAGGAGTTTTCCTGGAGGAACAACTCCGCGAAGCCTGTGACCTTTACAACTGCGCGCTTCAAGAGCGCATCGGGGCCTGGAAGACCTGCCGCAAGTCGATCAGCTATTACGATCAAGCAAGGCAATTGAAGCCCATGCGAGATGAGGAATTGCTTCGGCTGGCCAATCACCATTGTGCTCAAAACGTACTGCGGCGGTTGGACAGAGCTTTTAAGGATTTCTTTCATCGTATTAAGAGAGGGCAGACGCCAGGGTTCCCACGCTATCGCTCCAGCCGTCGCTATGACAGCATCACATTCCCGATATACGGCAATGGTTGTAAACTCCTCAAGATTGATAAACTATATGTCCAAGGGACAGGCGAAATCAAAATCAAATTGCATCGTCCAGTAGAAGGTAAAATCAAAACCACCACGATTAAACGAGAGGCGGGGCGGTGGTTCGTGTGCTTCACCGTGGAGAGAGACCCTAAACCACTTGAGCCGAACAGCAACGTTGCTGGAATTGATGTGGGGTTGACAGCCTTCGCTACGCTTTCTGATGGAACGGAGATCAAGAATCCCCGGTGCTATCGCAAAGCGCAAGCCAAGTTGCGGCGGGCGCAGCGCCGCGTGGCACGACGGAAAAAAGGTGGCCACCGTCGCCGCAAAGCGGTGCTGCTGCTCCAGCGTGCCCACGCCCATGTGCGTAATCAGCGGGCGGATTTCCACCACAAAGTTTCCCGGCGGATTGTGAACGGGTACGGCACGATTGCCGTTGAAGATTTGAACGTAAAGGGCCTTGCGGCGAGCCGACTGGCGAAGTCCGTGAATGACGCAGGCTGGTCTGAATTCCTGAGCAAAATCGCTTATAAAGCGGAGGATGCTGATAGGTGTTTTGTGAAGGTGGACCCACGGGGAACGAGCCAAGTGTGCGTGTGCGGTGCGAATGTGCCAAAGCGGTTGAAGGACCGCTGGCACCACTGCCCCTCTTGCGGGTTGTCTTTGGGACGCGATCATGCGTCCGCCATGGTCATTTTGCAACGAGCCTGGATCAGGCTTTCGGGCGCTAACGTAGAGGCAGTAAGCTCATGCGTAACCCGAGAAGCCGTCGCCTAAAAGCGACGGAGTGGTCACGTGCCGATGGAGTTTCAACAAGGCGGCTGGAAGGCTGATCCATTCCTTCGGCGATTGGTCACCGACCGCCGAGCGCGCAAGTTGAAGAACGCTGTCGGCTGGCTGTCTGTTGCAACCGCAGCGATCTTCCTGATCTACCTGATGGTGCGGCCATGATCTACCTCGACTGGTTCTATCACGCCTTCCACGGTCTGCTGCATATCTGCGGGTATTTCTTCTTCCTCTACGTGCTGGCACGCATTGCAGCAGAGATCATAGACTACCGAGACTATCGCCACTTTGAGGTTGACATTGAGAAAATGTCCCGCAAAAAAGGCCAGCAGATCGTACCCGATGCACCTGCCGATCAGGTGTCCGAACTGGAAAGGCTCTACCGCACCGAGGAAACTCGATAAGGCCGCTTGTTTCACCAAACGCCCGTCCTGTAAAATAAGACCTCCCTGCTTCGCCCCATGTTTCATTCCGTGCTACCATGCCCGCATGAAGCCTCCGAAGATCCGAATGCTCCTGTGGCGCAATCCTCTCACTGACCTCACTGAGATCCTGGCGCACAATCTCCCCAAGCGCACAGCCGAAGAACAGGCCAGTCAAATCCGCATTGAAAGGGGAATCAGGACGCACACCGTTTCTCAATCAGGGATTCACGAAGGTGGGATTGAGCACTGCTGGGGATGCCAGCAGGACATGAAGGCCGCTATTCGGGCGGGCCGCACAGGTCAGAAGCGAGCAGGGTTGAAACAACAGATTGCTGTCGGCGTGGTCTCCAAATAATTTTCATGCGGTCCCAATCGTAGTCGAACTCCGCGCCGCATTCCAAACAGCAGACCCACATGCGCCCACCGCCGCGAGGGGATTGCGGCCAGCTTGTCCTCGGATGGGAGCACCCGAGGAAGAAGTCAATGAGGTACCACAAGAATTCGCTCATGTAACCTCGTTAAAATCCAGGGGCTTGTCCCGCAGCCGGTCGGCATCCTCGATAGATTCATAACTGCGGATGTGCAATCGGCTTTGGACTTGCTCCAAAGCGTTGGGAAAGTTCATCTCGCCCAACTCGACAAACGGCCCTGTACCAAACCCAGTGACGATCTCCACGCCACACTTCGGGCAGGCCAGTAAATCAGCGTTCCACACCTGCCACGGGGTCGGCGGATTGGTGTGCATGCGGATCACGGTCACATCGTTCGTTTTCACTTGGAGTTCAACGTTGCACTTTACGCAAAGTGATTTCATACCTCACCCCCCTTTTTGTAGGCCACTCCGCACGTGGCCGGCTATTCGCGCACCGTGGCTTGCCCGTTGCTTGGAAGGCGGTGGGAAGACAAGCCCTGAAAGCCGGCCACGTGCGGAGTGGCCTTTTGAACATTTATCCTACGCCGCCGGATTTTTAGCTTTCGCTCTTTCCAGCGCTTCGGTCAATTGCTTCATCGCCGACGGCCAGGAACCATCCATGATGGCCTTATAGACCGACAATTCCTCACCCATGCAGCACTCATCGTTTCGCAATTCTGTGATGAGTTTCCTCAGTTCTTCCGGCTGACCGCGTTCAACGAGGGCATCCCTTTCTCGATCACGGACGCAAAGAGCAGAATCGCACATGGGTTCCTCCGTTCAGTGTCATTAGCCGCTACCACCAAGACATTCCAGTGAGAAGCCGCCTGGGAGAATCCACCGGCCGACCGCAGGCGATTTCAGCCGAGTGACTATACGGCGGCTCCTCACCCGGATGTCTTGGTGGTGCCGACCTACTTTCTCTTTCGCGGCTCACCACGAACAACCACAGTGCTGGCGAACACCGATTCCCACGTTCTGAAGCTGGCCACTCGGTTGCTGTAGGTGGTTCCTTCCACCGTGGAGAAAAAGGTCAAGTCACCGTTCTCCACAAGGTAGGCGGCGGCCTCGATTTCGACTTCCTTTATTACCGCCTTTTCGTTGTCCTGAAATCTCACTTGGTATTTCACCATTGCGTCTCCTTTCTTACGCTACTTCCCGACCCGCACGTCGTACTTTTTGAATACGCGCTTGACGTGGGAATCTTTTAGATTATCTAGTTCGACCATCAACTTGACCAGACACTCAAACTGGTACTTTTCGGGTTCAGGGCATCGGTACGAAAATACCTGATGGCCCAATGTCCCTGTAGATGCGAAGCTCACTCCAGATGAGATGGTGGCCGTTCCAGAAATGTTCACTTCCTCAGACCTAGCAATCGGCGCATCCTCAGTCGTTTTGGTGATTGTTACCCAGCACTTCGAGCCTCCGCAGGTTTGCAGAAACTCATGGCCACGACTGCAACGATAGTGAGTGGTGTACGTATTGGGGTCTTCGGTGCCCCGCAACACCCCTTTCTCGTCATAGTAGGGCATGTTGGCCAGCAACGTTCCGGTGCTGTATCCAACCTGAACCGTCGATGTCTTGGCTCCCTTTTTGCAGATCGGGCAGATACCGTCGAATCGACCGGAGATAAGGTCTTGCGTCACAGTCTGGGCATACAGGTGACGATTGACAATGCAGTCCAGTGACCAAAAGACCACTACCGGCACCAAGACCAGCATGATATAGCCGATAAATCTCTTCATGGTTTCTTTTCCTCCGTTCCCACTTTCACAATTCACCTCACTGACACACCGACATCTTGGTACGCCTCAACGCCCGGAATGGCCAGCCGTGCCTGTTTTGCCTTGGCCTCCGAGTTTAGGGCCGACAAGTTCGCCTCGACGTAATGCTCAGGAACCTTGCCTTCCCCGATTGCCTGGCACAGCGCCTTGATGTTCACCACCCGCGCCTTCCATGGCCGCGAGACGGACACCCCCGCAGCCTTCGCCGCTGGCGGGGGCGCCGCAACCGGCACAACCATCACCGGCGCCTTCGCCAGTTCGCGGGCCTCTTTCTTCTGGCCAGCAGCCTTCGCTTCCTCAATCTGCCGCTGACGATCTTCCAGCGCCAGCCGGTCGGCCTCCGCTTGCAATCGCTGCTGCTCTTTCCGGCGCTTCTGTTCTTGTTCGACATCCCATGTGCCGATCAAGCCTTTGAGAAACAGCACGGCCCTGGCAACCGGCCCCAGTAGTTTTTGTTTTTGTTCACACGCCACCTTGTGGGTGTGGTGGGCGGATTTGATGATCGGGTCGTGATGTTCTTCGATATCGCGCTCCAACTGCCGACCCTGCTTTACGAGGTCCACGACCTTCAGGTATTCGGTTTCGGTGGTGATCCGCGCTGGCATGGCCAGCGCCGTTTGCGCCCAGGTTGGAGCGATTTTTTCGAGTTCCGTACCCACCTGCGGGGGAACTGCTTGAGGGATGAAAACCTGCTGCACTTCGGCAAGGAGAACCGAGGGAGCAATAGTATCGAAGGGGCAAAAGTCTTGATCCGCCATCAGCACACTCCTTTCACTAATCGTCGGTCGTCGTCCAAGAAAAGCATGTCTTGCTGTTTTACACCATGGAAAAGTTCTTGTCAAGAGGAAAAAACGTAAAACGGAAATAAAAATCACGTCTACCGCCCGCACAAAAATCAAAGGCCGCTCAACTCGTTGGGCTGGGCGGCCTTCTTTGTTTGGTTGGCTGTGTTGCTCTGCTTCCCTGTTCTATCGCACCGGGAGAATGGATGTCAAGTCTTTTCTTGTAAAACTTTAAAGGCAGGGGGCGCGTGGGTTGCGACACGCGCCCCTGGGGGCCTCAGCAAGGAGAAGATGGGGGGGCTGAGACCCCGATGGCCCTGGCCCATTGGGTGTGGCATTCGCAAGTACAATGAAGCGACAAGCACCTGCTGTGCCGGCCATCCTGGCAAGACTTGTTGATGCGGGGAGCGAATCCAACGCGGGGCTTGTGAGGCCGCTTCGGGGGTTCGGCAATCTCCGCTGTTTGCAGCATCCGCATTTGGATGTTATCTGCCCGAACTCTTGCGGTGAGACAATCCCCGCAACGCCAGCGCCAACCGCGCTCGCTTTCCGGTTCTCCCACCGGCACTCGCTTTCTCACGGGCGTATTCCATCGTGCCCTTGCCAGCGCGTTTAGCTTCCTCGCGGAAGGCGCCAGGGTGCCGAATCGCGCCAGCTATCCATTTTTTCGCCATCTCCTACCGCCCTCCCAAGCGGCTACCCTGTGATGATAGGAAATTTTTCAGTGTCCAGCACATCCTCGTATGGCGTGATGATCTTCTGGACGAATAAGCAATATGGGCAACAAACCACTGCGACAGCAATCCCCCCCACCGTGTCCTTGAAGATCCTCCAGAAATTGATTGCGTGCCCGCAACCCGGCGCGAATAGCCCCTGCTTTTCCTCCGGCTGCAATTGCCATTCCGGTCGGTAGGTGGGATCAATGTAACGGTTCGGATTGCCGCCGAAGGTGGTAGCGGTTCCAGGGCCAGCCGGTTGCGTGGCTGTCGGGTAACCTGATTCGGGTTTATAGATTTCGCCGACTACGGCTGGCATCGCTTGCCCTTTCGCTTAAACGGGCCGTCAAGGCGCAAAGCACGGATGCTGGGTCGAATCCGGGGGGAAACGCTCAACACGCTGGCCCGCCTCGCCGGCCCGCAGTCACATTCTCAGCCCGATACTCACTGAAAGCAAGGGAAAAAAAGACAGGGCCGATTCCCCTGGGATGGAACCGGCCCCTATCCGACGACGACCTTTTAGCGAAAGGTGCTTGCAACGTACCATCTCTGTGTTCTAGAGTCAAGAACGAAAGATAACGACCATGGATGAGACGACATGGACTACCACGACTTGCAAAGGCAGGCCGAAAAACTGCGGAGGATCGTAATGGCAACACCCGAATTGTCACAATCAGAGATTGCCACCCGGCTAGGCGTTATCGAAGCGGTGCTCACCCAAATGAATCAGCGACTATTTGGCAACGGTCAACCCGGTGAGATTTCAGCATTGAAGGCGCGGGTGACAAGACTGGAATCTTGGTTCTGGCGAGGAGCAGGTGGCGGAGGAGTCATTTTCGGATTGGCGTATTACTTCTGGCGACACTGAAGCGCACCATGCCGGCCATCTACCTCATTCGGAACATCGTCAACGACAAGATTTATGTCGGCAAGACGAGAGGGCAAAGCAAATATCCGTAGGAGGCAAATAAGACCATGGATCATCAACCGCTTTCATGGCAGGACTGGTACAAAATCGCACTTGCGCTGACAATATGGCGCGAAGCTTCCGGCGAGGGCAGAACCGGAATGCGAGCCGTAGGCCACGTTATCCGCAATCGGGTGAATGCCAAATGGGGCGACTGGGATCATGTCATCACGGCCAAGTGGCAATTTTCATCTTTGACCGCTCCCGGCGATCCGATGTTGGTCAAATGGCCGGATTCGCCCGACCCGTCGTTTGAGACAGCCATGTCGCTGGCCGATCAAATCTATGATGGTTCAGACCCGGACATCACTGATGGAGCAGTATTGTACTGCAACCCCAAACATATCGACAAGGACGGATGGTTCGACCGCGAAGTGCTTCAAAAGCCAGCAGAACACCCTCGCGTAGCTGTCATCGGACAGCATGAGTTTTTCCGTTAGGCAATTGGTGTACCCCGCCAGATGGCCCTGCTTGGCGAATTCCATAATGCTGGCAGATACCGCCAAGTGCCGTTCATCACCACCGATACGTCCACGCCCGCATAATTGTCCTTGACTCTGGTTTTACAATAATCCGATAATCCAAGTGCCAGGCGAGAAGGGACCAAGACCATGGGCCGCAAACCGTTACCCACTAAAGACAGAAAGCAAATCTGCGCATTTCGTGCGACCGCCGCCCTCCGGCGGGCCGGCCATCTCCGGGCGCACAGGCTTCACATCACTCTGTCCACCGTTCTCCACCGGGCGCTGGAGGACTTCGTGGCTGGTACCTACGCGCCCCGCTTCAGAAAGGAAACATCAAAATGACTGCGTTCTTGAATGTGCTTCGCATCATCGTGAGTCTGTTGCCGGCAATCGTTCAAGTGGTTCGCACACTGGAAGACGCCATACCGATGAACGGCATCGGCAGCGAAAAACTGGCGGTGGTCAAAGGCATCGTTGAGGATGCCTACGGCGTTCTTGACGCTGAACAGCAGAAAACCCTCAGCCTGTCGGCGCTCATCTCTGCCGTGGTGAGCATCGTCAGCAGAATTGTCAGCCTGTTCAATAAGGTCGGCTGGCCCAAGTGAACATCCGTCCATCTCTTCGTGAAATCCTCCGCGACCTGCTCTTGGTCGCGGGGATTCTCACTTGCCTTTCAATCGCTCGGCTGGCTTGGACGCTCACCGAAGGTCTTCGCCCTCTCCTAACCGACACTCGGCGCGTGGTGTTATCCATTGGGGGAGTCTCAGCAGACCTGCGCAAAGCTACCGAAGAATGGAAGAAGGCATCGGTCGTACAAGCCAAGGCCACCACGGAATCCCTCCAGAAGACCAAGGAATCGCTCGACAAGCTGATCGTGCTTGAATCTCAATTGACCCAACTGGTGGAGAATACCGACCAAGCCGTCAACGGGGCACTGATTCCTGCCATAACGCGATCCGTGCTGAATACTTCCAACGACATCGGCAAAGTCTCCGATGCCTCAGCCAAGGCTATCCAACAGACTGCTGCGGATGTGAAGCCCCTGGCCGAAAATGCCACTCTTGCCCTTCAGGACCTGCGGAAGGTGCTGGCCGATCCCAACATCCCTGTGGCATTGCAGGCCATCGCTGAAAGCAGCAAGCACCTGGAAACCATCAGCCGGGACGGAATCACGATTGCCGACAACGGTGTGCAGGTGAGCACTGATTTGAAGGACGCTGTTCACCGTGCCACGCGGCCGGGTTCGTTTGCGGTGCGGATTGGTGGGCTGGTGTTGAGTGAGGGCGCCAAGGTCTGGTCCTGGTTACGTGGTCTCTTTCCTTCCAAATAGCGGGTAGCACGGGTGTGCAGGCGGGTCCTATAAACCTGAAGCCGCCCTAGATCGGGGTGCCCCGGAGGGTCCGAGTCCCTCACCCGCTACTAAAAATAATCGCAGATCGCAAGGTTTTACCACCGTCAAACTTCAGCGGTTCCTTGCTACGCAAAGCCGACAGTTTCTCATTCACGTTCTTGACAGACTTGGCAACGGCGATCCCAAAATCAATGCCTTTCTCTTTGCAGGCTTTGTGCAAAGCCTCAAAGCACACCATCGCAGCATCAGGATCGTCCGACATCTGGAGCAGTTCAAGTACGTGTTGCAGGGCTTCAGGTCGCGAGACCAGATCATTCAGCAAAGTCCTGTCCAGGTCTTCCATGGTCAGCATTGCTTCTCCTTTTTGATCTTCTGCATCAACTTGTGCACAGGTGATCTCGGAAGCGTCTTGAATAGAAGTTTACCCATGCCAGCGCCATAATTTTCAAGCGCCTTCTTCACGCTGATGGCCCTGCGGGTTTTCTTCTTTCTACTCAGCGGGGTCTTCATTGCGTAGTGTTCCAGAGATGAAAGCCCGTTCTCAATCACCTGCGCGAAGAATTGCAAATCGTTTTTTCGACCATCAGGAATTGTGACCTTGACGAAAAAACTCTGCTGGTCCTTAACGCGCACGGCGGTTAGGTTTGATATCCAGTTGTACGTTGGAGGATACGTAGTTCCGTCATCCAGCACAATCTCGCGGTCATTCTGCAAGAAGGGGCCAAGCGTAAAGTAGCACAAGCCCACAGGCTTCGGCAGCTTTCCAGTCGTTGTCATTTTTTTACCTCACTTTCGGGACGTCCTCAAGAAAAAGTGATGGGACACCTCGATGGTTGTCCCACCGTCAAACCTCAGCAGTTCCTTGCTGCGCAAGGCCGACATTTTCTTTTCGCTGTTGTTGAATGACCTCACCACCGCAGCGCCAAAGTCGATGCCCCTGGACTCGCACTGTTCGCGCAGTCTGTTCAGTGCGGCAGCCGGGTGCTCGACCAAGCCAGCAATCCTAATTGCCTCTTCGAGCCATTCAGGTTCGCGCAAGAACCGGTCCAGCATGGCCTTGTCTATATCGTCAAAGGTCATCTTCACAACCTCCGTTAACCCGTTGGCTTTAGGTGCCGGTAAACCGACCAATTGACCGGGAAGTTTGGGCACCAAGCGGTAAGGTCTCCCATCGAAACCGGCCAATTCTGATAAATAGGCACCAGAGTGCCGACGTTCGGGTGATGTCCCGGCTTTTTGCAAAGCCAACAGATCTCTTCCGCTTTCGGTACAGACTTCAACCCCAAGGCCCCGAGTAACAATGCAAAGAATGATCTGCGTTTCATCCGGTGGTCCTCAGAAATACAGCCCGGTACTGAGACAATAATCGACCCAGGCATCGAAGTAGCCCTTCAGCGTCATCTCTTTCACTTCTGCTTCTGCCCGCAGATTCGTGACGTGGGTTTCGGAAACACGAACGGTGAAAATCACGTCTCCTCCAGGAAGTTCACGCGGCGCTCCGTCATCGCCGGGGGCTGATGTTCCCCGTGGTTTCTCGAAAGCAACGGCCTCTGGCAGAGGAACTTCCACAACCGGCACTCCCACGGGTGGAATCGCTTCTGGCGCTATCGTTGCCAGGGGCGGAGCCTTTGGAGGTGGAGTTTCCAGGTCAGGTAGTTCCCACGGGGGTGTCTCGTCAGAAATCGCAGGTTCCTCGACTGCGGCCTCTTCCGGCAGAGTGTCGTAGGCGTGGCCGTTCTTGCAAGCGAATCTGCCGTCGTCGGCCAGTTGCAAAGTGGGTATCTCAATGCCGGGGAGTAGTTCAATCTCCTTGAGACACTGCGGGCAAAGCGTGGCCAGTAGCAAAGGGTGCGCCGCTTCAGTAGCAGCAGTGGCTTTCTTGAGCATGTGTGTTGTTCCTTCCATGTTTTACTTTATCACATCCAAATGCAGATGTTGGCTTTTTGTTCCAGCACCTGCTGGGCGTTCAGCCGAGCACATACGGTCGCGCTTTTTACGGTGGTCCGGTTCTCCCCGGTTTTCCGCATAACATCTTTCACGCTCATCCCTTCGGCAAAGCGCATCCAGAGAAGGCGAAATCTCTTGGGATGCACCCACCGGGAAATCAACACCACCAACTCCCGATTCTCGGCATCGGCGTGAATGTCCACCTCGGGATCTGGTAGACCGGAAAGTGTCTGCCCATTTTCGAACTCTGGCGTATCTAAGGAAACCGCCTGGATGCGGCATTTCTTTCTGCGGGCATCTTCCACCAATACGTTGTAGGCGATCTTCGTCAGCCAACTGGAAACCGCCGCATCCCCGCGGAAGTGTTTGATGCCCCGCCAAGCCCGCAGGAAAGTATCCTGGATCAAATCCTCGCAATCTTGTTCTTCGGCACCACGGCTCATCAGGAAGAACTTCAGGCGCGTGATGCAGGGCACACAGAGGGAGGAAAAGGCTTCGCTGTCCCTCTGTCGAGCACGGTCGATCAACGCCATATTTTCCTGAGCGATCATTCTTCGGCCTCTGCTCCTACCGCTTCTGCTGCCTCTTCCGTCTTGCCCTCTGCCCGCTTGGTCCATGCTTCCCTGATCTCCCCTTCGATTCGTTCGGCCCATTCCGTGTTCTCCCGCAGGATAGCACATGCCTTGAACCGACCAGCACCTAAACGTTCCCCGCCGTGGCTGTACCAGGACCCGGACTTTTCCACCACGCCTAGGTCCACGCCCAGATCCACGATCTCGCCGGCACGGTTGACGCCTTCCCCGTAGATCAAGTCAAACTCACCGTCCACGTATGGAGCACACACCCGGCTCTTGGGAACCTTGAATCTCGTCCTGGCACCGATGATCTTTTCTCCTGCTTTCAGCGCCGCGATGCGCCGCATGTCAACTCGCAATGAGGCAGTGAACTTCAACGCCCGACCGCCGGGCTGCGTTTCGGGGTTCCCGAAAAGAATGCCAATCTTTTCCCGAATCTGGTTGATGAAAACCAAGGCAGTATTGCTCTTGCGGAGGATGCCCGAAGAAACCACTTTGCGCACGAACTGGCCCATCAACCGCGGCACCACGCCCACTATGCTGTCTCCTATTTCTCCATCCAACTCGGCCTGCGGCACAATGGCCGCCACAGAATCAAACACGGCAAGGTCAATGGCTCCAGAGCCGATCATCTCTTCCAGGGTGTCCAGGGCCTCTTCCCCGGAATTTGGCTGGCAGATCAGTAGGTCTTCCATCTGCACCCCGAGTTGTTTGGCGTATGGGAAATTCAAGGCTTGTTCGGCATCGGTAAAGAGCGCACGCAAACCAGCCGCTTGCGCCGCAGCAATCGTCTGCAACATGAAACTCGACTTGCCGCATCCTTCCGGCCCCCACAACTCGGTAATCATCCCGCGGGCAAACCCGCCTATCGTCAGGTCGAATGTCAGCGATGCGGAAGGGATGAAGTTCACCTTCGGTAGTGGCTTCCGGCCAGGTTGCATCACGGCACCGGTACCGTGCTTCTTCTCCACCCGCGCAATGACTTCATCCAATCCGGCGTGGCCGGTGCCCTTCGGCTTTTTCTCAACGTCCAAATTTGGACCTGTTTTTCGCCTTCCCATGACACTCCTTACACAAACCCTCTGTGTTCTCTTTCGTGTCCATCCGAAAACCTCCGCCAGCCGATCTCGCAATCTTGTGGTGCAGCCCCATCTCGGTGAAACTCATGCCATTCCCGCAGTGGGCGCAGCGCCCGCCTTGCTCCACGTATTTCTGCCAGCGCAGCTTACGGTACTCCGCTGGACCGAGAATCACGCAGGGCACGAACGTTTCACTTTCTTGGGCGTGGCGGTTATCCTCACATCACAATCCCTGACTTGATCCCAAAAGTCGTCCAACTGGTTTATGAGGGTTTCAAACTCAGCCGGAACGGAACAAGGGTCTTGCTCTTGCAATAATCGCATTTTGGTCCGAGCAACAAGAGTTTGTTCTCGCAACCACTGAAGAAAAAAACCTGGACACTCTCGTTTACTCATACCGCTACCGCCTCTCTCGGCCGATTCTCTTCTAGAAATCGCTTAAAGCACGGTTGGCAAGCCCCGCTAGTTTTCTCGCCCTTCAGCCGCTCCCACACGTTCCCACACACGCACTGGCACAGCACGTACATCGCCACGCCAGTCCAGTAATCGTAGGCGAAGATGAACCGGTGCTGGGTCTCTCCGCACTTCTGGCATTTGTCCCCCAAGTATGCCCCACAGTGATAGCAGAAGCGGGAGAGACCCTGCCCCAGCACCGTCACGCTTCCACCGCGAAGGCCGCCTTGCCCTCTTCCTTAGCCTCCATTTGCTTTAGCAGGTCCTTGTGCGCTGGCGCGCTGAGGTAGTACATGCACAGGTCCACCAAGCGCCGGCCGAGCGCTGATGCCCCGTCCGGGTTCTTCCCGCCGTGTTGCGCCTGCATCAGCGCGAAGCATTTCTTCACGGTGGGCACGTCTTCGATTGGTACCGAGAGTTCGAACTGCTGGTACTTGCCTGAGTCCATGTGCCGGCCTTCCAGCGCCGCGGCCACGGCGCCCTTCACCTGCGCGACCGACATCTCGGGGTCTTTCTTCAGTTGCTCCAGGAGCGCTGGCAGCGCCTTTGGTTTCTCCTTCGCTAACCGGGAAAGTTCGTAGGCCCTAGAGCGCCCGATCTCTTCGAGTCGCTTTTCGGACACTTCTCCAGCTAAGTTCTCGACCACGCCAATCAAAGCGTAAACCTTTGACCGAGCCAGATCAGCACAGTCTACGGCCAGCCAGTCGTCGAACGTTTTGAACGCTTCGCCCTTCGCGTCTTCCCAACCGCGCCACCATCCTTGGGTCTTCACCATGGTCACCGCGCTGGCAAGGCGCATCCAGCGACGTTCACCTTCCCCAATCGTCTGTTGGAGCCAGCGCAGATCACGCTTGATGATCTCGCGGGCTGTGTCCTTGCTGATCTTCACCACCGCCGTCTTGGGTAGCGGAGGCTTCGCTATTGCTGTCACTGGTTTCTTGACCACCGCCTTGGTGGTCTTCGCTGCTGATTCCTTTTTGGTCGTCGTTTCTGTTGCCATCGTTGATCTCCTTTTTAGTTACAAGCCATCCCTTTCGTTTCAAGATCGGGATGATTGCCTCCTCTATCGAGGTGGCAAGTTGGAAGGGACTCATTTTGATCCCCGGAAGTCCCCTTTCATTATCCAGTTGCCGGGGTTTCTGTAAAGCCTCATGCAGCGCATGACTCATTTCCTTGAGCAGCGCAAAATACTCTGCGTTCGGAACGTCACTGATGGTGATGCGCATTCTACGCCTCCAAGTTTTTAATCTTTATATGGCAGGTTCCCCATTGTGGCCGCTTTCGCCTTCGGTTTCTTTGGTTCGGCCTTCTTCTGGTCCTCCCGCTCCAGCCGCTCAAAACAGGCGTACTGCCCGAGAAGAATCAGCTTCACCACCGCACCACCTGGTCCGGCGTGCCGCGTCTTCCCCCGGATTACGCTCGTCTCTCGTTCGTAAATGTCGCCGCCGTCTTCCTGTTCTTCGTTCGTTGACACCCGCTTGCGGTGAATTAGGATCACATGCTGTGCGTCCGTGATGCCGGCCACACCGCCTTGGATATTCTCGGCCGCCATTGGCTCATCCTTACGCCGTGTGTCTGATTTAATTTTCGTGGGTTGCCGCAACACTACCACAACGATCCCGTATTTTTTTGCAAGATTCTCTGTCAGCCACTTCATTGCCATCGCCTTCTGCTGAATCTCTTCACGAAAATCCTGAACGCGGATGATGTAATCCAAGTGGTCAATAATCAGGATGTCGAGGCCCAACCGGCGCACCGCCAAGTCCAAGACTCGCTGCGTCTCTGTCCAGTTTTCCGCTTCCCGGTCATAGCCGAAGTAAAACTCGGCACCTTCACATCTCATCTTGGCTTCTTCTACGTGGCCTACGTCCAGGTCCAGACGGTTCTGCTTTACAAGTTGTGCGGTAACCATCGGGACAAGTTCCTCAACCGCATCCATCTCTGCGGTATAGTAGCCCACATGCTTGCGCAGGTGCCGAGCGTTATGTAAGGCACACTGAACCGCGAAGGTCGTCTTCCCCTGGCCGGAAGTTGTTGAACTGAGCGCAATCACCTCCCCTGGAATCACCCGAATCATTCGGTCCACCGATCTCCAGGGGAACTGGAAGAACACCTCTTCCTTCCCGTCCGCCTTCATCAACTTCCGCAGGTAGGCATCGAATGCTTGATCCAGCGAAGAGAATGCCACCGAGGTCGGCCGCGCCGCTGCTGCCAATGCCTTTTGGACTTCCTCGCGGAATTTATCCTTGTCCCGACCGCAACCCTTCACCAGCATTTCGTTTGCGTCTTTCCAGCCATCAGGCAGCGTCAGGATCGCCGTGCGGTCAACCGGGAGGTCCATCAGAATCTTGCGTAGCGCCAGTTGGCCAGCTTCATCGTTGTCCATCCCAATCAGGATTCGCCGGAAACCCAACAGCCAGTCGCGCATCTCTTTTGTGATTCGTGAATTGCTTCCGGAAGGTAGCGATGCCGCCCGGATTCCGACTTGCCATAAAGTCAAGGCATCTAATTCACCCTCTTGGAGTACCACGTCGTCAAATGGGTCCGGTTCTCCGTCGATGTAGAGGCACTCCGCCATGCTTGCTGGCCGAGCGAACTTCTTCCCGACTGAGAACAGCGTCCGCCATTTCACCATCCGCACCCGGTCACCGTAGATGTACGGGAATCCGATCCAGGGCTTGTCGCGGTACTCTGCGTATTCAGGATTGCTACCCACGATCTTCTCCCCCGTCGCTGCATAGCCGAGCTTGAATTTCTCCACCGTCGTGCCGGTTATGCCGCGGAGTGCCGGGAACTGGCCTATCACTTCCGCGCCGGAATCCATCAGGGCCTCCGCGTAGGGTCGCCACTGCTCCAGCGTCATCTCACGCTTCCCGCCGAATTTCTGGAAACTGCGGTCAACCCGCGCTTCCAATTCTGGATCATCGGGCGTCTGCGGTGGAGGTTCCGTCCTTCGATTGGCTGGCGCTAGTCGGTATGATCTGGATTCATTCACCGTGAGGCCCGCCAATTCTGCCACGCGCTTTACGGCTTGGGGAAACGGCAAGGTTTCAAGTTTCTGGAAGAACTTGAAAACATCACCTCCCTCACCGCAGCCGTGGCACTTCCAGTATTCGGGATGAACGATGAACGATGCCGTCTTTTCCTCATGGAACGGGCACAGCCCCTTCAGGTCAGCGCCCATTCTCCGCAGGCCGCCATCAATGTACGGGCCGATGATGTGCGCCAAGTCTACTTGGGATTTGATTCGCTCGACTTCGGATTTCTCGATCATCCTTGGAGACACACCTTTCACTTACAGTGCGACCGAAATCCTGACGTGTCAAAACTCCTTACCCAACCTGCTGTTTTTCAGGTAATCGTTCAACTCGGCAAGCTGTGCCGCGATCTCTCCAAGGGCCACGAGTTGCATAACCGCGACGATCTTCGGCTCTTGCTCTGCGGCGTCTGTCATTGATTTCGTCTCGAACAGTTTGCGAATCTCTTCAGCCTTCATGGTTGTCCTCCTTTTTGATCTCGAAAATGCGAAGGCCCTCGCCGCCTTTTGTGGCCAGAATTATCGGCCCGTACCCAGTCAGATCCTTCCAAACTCTCATGAGGGTGCAGGTTGCTGCCTCGGTTATATAGCTACTGTCAACCACCAGTACGTGCCGCTTGGTTGGGTCAATCTCCAAGCACGATGAAACGAGCGCTTGAATTTCTTTCAATTCCATCTTTTTTCCTTTCTGCGTCCAAATTTGGACATTGCCGCAGGAGGCGTTTTAAAGCCCCTGCCAATCCCTGAACGTCCCTTTCCTTGCCTAGAAGGCTTTTGGACCAGCCTTGGTAGTGTCAGGGTTCGCCGTTAATAGGTCTACGCACCTACCCCACCCCGCTTTTTCACCCTGGCAACCCCAAGTTCCGTTCCTCGGCCTCCTGAGCCACCTCCGCAGCATGCCTTTCCTGCACCTGGGCGTCCACCAATTCCTCCATCCGGCGATCAAGCGCCGTGTCCATAAACTTCCGGTACGGCCACCGGGCGGTGCATTCATCCCCGAGCAGGAAGTCCACCCACGCCTGCCGGAAGTTCTCGGCCCCGATGGTGCGCTCCTTCTCCCGGAGGGCATCCCTCATGTTGTCGGTCGGTCCCCGGCTGGCCTTGCCCTTATGCGGCCAGTGCTTCCTAAACCGCTGCCCGTTCGCCACTGCTTCCATCCAGGCGATCACATCCCTGCCGAGGTCGAGGTCTGTAGTGGCGGTGCCTTGAGAAAGATTTTCTTCTGCCGGGCTGGTGTCCCCGGCGGTTCTCCCCTTACAATCCCCTCTAATCCCTTCCCTTCTAATCCTCTTTAAATCAGGCGCGAATGGCTCTCGTTCGCCCTCTCGTTCGCCCTCTCGTTCGCCCTCTCGTTCGCCCTCGATAGATTCTCTCGTCCGAAGAAACTTCTCAGGAACCACGAATCGGGACCTTCCAGGGTGATCTATCCTCTGATGTTTCTTCCAGTTAGTGACGTAGTACAAAATCTCTCCCTTGGACTGAAAAAGGCGGATAAGCCGAAGTTTTGCTAGGAATGTCACCCAAGTTGCCACTATTTCATCTGTGACACATGGGGCATGATTGCACTGTGGATCAGGCGCTTTTTTCACGCCTTTTTCCGATCGAGTAACGCCTTTTTCCACTTTTGTAACGCCTTTTTCCACTTTTGTAACGGGTTCTTGCAGAATTTCGACGTTTTCTTCTGGCAGGATCGCATTTACTGGCTTGTCTTTTGGGAAAATAGCTACCCGTAAAAGGGTTGGGTCAGCTTGCCCAACACCGTTATCGTCGGCCGCATTCCACATTCCGATGAATAGTAGCCTCTCGGAATGGGAGAGCCGGCAGATTTTCTCATCCGTGTAAAACTCTGGTTTGATGGTGCGCATCCGGGGCATGTCACTTCCCTTTCTTTGGTTTCCTCGGCTTGTTCCAACACCATGATTTACAGCGGCCACAGCGTTTTGGGTTGGCTGTTTCGGGTGTCCACCAGCCCCCGCAGCGCAGGCAGTGCAGTTGGGTTATTGTCTTTTTCCTTGCCCGCATCGCTTCCTCGTTTCATGGCACCGCAAGTATTTTACACCAGCGGTGTAAATGTCAACACAAATCCCTCACGACGGTTTCCCTCCAAATCCGATATCCAAAGAAAACGTCGCAAACGGGCGATGGCGCTTCGCTGTCACCAAACGGTATAGCCATCGTGGAGGGGACAACTTCGGATTTTCAATGGCCTTCTGCCCAAAGGCCGAAAACCACGCAGAGCGTACTGCACTGCCGTACTTAGAACGGAAATGGTAACCCCACATCCACCAGACCATTGATAAAAAGGCTCTAGTTTTTCTCATTGTTCTCACGCTCCTTTCTCACGACGGCTTCCCTCCAATCGGGAACACCGTTTTCTCCCCGATCATTCTCCCCATCAGCCGGACCATCGTATAGGTATTCTCCATGGCCACCCGAAGTACGGTACCGGCCTGAAGCCTGACAAGGGATTCCACGATGGCATCCGAATCGGCGATCTCACCCTTGGTCAGCGCCGCGGCCAGATTGTCGAAATTGCTGCCGTGGCCGTTGAAGAATTCCTGCCACTGGTTAGCGTCCCACATCGTTCACCTCGTATCGTGCTCAATCTTTGGTTCCTGGATGCGAAGGCGGTAAAGTTGCAAGGCGCCCTTCACGTAACATCCAATGAGTGTCCGGCCGACGCCTACAGGTCCGCTTTGGGTGGTGTCCCCCGCTTGATTCCCTGAGCATATAGAGTAGTCAATTCGCCATCTTGATCCCGCCCATAGTTCATCTTGAAATCTCCAGAGATTGTCTCTGCGCAGGCATTAAAGTCAGCCATGGAATCATTCATTAACTTCGCCTGTTCAAGAGCGAGTTCCCCGACTAGGAAATCGCATGCTTTTTCTGCCGTTTTGGAATCCTTGAACTCGATGGTCAGCCATTGCCCTTTGTATAGGGCACGGAGTCGCTTCAGAATGGGACCAAACCCAGAACTAGCCTGAGCGAAACAGGGTGGGACTTCGTTAACAACGGGGCCGATTTTGAATAAGCTCATTTCACTACTCCTTTCAATCCAGCACGTTCAGCGAACCCGTCTTCTTCGATTCCTTCTGCCGCAGACCCCCCGCCAAGTCTGGTCGGCCGATGCACAACGGGAAAAATTCACAGGCCATGCACTGTTCCTGCGGAAACCGGATGCCGGGTGAACGGTGGAATCGGCGGTTCAACCACTTGTGGTACTGTTCACGCAGCCACAGGTCAATGTCCCGCAACAGTTCATCCGTTATGAATCCTGTCAGCCATTGGACCTTCGGTTTCTTGCTCTTCACGAAGACCAGGAACCCCACATTGCGGAGACCACTCGCAAGAGCACCCACGCGAAGCTGCCGGTCCAGCGCGATGATTCCTGCATTCTTTTCTTTCTCTGGGTAGGATGATGCCGAGGTCTTCACGTCAACCAGGGTTCGCACGAACCCGGCAAGTTCGCTTGGGCAACACACAGCGTCGGCCTTGTAACGCAGCGTCGTTCCGTTGTACCACTCGTGAGGTTCGCTCGGCTTGGGAAATTCCATCCCGAATCGCGGATTCACGAATCCCACAGTATCGCGGGTGAATTCGCCGCTCTTGAAATCCGACACAAACTGGTCGGAGAGCCGCATACCCATGTCCATCATTTCCTGCCAGTTGCCGTCCTTCTCTGTATAGATCAGGTCGGCATCCTTGTATTCTTTCCAGAGAAACTCGAACGCTGCGGGCATCTCCATGCGCCGCTCATCATCGAAGTGCCACATGAGAGCCTCTTCAATGCAATCCCCGAAGTGCAGTGCGGCCTTATCCTTTATAGATGTCCACCCGTAGATGCGCTTTGCCCGTGCGCGCCAGCCGCATTCTGCAATGTCGTTCGCCATCGAATAGCTGAAATCCCGCACCTCAAAGCCGGAATACGAGGTGTAGATGATCGGCTTTTTCTGTAGGTCATCGACCGGAGTTGGCAATTCCACATTGAGATGCGTGTGTGCACGGGTGATGTGGCGCTTCAGGCCGGCCGAATCTTTGAAGTCCGTCCGGTGGCAATGCAGGCATTCCAGGTTCGCCGGTTCAGAAACCTTGGTCTTCTTCTCTGACATTCAACTTCTCCGTTTCTTTGGGTGTGGGATGGTCATAACGATTGGGATAAGCCCCCGCATCTTTCATCCGTTGGAGAACCAAGGTTTCAACCGGGCCGGGAGATGAAGCCGGATGGTCCCTATCCGCAGTGCTGACATCGACCGCATCCTTTTTCCAGCCCTGTGGATTCCGCAACTTCCACACCGCCTCCCGCAGGGCGTGTCGTTCTGCCTTGGTGAACACTCTGCCGATGCGCCGAAGAACAGCGGGATCACCGTGCGGCCCGGAGACTGCTTGTTTAAACGAACGATCCTCAGCTTCTGCTTGGTCGAATTTGTCACTTGCCGAGCAATAGGCAAAGCCCATGGCTAGGGGACGCTCACCATCCCCATAGATGGCGCAAACGGTAACGGCCTTCACTGGCGTTCTGACACCAGGGATTATCCCACCGCGCAGAGTTACCCATGAAACGCCAAAAGGACGGAGCGCAGAAAAATTACCAGTCAGTGGTTGGTACATGGGCACGGATGGCTCCTTTCGCTAAGGGTCCAAATTTGGATGTGGAAGGCGGGCGCCTGCAACCCGCCGCCACGTTACTTCTTTTCAGGTTTGGCCGCTTTCTTTTTCGGGACCTTCGGGGGTGCCTTGGGTTTGGCCGGGGCCTTCTTCTCCTTGGCCTTCACTTCAGCCGCTTCCTCGATGGCCGCTTCCTCGGCCAGGAGTGACGGCTGAACGTCCTCGATCTCCATATAGACATCCGTGCCGTATTGGGTGAGGAACCATGTTGCGCTGTCCTTGTCCACCTTGGCCCGGATGGAGAAGTGCAGAACCGGGGCACCCGTTTTGTCCCGCACCAATGAGAACCCCTTGAGGTCAACATTGTGCAGGAACTGTGTTGGGTTCTTCTGGTCGATGAACGAGAAGAACCGCACGTTCTGCCCCATGATGGCCTCACCCTTCAGGTTGCAGGAGCTTACGCCGGCCTCGACCGCCGCCCACGCGGTTTGGAACCGCTTGCCCAGGGCAGCAATCCCCGATAACTCGGGAACTGCCACGCTGAAGTTCAGGTTTATCGGCCGGCGATCCCGCCGCGAGTTGAAGGGCCTGAGAACCGGTAGTTCGTACCGGAATTGTGTTTTTCGTTCGGTAAAAATCTTCATGCTCCTCTCTCCTTTGCGGGCATTATCCATCAAAGGCTGCGGAGCCCGCTGTCCCCGCTGTCCCCGCTGTCCCCGTTGCCTTCTTCGCCGCTTCGATTTCGGCGTTGGTTCTCCGGTGCCGTTTCTTCGGGGCTGCTTTCTTGGCCGGGATAGCACCGGCACGGTCTTCCTCCGCTGTCCGCCGCTTGTAGATGTCCCGGAGAATCGGGTAGAGCAATTTCAACTCCGGCACCGTTGTTTCGTTGAACCACTCAACCATCTGAGATTGGATCGTTCTTCCACCCATACTCACCTCCTTTCAAGTTTCTGTCTGTGTTCTTTCCTCCACGGCAGTTCGGTGTACTGCCGCCCGTCCAGGTACGGCAGGTGGACCAGTTTCCCGTCCACCATCATTTGTTTTAAATAGAACGGCACGTTCGCTTCTGCGCAGGCATCGCGGATGTCTCGGAACCAATTGGGTCCGGTCGGCCGAGCGCCGGGGCTGGATTCGCAACCGGCCACTACCGCGTCGATTCCAGGAATCGGCGGATCGCTTCCATCATATCCGCGCAACCGATTGAAGCAAATCTCCGGGCCGTATTCCGTAAAATCTATGGGACCGAGCAAGGGTTCAAGCGACAGCCAGCGATGTGCGGCGGGAACATTGAGGACCACCGATATTTTCTCGTCATCCTCCGGCCCGCAGACAGAGACGCCGAACCACCAGTTATCCGGCGGCCACTTCCCCTCGAAACCGATGTTCAGGGCGCAATCTCCAGGCAGATAGTTGCCAGCGTAGTCCGCCAGTTCCGACTCCATTACCCGCCTCATCCGATCGGCCCGCTTCGTCAAAATGAGGAATTGGTGAGGATCGCCCTGGTAACACTCGGCTTCATGCTCATGCCGCTTGCCGCAGTCGGTGGTGACGCAAGACATCACGTCGAAGATTTGCGCTATCGTCTCAATTGGTACAGCTTCATGGAACAAGTCGGCTTGTGGGCACACGAAAACGAC